CAAGGCGCTGCAGGGCGACGGTTCGGACAACATCGACGGCATTGCCGGTCTCGGGGAAAAGGGCGCCGCGCTGTTCCTGGCCCAGTGGAAGGACGTGAACGAGTTCTTCGCCGCCGTGGACGCGGGTACCCACACCCCCAAGGCGCGCGCGTCCAAGACCGCCACCAGTCTGCACCCCGAGCAGATTCTGGCCTCGCCCGAGGGCCGCGCCGTGTTCGAGCGCAACGTCAAGCTGATGGACTGGAGCCTGTCGCGCAAGCCGGCGCCGGGCGAAATCATCAGCACCCCCGCAAGCGCCGACGTGGCGGGCTTCGAGCTGCTCTGTCAGCGCCTGGCTTTTCGCTCCATTTTGAGCGAGTTCGTTTTATTTCTCCGCGCCTTCAACATCATTCACACCAAGGAAATCGCATGACCACTCCCACCGCCTCACTCGCCGCCTTCGGCGCCGCAATGACCAAGTTTCAGGACGTTGAGCCGCCCGAGCAGTTCTTGGACATGGGCTTTCCTCCGCTGAACAAGATTCTCGGCGGCAGCTACACCGCCGGGCTGCTCTACGGCCGCTGCGCTGAAATCTACGGCCCGGCCGCGTCGGGCAAGACCGTACTGGCAACGCTGGCGATGGTGCAAGCGCAGCGCGCCGGCGGCATGGCCCTGTTTGTCGATTGGGAGCGCGCCTTCTCGGTGCGCTTTGCCGAAGAGATCGGTCTGGACGCGACCTTCCCGCTGTTTCACAAGATCACGCCCGAGACGTTCGAGGACGGCATCGACAAGGCGTTTGAGTTTGTCGAGCAGATCAGGAAGCAAAAGCCCATCCCCGACACGGCGCCCATCGTCATGGTGTTCGACTCGATTGCCGCCGCCGTGCCCCGGTCGGTCATGTACGACAAGGACGGCGTGTTTCGCGCCGCCTCATCGCGCAACATGAACGACAACCTGGCGCTGGCCAAGGCCACTTCGTCGCACTTCCCAAAGGTGGCACAGATGGCGAGCCGCTTCAACGCGGTGGTGATCTTCCTGAACCAGCAGCGCGAAAAGCCGGGCGTGAGCTACGGCGACCCGACCTACACCCCGGGCGGCAAAGCGCCCGAGTATTTCTCCACCACGCGCTTGCAGGTGTCGTCCAAGAAGATCATGGAGGAAGTCGCCGGCGGCAAGGAGTTCAAGGGCCGGCTGATTGAGTTCAAGACCACGAAAAGCAAAAGCACACGGCCGTTCCAGACGACCGAAATGCGCCTGACCTACGACGACGAAGGCCGCGCCAGCTTTGACTACACGCTGGGCCTGATCGACACGCTGCTGGAGACGGGCAAGCTGCTCAAGGACGGCAAGATGATCGTCTTTGAAGGCAAGAAGTATTACGCCACCGTGCTGGCCAAGAAGATCGACACCGAAGGCAAGTACGAAGAGCTGGTCAAGCTGCTCTACGCCGAGTAAAGAGTAGGGTAGGCTAGTCTAGCCTACCCTATCATGGTGTTATGACCCTCAACACCATGCGCTTCTCCTACCCCCGACGCGGCCTGACCGGCGAGTTCTGCACTTTCCGGTTGGGCCGCGTCGCTGCTGAAAAGTACCCACCGGGCAGCACGGTGGAGCTGGTTGACTCGCGCTCTGCCAAGCGCTTGCTGCTCGCCACGGTGACCGAAGTGCATGTGGGCACCCTCACCGACGTGGCGGCCCGGCATGCGCACCAGGCGCACAACTGGAAGGAGCATCCCGAGGCCGAGCGAGCGGCCCTGTTGATCGCCTCCATGATGAAGCGCTACAAACACTTTGGGCCTGCCCGGTGCAGTGAGAATTCAATCTGTTCAGTTATTTATTTACGGGAGATTCCATGACCGACAAACATACGCCGGGGCCTTGGTCCATCAACAGCTGGCCGCAAGCCACCTCGGACATCGCCATCGGGGCGCCGGGAACGCCCTGCATTGCCAGAATGCCGCTGCGCGATGTCTCCATCAACGAGCAGCGCGCCAATGCCGTCTTGATCGTCACTGCGCCGGACATGCTGGCGATGCTGCGGTCGCTGCTGACGCACAACAACAAGGTTCACAGCAATGATGCCTACTACTGCTTTGACGAGGCACCCGTGCGCGCCCTGATCGCCAAGGCCACCGGACAAACGCCATGAACTACGAGCAGCGCATCAGCGAGCCAAAACTGAGCAAGTGCGGCCTGTTCACCACCCGCACCGTCAAGGTCGGCAACAAGGTGCTGGGCCGCATCGAGGTCGCCAAGACCATGCCCGGGTCACCGCCGGCCTGCGGCATCTACTGGGGCTCGGCCGAGGTCATGCGCCTGTCGCCCAGCGATGACTCGATCCACGTCACGCGCAGCGCCCTGAGCAGCCTGCGCTCTTACGGCGTGGTCTTCGTCGGCTGTCGCTTCCCGGACGGTTCGAGCTACACCGCGCCGCTCGAAGCATGCAGCGCCGCACTGGTGGACCGGACCAAGTCCTATGTGGCTGTGCCCAAGGGCCTGTGGGTCGAGACGCTGCCGCCCGAAGAGGACCGGGTGGCCAACACCCTGGCCCAGATGCGGGTCGCGGGCGGTCGCCGTAAGTCATCCATGACTGCATCTTTATAATCAGGGCATCGAAAGGGAAACTATGAAAACGAAATTTGCACTGGTTTGCGACACCGTGTTCCAGGGGCCGACCGTCAGTCCGGACGACTTCTACGACACGCAGCAAGAGGCGCAGGCCGAACTCGACGACATGAATGCCTCCCGCTACGAGGCGGCGATCCAGGCAGGCGAAGAGCCCGAGGGCGACGATGAGGACTTCAGCGTCGAGCGCGTCACGCAGCAGCCCGACGGCACCTGGCACGATGACTTCGGCAAGGCCATCACCGTGACGGGAGACGAGCCGTGAACAAACCCATTGAAGCCGGAGACATGTGCCGTGTCATCAGCGGCCTGAAGGGCAAGGACAGCCCGAACATCGGACTGATCGTGCAGGTCAGGCATCGTGTCTACGAGTGCCCGCAGCTGGGCATCCTCTGGCGCTGCGAGGCCGAGTTCGCCGAGCGCGCCCGGGATGACCGCTCGCTGGTGCCCGGCGGCCTGGCAGATTTTGCCGCCGACTGGCTGGTCAAGATCGAGCCGCCGCCGCTTGCCACCAACACCACCACCAAGGAAACCCTGGAGCTGGACGCATGAAGATCAATACGACGGCGCTGTTTGGCCTCTTCGCCTGCATTGCCCTAAGTGCGCCAGCGTGGGCCTTTGTGGTGGGCTTTTTGTGCCTGCTGGTGGACGAACGGTCATGATCGTCAGCACGGCACTGCTTTGTTTAAGTCTAAATATTTTTCACGAAGCGCGCGGCGAACCCGTCATGGGCCAGTACGCCGTGGCGATGGTCACGCTCAACCGCGCCAAGCAGGACAAGCGCCAGGTCTGCCAGGTCACCTTTAAGCCCAAGCAGTTCAGCTGGGCCAACCGGGGCGTGACCCGCGTCAAGGGCGGCTGGGAGCTGTCGCCGGCGCTGACCCCCAAGGACCAGCACGCCTGGTGGATGGCCCAGCGCATCGCGCAGACCTCGCTGGCCGGGCGCATGCCGGACTTCACCCGGGGCGCAACCTTCTACCACGCCACCTACGTTCGCCCACGCTGGCGCCTGGCGATGGTCGAGGTCAAGCAGATCGGCAGTCACCGTTTTTATACGCAGCCAGGGTGAGTCAGTCAGAATTGACTATCTATAATGAAACCAGACCCGCACCATGCGGGCATTTTTAAGAGGAACAATTTATGACTTGCCGCCCCTACGGCCTCATGGCCGACCTGCACCTTCACGAATGGTCGTCCTTCTCGGGCACCACGCCTGACGGGCAGAACACCCGGCTGGTGGGCCTGCTCGACGAAATCACCCGCTGCGCCAAAGAAACCCACGAAGCTGGCGGCACCGTCGTCATCATGGCTGGGGATATTTTCCATGTGCGCGGCTCTGTGTCGCCGCCGGTGCTTAACGCGCTGCGCGACCGCCTCAATGGCTGCAACCAGCAGTTCGGCACCTGCTTCATCATTCTGGCGGGCAACCACGACCTCGCCGGCAAGGACAGCACCCGCTTGGGCAGCGCCGTCACCGCGCTGGAGTGTGGCTATGTGTCTACCGTGAGCGCGTCAGAATACTTCAGAGCCACAGGCACAGCGCTGGTGCCCTGGCATGAAAGCATTGACGACCTGAAGGCCGCCATCAAGGCGCTCGACACCGGCCCCACGGGGTTCTTCCCCGATAACACCGACCTGATCCTGCACGCGCCCATCGACGGCGTCATCAAAGGTCTGCCGCTGCACGGGCTGGACCCCGATTACCTCGCCTCGCTGGGCTTCAAGCGTGTGCTGTCAGGCCACTACCACAACCACAAGCAAATGCACCCGGGCTTCAACGCCGAGGCAGAAGAAGGCGGGGGCGACTTCTACGGCGAGGTCTATTCAATCGGCGCCCTGGCGCACCACACCTGGTCCGACATCGGCACCAAGGCGGGCTTTCTGATCGTGCATCCCGACCGCGTCGAGTGGCGCAAGAGCCACCTGCCCGAGTTCATCGACCTGAGCCAGCTCGTTGACCTGGACCCGGCCGACATCCCCTTCCTGGTGGACCAGAACTATGTGCGCGTCAAGGTCGAGGCCAGCAAGACACGCGACGTGGAGCAAGCCCGTCAGGAGCTGCTCGACATGGGCGCGAAAGCGGTCATCGTTCAGGCGCAGCCCAAACCGCCCGTGAGAGAGGGCACCGAGCGCGCCACGGTCGCGTCGGGTGCATCGCTTGAGGTGTCGGTCACGGACTTCATCAAAGCGATGCCGGGCGTGGCTGTGGAAGAGGTCACCAAGGCCGCGCTGGCGGTGCTGGGTTCAGTAGATTCAACCAAGGAGTAATTTATGAAATTTCAAGAAGCGAAGGCTCGCATGCCAAAAGTGAACATGCACAACGATACGCGCGAGGCGCTGCAGGCTATTTTCACGCTGCTTGTCACGGCATTTATTTCGGTTGTGCTGGCGATCACCCTCGGCCTGATCGCCGCGACTGTGTTTCTGATGCTGGTGCTGGGCTATTTTGCCTTCGGCCCCCGCAAGGAGTAAGGCGATGCTCGACATTTATGCCGATGGCGGGTGCATTCCCAATCCAGGCGCCGGTGGCTGGGGCGTGGTCGCCTACCAAAACGGGCGCGAAGTCTGGACCGAGTGCGGTGGCGCCATGGAGACCACCAACAACCGCATGGAGATGCAAGCGCTGATCGAAGCGATGCGCCTGGCCGATGGCCAGCCCTGCACCATTTTCAGCGACAGCCAGCTGTGCGTGAAGACGCTGACGGCCTGGGCCGCCGGCTGGAAAAAGCGCGGGTGGGTCAAGGGCGACGGTCAGCCGGTCAAGAACCTGGACCTCGTCAAGCAAGGCTACGCGCTGTCGCTCCAATCAAAAGCCCGTATTCTATGGGTCAAGGGTCACTCAGGGGTGACTGGCAATGAGCGCGCTGACCGCCTTGCCGCCGAGGGCCGCACCAAGATCATCAACTCCCGCATCATGGAGGCAACATGAAATTTCACGACCTGGACATCCAGAACTTTTTGACCATCAGCAAGGCCCGCGTCAACCTCGCTGACCGGGGCCTGCAGCTGGTGCAGGGCAGCAACGACGACGACTCGTCCGCGTCGAGCAACGGCGCGGGCAAGTCCAGCATGGTGGACGCAATCAGCTGGTGCCTCTATGGCCTGACCGCCCGGGAGGTCAAGGGCGATGCCGTGGTCAACCTGGCCGCCAAGAAGGACTGCTGTGTCTCGCTCACCATGACCAACGGCGTGTCCAAGTACACCGTCACGCGCCACCGCAAGGACACCCGGGGCAAGAACAGCCTGACCGTTGAGGTCGAGAGCGACAGCCGCGCCGGCGTGATGGTGGACCTGTCCCGGGGCACCGACGCCGAGACGCAAAAGGTGGTCGAGAGCCTGCTGGGTTGCTCGCACGGCGTCTTCATGGCCGCCGTCTACAGCGGTCAGGAAGTGATGCCCGACCTGCCCAAGATGAAGGACCGCGAACTCAAGACGCTGATCGAGGAGGCCGCCGGCCTGCAGCGCATCGAGAAAGCCTACGAGCTGGCGAGAGAGCGTGCCAATGCCGCAAAGAGCACTGCCACCGTGGCGGACAACCACGCCGCGACCATTCGCACCGAGCTGGCACGCCTGGCGATGACCTCGGCCGAGGTGACGGCCAAGCACCAGCGCTGGGAGGACGAACGCGCAGTCCGGGTGTCTGAGAGCGCCGATGTGCTGCTGAGAGCCACGGCAGAGATGGAGCATGCAGTCACGGCGCGCGACGCACTGTTTTCGGGCCGCTGTGACGCCTTGGTGCGCACCAAGGCGATCGACGAGCAACTGGCCGCCCACCGTGCGCTGGAGCGCAACGCGCAGGCTGCTGAGAAGGAGGTTCGCACCGCCGAGATGGCGATCGACACCGGGCTGCTCAAGCGGCTGATGGCGCAGGTCACGCTGCACCAGACACAGATCGCCAACGCGGCGACCGAAATCAAGAAACCCTGCACCGAATGCGGCACGGTGCTGGAGACCATGAGCGTCGAGGACTATGTGAAGCACCGCACCCTGCACCTGGAGCAGGCGCGCGCCAAGCTCGACGAGGGCAAGAAGGTGGCAACTGCACAGGTGGTGACGCTCAAGGCGCTGCGCGAAGTGGCGGCTGCCCACCGAGCAGCCGTGCCCGACGTGTCCGAGCTGACCACGTCCCGCACGGCGCTGGTGGCAGAGGCTAACCGCTGGGTAGACCTGGACAACGCGGCGGCACTCCGGTCGCGTGACCTCAAGGCAGCCAACGACCAGCTGGCACTGCGCCGCACCGAACCCAACCCGCATGCGTCGGCGCTGGCGATGTGCGAGACGCAGACCGTCGCCGCGTCTACACGGCTGGAGGCGGCCAACGCCGCGCTGGGCGCAGCCCTCAAGGCGCAGGAGGTGGCCGCTGCCGTGGCCAAGGTCTTCGGCCCGGCCGGCGTGCGGGCGCAAATTCTGGACGCGGTTACCCCCTTCCTCAACACCCGCACCTCGGACTACCTGAGCGCCCTGTCGGACGGGGAGATTCAGGCGGTCTGGACAACGCTGACCAAGTCGGCCACCGGCGACCTCAAGGAAAAGTTCAGCATCGACGTGGCCCACAGCAAGGGCGGCGACTCCTTTCTCGCCCTGTCGGGCGGTGAAAAGCGCAAGGTGCGCATCGCCTGCGCCCTGGCGCTGCAAGACCTCGTGGCCTCCCGGGCGACCCAGCCGCTTGACCTGTTCATCGGCGACGAAATCGACGATGCGCTGGACCCGGCCGGGCTGGAGCGCTTGATGACGATTCTCGAACGCAAGGCGCGCGAGCGCGGCACGGTGCTGGTCATCAGCCACTCGGACCTCAAGGACTGGTGCGACAACGTGACGGTGGTGCGCAAGGTCAGCCAGTGGACTTCGGTGGTCGAAGGGGCGCTTTGCGCCTGAAGCCATGTTCATCACCGACCTTGACCTGCACCGCCAACCCGGCATGCACGGCGAGCTGCGTACCTGCATCGCCCGGCTCAACCACAACGCCAAGCGACACCTCGCGCCGCTGTTCACGATTGGAGAGGGGCTCAGGCTGGCCGTGCGCCTGCGCAAGCCCGAGCGCGGCGCGGCAAGCCCTTTCAGCACATACCGGTTCGGCGGCCGCGAGAGCTTTCGCCTGGACAACGTCATCATCACCGAGCGCAGCGACATGGCCAGTCTGGAGATCAGCGCCACCTTTTGCCCCAGCAAGCCGGCGCTGGCGTCGACCATCGCCTCGATGACGCTGCCGCTCAGTCAGGCGTTTCAGGTCTTCCCCGGACTTGAAGCATGGTGCGAGATCGGTGCCTTGTTCGAGGGCACCCAGCATGCCCTGGACCAAGCCCATGAGCGCGCCGCGACCGAATTGCTGCCCACGGTAGCAGAAGTGCGCGCCAGCCCGCTGTGGGGCGTGTGGTGAACGCCGCCACGCGCCGACAGAAATTCTTTTCCTCAACCTCTCTATAAGGACACTATGCCATGAGCAGCCACAACCCGCACAACCTTGCCGTCGGCCAGGAGCTTTGGTTTGAACCCCGGTCTTCCGGCCTTCGTAACGGCGAAGGCAGTGTCGTCACTATTGCAACGGTCGGTCGCACATGGGCCACCCTAAGCAAGAGGCACGACGGCGGCGCCCGCCAGATGCGCATTGACCTTAAAAGCCTGGTTGCAGACGGCGCAGGCTGGAACAGCCCAGGCACCTGCCACATGAATCGCGCCGAACACCTGCGTGAGAAGTACCGCCTCCGCCTGTGGCAAGACCTGAATGCCGGCCTGCGTAACATTCCCAGCTACTCGACACCCGCCACCGTATCGACCGGCGAGCTTCTTGAAGTCATGCGCCTTCTCAACCTCCCCATCCCCAAGGAACAAACATGAACCAGACCATCCGAATCATCGGGATTGACCCAGCGCTTCGGAACACCGGCCTTGCCATCGCCGACTACGACCTCGTCACCGGCAAGCTGCGCATCACGCATGTCGAGCTGGCCAAGACCGACAAGGGCAAGGAAGGCAAGGTGGTGCGCAAAAGCTCCGACGACCTGAGCCGCGCCCGCATCATCGTCGAGGAAATCAGGCGCGTGGTGCTGATCCACAAGCCCAACATCGCCGTGGCCGAAGTCCCGGGTGGCTGTCAGTCGGCCCGGGGTGCCTTCTCCAACGGCATCTGCTGCGGGGTGCTGGCCAGCCTGACGCTGCCGCTGATCGAGGTCTCGCCCATGGAGGTCAAGATCGCCAGCACCGGGAACAAGAACGCCAGCAAGGACGCCATCATCCAGTGGGCGGTGGCGTCCTGGCCCGACGCCGGCTGGAAGACCCGCAAGGTCAAGGGCGAGGTGTCGCTGCTGCTAGAGAACGAACACATGGCCGACGCCTGCGCAGCGGTGGCCGCCGGGCTGCTGACGGCGCAGTTCAGTCAAGCCGTGGCGATGATGACCGCGATGCGCGCGGCATGACCACGGCGGCTGCCTGGGTCAACGTGGCGAAGGCACAGTCGAAGGGCAACTTCGTCGCAGTTCACTTGGAGCTGATGGTGGACGATAGCCAGATGGAGCAGCTTAAAAAGCTGTTGTTCGGAAGTCGCGAGAACACCCAGCACCCTATCTGGCTGAGCGACACCAACCCGGTGCCAGCCGAACCCGCCCCACCACCCACTGACACCTCGGCAACCCCGTCAGCCTCGCCTGGAATCTGGTAAGCGCCTAGCTTTCGGGCTTATATGGTCAGTCACCCCTGACTATAATAAAATCGCGCTCCCTTACTTTTAACCACTAGGAAATAATGAACTCCGTATCTGCAATCATGCCAAAAACAAGCTGGGAAACACCAGCTCGCCCCCTCGCCAAAGGTATTGGCGAGGCGGTGGCGGCTCGAACGATTCTGAGGAAAAAGCCCGACGGCAGCCTTGAATCCTGGGGTGACGTGGCCTACCGCGTCGCCCTCGGCAACTCCATGCTGCGCCCCGAAGACTCGGGCCATGAGTTTGAAATCCTGCACAAGCACCTGCGCCAAGCCTCGGTGCTGATGTCCGGCCGCCACCTGCAGCACGGCGACGAGACCCAGCCGGGCCGCAACATCGAGGTGTACTCCAACTGCTCGACCTCGGCCAGCACCTTCATCTTGTTTTACCTGCTGCTTAACGGCTCGGGCGTGGGCCGCAGCTACGACGACGACATGATGCTGGTGGACTGGAGCGCGCACATGCCCCATGTCGTGCCGGTCGTTCGCGCTGACCACCCGGACGTGCTGTCGGGCGAGATCGGCGCCGAGTTCGTGGACGTGGTGCTGCCGCAAAGCGCCATGAACACCGTCGTCTTTGAAGTGCCCGACTCCCGCGAAGGCTGGGCCAAGGCGGTCGAGCAGATCGAGTTCATGGCCTGGGAAGGCCGCCACGCCGACAAGGTGCTGCTGCTGGACTTCAGCAAGGTGCGCGCCCGGGGTCAGCCCATCGGCGGCATGCAAAACCGCCCCGCATCCGGCCCCGGCCCGATCATGACGGCGATCAAGTCCATCGCGACCATCAAGGGCAGCGGCCTGGCGCCCTGGAAGGCCGCCATGCACGCCGACCACTACGCCGCCGAGTGCGTGCTGGTGGGCGGTGCGCGGCGTGCGGCCCGCATGGCGACAAAGAGCTGGCGCGATAGCACGGTCTTTGAGTTCATCTCCGTCAAGAAGGGCGGCGTGCTCTGGAGTTCCAACAACTCCGTGACCGTCGATGAAGAGTTCTGGAAGCTGGTCAAGGCCGACATCAAGGACATCCAGGCGACCGAAAGCGGCGCAACCGTGGCGCTGGCTGAGCATGCCAAGGAAGTCTTCGAGGCCATCTGCGCATCGAGCTACCACGACGGCACAGGCGAGCCCGGCCTGATCAACGTCGAGCGCCTGACGCAAAAGAACGAGGGCGTCGAAGTCCTGTTCGACGGCGACTACGCCGCCTCTGACCGCTTCCAGCTCGACGAAGGCACCAAGCGCATGACCGCCGCGCTGGCCAAGGTGTTCGCCACCAAGCGCTTTCAGCAGATCACCAACCCGTGCGGCGAGATTTCGCTGGCGCTGGTGGGGGCGTACTGCCTGATCGCCGACGTGGCCCCGTACCATGCGGGTCGCTTTGACCCGAGCGTTCGCAACGGCACCTGGATGGGCTCGACCCACCGCTCCTTTGAAGAGCTGGAGCGCACCGCCCGCGCCTGGGATGACAGCGCCGAGGATGCCTTCCGAACCGCCGTGCGCGCCCTGATTCGCACCAACACCATGAACGCGCTGTACCAGAAGGAAGTGGATCGCACCAACCGCATCGGCGTGGGGCCGACCGGGCTGCATGAGTATGCCTGGGCGCGCTTTGGCTACTGCTGGAAGGACATCGTGAACGAGGAAAAGTCCCTCGACTTCTGGCAGACCATGAGCCGGTTCTCTAACGCCTGTGTGGCCGAGGCGATTGCTTACGCGACCAAACTCGGCGTGGCCATTCCACACACAGTCACCACGGTCAAGCCCAGCGGCACGATCAGCAAACTGTATTCACTCAGCGAAGGCGTTCACCTGCCGGCGATGGGCGAGTACCTGCGCTGGGTCCAGTTCCGCAGCGACGATCCGCTGATCGAGCAGTACCGCGCCAACGGCTACCCGGTCAAGGAACTCAAGACCTACAGCGGCACGACCATCGTCGGCTTCCCGACCATCCCGGAAATCTGCAAGCTCGGCATGGGCGAGCGCCTGGTGACGGCGCCCGAGGCTACGCCCCAGGAGCAGTACCGCTTTCTGCAGCTGCTGGAGAAATACTGGATCGACGGCTACCAGGAAGGCGTCGGCCGCCACAGCTACGGCAATCAGGTCAGCTACACGCTCAAGCTGGACATGAAGGTGGTCTCCTTTGAAGAGTTCCGCCGCACGCTGCTCGACGGCCAGTCCACGGTGAAGTGCTGCTCGGTGATGCCGGCGGGTGACACCTCGGCCTACGAGTACCTGCCCGAGACGCCAGTCACGCCCGACGAGTTCCGTGCCATCGTGGCAGCCATCACCGACGACTCGATGAAGGAAGAGATCGGCTTTGAGCATGTGGATTGCGGGGCAGGTGGGTGCCCAATCGACTTCCAGGAAGAAGAAAAAGCAGCATAAGCCGAACTGCGCTCCCTATAATAAAATCAGTCAGAAATGACTACAAAAATTGAATGGGCGGAGTTCACGCTCCCGCCCATCAATCTGTGGAACGCACCCCGGATATCAGCCGTCGCAAGCGACTTGCATCCGGGGCACGAACCCAGCCACCCAGCCGCTGACTCGTCAGTGAAAAACAAATTTTTAGTCTCAGGAAAGCAACCCATGAAAAAATTGCCTTGCCACATCGTTCACCATACCAACGACGTGCCCCCTGGCTACGTTTCGCTCACCGACATCAAGGCGGTTCTCGGCCCTGATGAATACCTCCGCGTTCGCAACCTGATGCACGCCAGCGAAATCGAATCGTGCCGCGTGATGAGCAGCGCATCGGGGCATGACAGCGGGCGTTACGCGCCGTGCCATGTCAATCCGAACAACATGACCTTGATGGAATTCTTGCCCCGGCAGTGGTTGCGCGACCGTCTGCTGGATGTGCCAAAGAACCTGGCGCTCACCCCTGCGCAACTGCGCCAGCAATCCGTTCGCTTGAACAATGTCTCCGGCGCCCGGGAGCTGGTCGCACAGCTGAACGCCGAGCAGCTTGCAGAGACAGTCAGGCAGCAAGAAATTGAGGCAAAGGAAGAGCTTCGGGCGAGAGAAGAAGCGGCTGCCGCCATCGAGACGGCCAAAGCTGCGGCTGCTCCGGAGCCGGGCATCGAAAAGCCTTCATTTACCGAGCGCCTGCTCGCTGCGCTGGAGGCCAGCACCGTCACGCAGGTTCAGATGATCGCCGCACTCAACCGCCTGGAGAAAATCTGGGCCGACTGAGCGCCAGCTTTCCCTGACTATAATAAATCAGTCACAAGTGACTAGATGAAATGATGCAGCGGGGCTTCGGCCCCGTTGTCAACTGCGCTACCACCGCCGAGCAACCCTCCCGACAATTGATTTGTCGAAACCAATTTTTTACCCACCGCGAAAGCAGACCATGACCAAGCCAAAGATCAAAAACAACGCCACCGCAGACATTCGCCGCTTCACCGGCTTCCTGGCCCCTGACGGCTCAACCCACGAAAGCCTGAAAAAAGCCACCGACTACACCCGCGACCTCAAGATCAAGGCCGCGCTGGCTGACTTCGCGCTGGTGACCAGCGCCAACCCGGGCGTGACCGAAGACGAGCGCGGCAGCACCGTGATCTACGCAGAAGACCTTCCGATCTTCCTGCTGGCCCACAAGGCAGACATTCTCGCCGCGTTCGCCCAGGACGTGCTGATGCGCGCCCCGCGCCAGTCACGCGCTGCGGCCGCCAAGGTCACCGCAGAACCCACGGCAACCGCCGATGTGCCGGTCGTTAAGGAAGCTGCTGCCGCGCCGGTGGCCAGCGCCTGCTCCATCGACGACATTCTCGCTGAACTCGGCCCCGAAGCCGAAGAAATGACGATGGTCTAAGCCATGGTCTCGCTCGAAACCCTGACCAACATCGTCATCCTGGTGATCGGCATCGTGATCTTTGCGGCCGGCGTCTGGTCGGGCCGGCGCATCGAGCGGATCGTCAAGAGCTAGGACAGCGCCCCGGTACGCCGGGGCCATCAGATAAGTGAGCTGGGTTTGTAAGTCTGCTGATCGACACGGCGCTTTTTGACGAGCGCACGCCGCGAACTGCATAACACCCGGGCCAGCTCACTTTTCTGATGGCTGGACTGTGCTGCGGGTCAGCGCCGCAGTGGGTTCCTTTGTTGAACACTGCTTCATGTGAGCAGGCCAGCCGTCAATTCGTTTCCTTAACCACTGAAAGAACCAATGCGCCTTTACAGAATCTCCGCCGTCATCATCAAAGACATCAAAGAGAGTGAGAGTGAGAGCGGCTCGCTCACGTTCCGCCGCAAGTACGTTGGCTCGCAAGCTGATGCCGCCGCAGCCCGCAAGGTGTTCATAGAAGCCGGCGCTAAGCGCAAGGACATCGAGTCGGTCGAGGTCAATGTGCCGACCGACAAAGAGGGCTTGATCGCCTTCCTGAACGACCCCAACAACTGATCGCCTAGGCGACATGCCCCGGTACGCCGGGGCCATCAATGAGGTGCTTGCATAAACGTAAGTGCATAGAGCAGTAGGCTACTGAACAACTCTAGGTTCCGTTCACGAAAGGATGGAGCATCTCATTGATGGTCAAGCGCAAAGAATGCCGCCGTCAAGGCGGTCGCACTGGCGTCGGGTTGGGGGCTCTCGGCCGCCATCAGCTTTTTATCAACGCAAGGAGCTTTATGAAACTGTTCGTTCACAACGGCGAAGTCAAAGTCGCCATCACCGGCTTCCCCGGCGGCGAGTCGCTGGTGCGGCTGGTCAACCCGCCTGAAATCTTCCCGGGCGGCAAGGCCATCGTGGCTAACATCACCATGGACTTCAAGGACAACGGCGACCTGATCGACCTGCTGCTGCTCACCGATGCCGTGCGCCGGCACTACGGCGGGCGCACCAGTGAGCCGGTCGAGTTGTCGCTCACCATGCACTACCTGCCGTATGCGCGCCAAGATCGCGTGTGCAACCCGGGCGAGTCGCTCTCCGTCAAGGTGGTGGCCGACCTGATCAACAGCCAGGGCTACAGCCGCGTGACCTGCACTGACATTCACTCCGACGTGGGCGCGGCCTTGATCGACAACCTGACGCACATCAGCCTGCTCACGGCCGCCCGAACGGTCGCCGAGGCCCAGCGCGGCGCCATTCTGGTGTCGCCCGACGCTGGGGCGAACAAGAAGGTGCTGGCCTTTGCCAAAGAGTACGGCTTTGCCGACGTGGTGCGCGCGGACAAGACGCGCGACCCGCTGACCGGCAAGATCACCGGCACCGTGGTGTATTCGGAGCCGGTCGGCGACCGCGACTTCTTGATCCTGGACGACATTTGCGATGGCGGCCGCACCTTCATCGAGCTGGCCAAGGAGCTGCGCAAGCTCACTACGGGCAAGATTTTCCTGTACGTCTCGCACGGCATCTTCTCGGCCGGCTGCATGGCGCTGGACCTTCACTTCGACGCCATTTATGTGGCCAACCTCGTCGGGGTCGGCCTGCATCAGCGCAAAGACCCGCTGTTGATTGTCCTTTAACCACCTGGAGCACTCATGAAAATCAACCCCCTCACGGCCATCGACTTTTACAAGTCCGGCCACCCCGAGCAGTACCCGCCCGGCACCCGCTTCGTTTGCTCCAACTTCACCCCGCGCAGCGCCGCGCACGCCAAGGTGTCAGCGCTGTTTGACAACAAGGCGGTCTGGTTCGGCCTGCAGGGCTTCGTCAAGTGGTTCCTGATCGACACCTGGAACCGCGAGTTCTTCGAGCAGCCCAAGGCCCGGGTGGTCGCCGCGTACAAGCGCCGCATGGACACCAGCCTGGGCGAGGGCAGCGTGCCGGTGCACCGCATCGAGGCGCTGCACGACTTGGGCTACCTGCCCCTGCTGATCAAGGCGCTGCCCGAGGGCAGCCGGGTGAACATGAAGGTGCCGTTTCTCACGGTGCAAAACACCCACCCCGATTTCTTCTGGCTCGTCAACTACATCGAGACCGTGCTGTCCAACGAGGTCTGGAAGCCCACCACGGTGGCGACCATCGCCTACGAGTACCGCCGCCAGCTCGACCACTACGTCGCGCTCACCGGCTCGTCGCCCGAGCTGGCCGCCTGGCAGTGCCATGATTTCTCGATGCGCGGCATGTCCGGCGTGCATGATGCCTCCAGCGCCTCGGCCGGCCACCTGCTGAGCAACTTTGGCACCGACACCGTCTCGGCCATCGACTTCCTGGAGAACTACTACGGCGCCGATGCGAACCTTGAACTGATCGGCGGCAGCGTGCCTGCGACCGAGCATGCCGTGATGTGCGCGGGCGGCGCGGACGACGAGCGCGAGACGATCCGGCGCATCATTCAGGACGTGTACCCGGGCGGCATCGTCAGCGTGGTCTCGGACACCTGGGACTTCTGGAACGTGATCACCGAGACGGCCCGCAGCCTGATGAGGGAAATTCTCAACCGCACGCCAAACGCGCTGGGTCAGGCCAAGGTGGTGTTCCGGCCCGACAGCGGCGACCCGGTGCGCATTCTGTGCGGCTACGCCGAAGACGAACTGCAGGTCTCCTGGAGCGGCCAGTTCACGGTGATCGCCACGGGCGAGACCATCAGCGCCAGCGAGCGCAAGGGCGCCGTGCAGTGCCTGTACGACATCTTCGGCGGCACCGTCACCGACAAAGGCTACAAGACGCTGAACGAGCGCGTCGGCCTGATCTACGGCGACTCGATCACCCTGGAGCGTCAGTGCGAGATCCTGCAGCGCCTGATGACCAAGGGATTCAGCGCCGGCAACGTGGTCTTCGGCATCGGCAGCTACACCTACCAGTTGATCACCCGGGACACACTGGGCATGGCGATGAAGGCGACCTACGCGGTGGTGGACGGCGTCGGGCGCGAACTCTTCAAAGACCCGGCGACCGACACGGGCGGCGTGAAGAAGTCGGCCAAGGGCCTGCTGCGGGTGGAGAAAGAGGGCAGCGACTTCGTCCTGTACGACCAGCAGGACTTCGCGCAAGAGGCGGGCGGGGCGCTGGAGGATGTGTTCTACAACGGCCGGCTGATGCGCGACATGACGCTGGCCCAGGTGCGCGCCAACCTGGCTGCCAGCTGACAAGTAAGTCACGGGTGAATGGTTCAATCCTGAACCGCTCCCCTACAATTTAACCATCGGGCGGGCAATGTGCCCGCCCTTACATCAGGAAGTCATGACCACCAAAGCAATCAAGCTGGGCCACAAGGTCCGCGAAATCACCACCGGCATCGAGGGCCTGACCGTCACCCGCACCGAGTTCCTCACGGGCAACGTGCAGTTCGGCATTCAGATCATGGCCAAAGAGGGCGACGGTGGCGGCGTCTACGAGCCGGTCAGCCACGATCTGCAGCAGCTGGACTACATCGACGAAGGCATTGCGGCGCGCGTCACCCCGGCATCAAGCGGCGACAGCATCACGCTGGGCGAAAAGGTCCGCGACATCATCACCAAGTTCGTCGGCATCGCCACGCGCCGGGTGATCTTCATGAACGGCTGCGTCTACTACTTCGTGCAGGCCGAGATGGACAAGGAGGGCAAGTCCACCGAGCAGTTTCTGGAGTTCAAGCGCCTTGAAGTGGTCGGCGCCGGCGTGACCGCCGCCATTGCCGCAAAAGCCAACCCCGTCAGCGTCAAGCCTGTCGGCGGCCCATCGACCCGCACCATGCAGCGAGGCTAAGCCATGACCATCAGTGCCAAAATCATCGCCGACTCCGTCAGTCCGCGCGGAGTGCGCCTCACGACGCTGCAACTGGTGTACCCGCGCTTCATCCACGCCGAGTTCATGACGCACCGCGTCTTCAGCCGCAACGCCAGCAGCTCGCGAGCCATCCCTGTGGCCAAGATGATCGAGCAGGTGCGAACCAACCCTGCCGCGCCGCTGCATTGGGGTGCCAACCAGCCGGGCATGCAGGCGCATCAGCAACTGGATGAGCCGCAGCTGTCGCTGACCAAGACCAACTGGCTGCAGGCCGCACGCGCGGCGGCTGACATTGCAGAAGAAATGAACCGGCACGGCGCGCACAAGCAGGTGGCCAACCGCATCCTGGAGCCGTTTCAGCACATTCATGTTGTCGTCACGGCCACCGAGTTCGCCAACTTCTTCGAATTGCGCAACCACCCGGACGCGCAGCCCGAGATTCGTGCGCTGGCCCGCGTTATGCTGGCGGCCATGAACGGGTCAACGCCCGAGGCGCTTCTACCCTGCCAGTGGCACCTACCCTACGTCACGGCGGCAGACACATCGGCGTTCGGGCCGGTGCAAACCTACCTGCGCGGCGGGCCGGACGGCATGCAGGTCTGGACCGACGCAATGATCGACGCGCTGTGCCGCAAGCTGTCGGCGGCGCGCTGCGCCCGGGTGTCCTACCTCACCCACGACAACGAGCAGCCTGACGTGGCCAAGGACCTGGCGCTGTACGAGCGGCTGGTCGGCTCGGTGCCGCTACATGCCTCGCCTGTCGAGCACCAGGCTACGCCCGACGAGTGGCATGAAGACACCGACGGCTTTACCGGCTATGAGCAGTCGTCCGCACACGGCAACTTCAAGGGCTGGGTGCAAAACCGCAAGCTGCTGGAGCTTGAATTCGCGCAGCCTTGACACTTGTCTGACTATAATAAAATCAGTCACAACTGACTATTTAAAACTCTTCCTGGAGAATCATGTTCAAGTTTTTCAACCCCGCCCCCGCCAAGAAGTCGGTCAACGACATTCTGACGGCGTTCAGCCAAAACATCACCGACCTGGAAATCGTGCGTGAGCGTGAGATTGCCAAGGCCGAGGACTTGCAGACCGAGGCGTTCTCGATGACCACCCGCGCCAACGAAGCGCGTGCCGAAGCGGGCCGCGCCGATGTCGTGGCCTTGAAGCTGCGCAGCCTGATCGCTGGCTGATTCGCCCATCCCTGGATCGGCGCCGAAGAAAAAGTCGTGCGCCGACCTCCCTATAAGCACTTTTAGGAACCTTCCCATGACCATGCCCCGCCTTCCCGTTCAGCTCAAAAAGATTCACCCCCTGGCCGTTGCCCCCAAATACCAGACCGCTGGCGCGGCTGGCGCTGACTTTCACGCCTGCTGCCCCGACGGCCCGCTGGTCGTGATGCCCGGCGAGACCCTTCGCATCGGCACTGGCATCGCCATGTTCATCGGCTCGCCCGCCTGGGCCTTGACCCTGATGCCGCGCTCCGGCCTCGGCAGCAAGGGCATCATTCTGGCCAACAGCGTCGGGCTAATAGACTCGGACTTTCAGGGCGAGATCGGCATCATGCTCTACAACCGCTCGAAGTCGCCGTTCAAGGTCAACAACGGCGACCGCATCGCGCAGGGCTGCTTCACGCCCGTCGAACAGGCGAGCTTTGTCGAAGTCGAGGAGTTCAGTCACGAAACGGTGCGCGGCACGGGCGGGTTTGGTTCGACCGGCGGCTGCAGCACCGCCATCGGCGTGACGGGCTGAACGCCATGAACATCGCCCTGACAGGCTCACACCGGGTTGGCAAGACGACGCTGGCCAGGGCGTTCGCCGAGGCCGCGAACATCGCCTTCCTGCAGACCGGCGTCTCCGAGGTCTTCGCGCTGCTGGGCAAAGACCCGAGCGCCGTCTACCCGGTCGAGGAGCGCCTGGCGATCCAGGAGGCCATCTTGCTGGCGCTGGAGCAGCAGTATGCGCATGCCAGCGCGGCCACGCCGGTGTTCATCGCCGACCGCTGCCCGCTGGACCTGGCCGCCTACATGGTGGCCGATGTGCAGCGCAACACCCTGGCGGGCGAACCGGCGCTGGCAGCGATGGTCAACGACTATGTGCGGCGCTGCATCGAATCGACAAATCGCTGGTTCGCCACGGTGCTGCTGGTGCAACCGGGCATTGCGCTGGTCGAGGCAAGCGGGAAAGCCCTGGCATGCCCCGCCTACATCGAGCATCTGAACCTCACGCTGGGCGGGCTGCTGGTGGACGAGCGGCTGCACACCCGGCACTACCTGATTCCACGCCGCTTCATCAAGCTGGAGCAGCGCGTGGCGTGCGTTCGCAACGCCGTTGCGCATGCCGTGACCGTGACTGAAAAACTTCACAGCCAGAGCAAACAAGCGGGCATCCGACTGCACTGAAATATAGTTGAGTTTGTCAGCAATGACTGACTATAATAAACCCAAGAATAGCGAACAAGCTAAACCAAGGGAGGCCACAGAGCCTCCCATTTTTTTAAGAGGTACGCAAATGAGCCACCCTATTTCCGATGAACCGCCCTCAGTCAAGGACGAACTCGAACGCAAGACCGTGGATCTGCTCGAAACGCTGGTGCATCGCTCCGAGACGCACCGCATGACCAAGGCCGACTTGGGTCTGGTCGCCAAGGCGCTGTGGAACGTCACCAGCGGCCTGGTGAGCAGCGAGGTTTCCCAACTGTGCAGTGCCACAGCCGGCGCCGGCACCACGGGCGCGGCCATGAAGCGTCACTTTATCGGCAAGGGCAAGGTGCTGACCGTCATCTGGCTCGCGGACGGCACGGGCTACATCGTCAACACCCGCACGGTGCCGCCCGCCGTCGAAACCGGCGTGGAGCCGTTCAAAAGCGAAGTCGTCACCCGGCCCGTCAAGAGCGAACCCGGCCTGCGCGAACCCGAACTCACCCACCTCTTCACGGCGCTGGTCAAGTCCGGCTACGTGGAACTCTGAAATTCCCAACTGAAAGAAAGCCCCTGTGAGCCAAGATACCCTTTCCCAATACGCCGACGTGGTCGTCGTAAACAGCGCCAAGATCGCGCTGGAGATCGCCCTGACGCTCAAGCAGCAGCCGCAGCACACGCAGCGCGATGCGTTTGCGGGCAGCCGCGAGACCGGCCACTTCTACCTGTACCGCCTGGACAAGTTCCCGGACACGGTGTTCGAGTGCGTTGCCTCGCCCGACGGCGACGCCATCACCTCGCTCTACAAGAACCACCGCATCTTCGGCTCGGCCGGCGAACTGATGCGCGCCCGGGGCCAGCTCATTGCCGCGATCAGCGAAAAGGTCGGCTTGTCGGCCGAGTCCATCGGTATCGACGACCCCGGACGTGGCCGCGCGCTGAGCCTCAATGAGCTGTCCACCGGCCAGCTGATCGACACCCTGGCCGAGCGCATGGGCCAGTCGATCCTGGTGACCGACAGCCACTCGGCCGTGGCCTCGTCATGAAGGCGGTGGTTTTGCTCTCGCTGGTGCTGGTGTTCTGCTACTTCACCTGGAACGCCAGCACCAGCCGTGAAAAGACCACCCTGTTGCGCCGTGTGCGCCGCCATGCCGTGCCGCTGAGCCTGATCGCCCTCGTTGTCCTGTCGGGCATCTGGGTCGCTGTGAATTTCGCCTCTCTCCAAGTTCTGTAACCCGTTTCAACCAAGGAAAACCCTATGAAACACTTTCGCTTCCTCTCTCTTGCCTTCATTGCCGGCGCCATGGCGCTGTCCGCAGGGTGCACCCAGATTGACACCGGCAACGTCGGCGTCGAAAAGTCGATGGGGCAGACCAAGAAGGAGATCATGCCCGCCGGCGTTCACTTGACGATGTTCAAGAGTGTGACGGAAGTCAGCGGCAAGGAAATGGTTGTCTCGCTCGAAGACCTCAAGCCGCAAACGCTCGACAAGATCAGCCTGGCCGACCTGGACATCGACCTGTATATCCAGATCGACCCGGCGCATGCCTCTGAAATCATGATGCGCTGGCCGGGTGACTTGACGGAAGTCAAGGGCGAAGACGGCGCCCGGGTCGGCATCAACTATGTGACGCGCCAAGCCCGCGAAGCCATCTACGACGCGGTGACCAAGTTCAGCTCGGCGACGATTCACACCGAACGAACGGCGATTGCGGCCAATGTGGTGAAGGCGCTGCAAAAAGACCTGGACGAGTCGGCCGGCAAGGGCTGGTTCTTTGTGCGCTCGGCCAATGTGCGAACGCTCAAGACCGACCCGGCGCTCGAAGCGTCCATCAAGGAAGCGGCCACGCGTGACTTCCAGATCGCCGCCAAGGAAAAGGAAGTGATCCTGGCTCGCGCTGAAGCCGAACGCAAGCGTGTCGAGGCGGCCGGTGACGCTGACGCCATCAAGCTGCGTGCCTCTGCCATCTCGGCCAACGGCGGGGCGGAGTATGTGCAGCTGCAGGCGATTGAAAAATGGAACGGTGTCTTGCCCACGACCCAGGCTGGTGGTGTCACGCCCTTCATCAACGTGAAGTAAGCCGAGCGAGTCTGTTTATCATTGCATCTAGTCAGTCAATTCTGACTAGATGCAAGAGTAAACTGATTTTTATGAAGGAGCGTTTTATGAGCCTCGAATTGACCCCTTACGACCGCCTGTACCACTTCGTGCCAGTGGGGCCGCCAAACTACGCGCTGCTGCGCGAGGCCCGCGAGATGCTGGCCAGCATCCCGACGCGCCAGTTTGACCTGAGCCAGATCGTCACCGAGCGCGGCGCCGGTGCCTTCGGTTCGATCGCAGCCGACGGTGACCTGAGCGCAGGCTGCGGCACGATCGCCTGCGCAGCGGGCTGGCTCGCGCTGACCCCGCGCTTTCAGGCGCTGGGCCTGACGGCATCGTGCTGCTCATACGGCGGCAACGCAGACTACTGCCTCGACTACCGGGGCGTGTCCACCGAAAGTCAGTCGGACTACGACCTGGCGATGGCGCCGCTGTTCAACCTCACGTTCAAGCAGGCAGAACACCTGTTCGCCACGCGCGACGAAGGCGACTGCGAGGAAGACCCGGACGAGAACTTGACCGACAAGGCGCTGTTTCTGGCCCGCATCGACCGACTGCTCGCTGCCGAGACCGTCGCTGAATAATTGAACCTCAACCCGCTGCGATGCAGCATTTTATGAAAGCAGCCACCCCATGAAGCTCACCAATTACCACCGCCAGGCGTTCGTTTCTGCCGTCATGCTTGACCTGCCGTCGATCGACTATGCCGAGCAGTTCAAAAAGCTGATCGAGGATGACATGCTGGTCGTTGCGCCGCCCAAGATCGCCGCGCTGCTCAAGGACAAGGCGCTGCGCTGCTACCTGCTCACTGGCGAGTCCTCCTACGGCCCGCCCGGCCACCGCTACAGCTCCATGGTCGGCACCGTCACTGTTTTCAAGCACTATGAGCCAAGCGCCGGCGCAGTCACTGGTGCCACCGCGCTGCAAAAGCTGGCCAAGGCGCAGATGGCATCCCGCGAAGCCATCGAAGCGCAGATCGCCGCCGTGATCCAGAGCTGCACCACGCTCAAGGCAGCCCATGATCGTCTGCCCGAGTTTGCCAAGTACCTGCCCGAGGAAGCCGTCAAGGGCACGATGCTTCCGGCGATCGCCAACCTGGCCTCCGAGCTGGCCAAGATGGGCTGGCCCAAGAGCGCAAACGCATCGGTGGCGGCATGACCAGGCGCAAGGAAATCGCCGCGGCGTTTCGTGCCGCCAGGGACTACCTGTCCGAGACCCGTCATGAGACGACCACGCGGTCCGAATTCATCTGCTGGGCGCTGGGCAATGCGAATGAGGACGACAAGATCAGCTTCACCACCGCATCTGCCGCGCGCGCGGTGATCAGCGAGCGTCTTTGCGGCCACGCTACGCTGTCAGACTGGATCAAGTTCCGCCACCCTGCGCTGCTCACCGAAATGATGACGGACTTCAGCACGTCCGAAGGCCAAAAGATGCAAGCCACGCGCCTGGCCTGGCTCAATTCGCTGATCGAAGAATTCTCGCAACCCGCCTGAAAGCGGGCGTGACAATTAAGTCACCGCTGACTACAAGAGGCACCCATGAAGAAACTGAAATTCCCACGCTCCCAATGGCGCTGGGCCGGCCCCGAAGAAAGCCTGTTCACGCTCGACAAGTTCGCGCTGGCGGTCTTTGTCCAGCTCTGCGAGGAGGCCAGCCATGGTTGAACTCGTTGCCGGGCTTGACCTGGAAACCACCGGGCTGAGCCAGCCCGAAGGGCACCGCATTGTCGAAGTCGCGGCAGTGATCTACGAGCTGAACTCCGGCCGGGAGCTGGGCCGCTTTGAGACGCAGCTGAATCCAGAGCGGGGCATCGACCCCAAGGCCCAGGCGGTACACGGCATCAGCTACGAGTCGCTGGCGGGCAAGCCGACCTGGCTCACCATCGCACCCAAGCTGTCGGCGCTGCTCTCGCGCTGCTCGGTGATGGTGGCGCACAACGGGCTGGGGTTCGACGCGCCCTTCCTGTGGGGCGAGTTCTTGCGCGTCGGCGTGCCGCTGCCCGAGCTGCGCCTGGTGGACACGATGCTGGAGGCGCGCTGGGCCACCCCGGACGGCGCCATCCCCAATCTGGCGGCACTGTGCTTTGCCTGCGGCGTCGAGTACGACAAGGCCAAGGCCCACCGCGCCGCGTATGACGTGGAGGTCATGATGGCGAGCTTTTTCAGCCAGCGCGACCGAGGCTTCTTCACAGTGCCCGCCGAGCCGTACCGCTACAGCGTGCCGAAGGAGAAAAAGAAATGAAGCGCAGCGCCCCGGGCATGGCCTTCTCGCGCGCGGACCTCGCCTACCTGATGGGCGGCTGTGTGCTGATCGGGATGACGCTGGGCCTGCTGCTCGTCCCGATACTGACCCCTTGACCCCTTGAAAACAGAAAGAAACCCCATTTTGAACATCACGCCACCCCGTTACATTGTCAACCCCGCCGCCGCGCTCAAGCCCATGTGGTTCCCCGGCATTCACCAGATGGTGCTGGACCGGCCCAACCGCAGCTACCTCAACAGCCTGTGGATCGGCACGGGCGGCAACCTGCTCTCGCTGCCCTACCGCGTGGCGACCGAAATCGTCAGCCCACTGTTCAACTTCCGACTGCTGTATGCGGCCGCCGCCATCGCGCTGGTGCCGCTCACGACGCTGGCGCTGCTGGTGAGCGGGCTGCGCGGCCGGCTCTCGGGCGTTGATGTCACGCTGGAAGAGCGCATGGACAGCATGCTGCTGAGCGAATCACAGGGGCAAGAGGCGCTGGCACAGGGCTGCGATCTGGTGGTGCTGGACGTGATGATGCTGCTGGCCCAGGATGCCGGCCAGCTCCCGGAGGGCACCGTCATCCCGGGCCACCCCGCGAACATCGCCTGAATTTGTATTCGGCTTGAAACCTTGACTAGCTAGGAGCAAAAATGATATTCAACATCAATGAGGAAGTGAAGGTGCGACTCACGCCAGCGGGGCGCGCCTTTCATGCCGCACGCTTTGCGACGTTCAAGGCGCAGACAAACCACGGCCTCGCCTACTGCGCGCCCGTTGAGAACGCCGAAGGCTGGTCCCGCTGGCAGCTGTGGAGCCTGATTCAGACCTTTGGCGGCGACAACGGCGCGATTCACCTTGGCGGCAACGGGGTGCCGTTTGCCGTCGAAATCGAGATTCCGGACTCCAGGGCCATGCCGCGATAGCCGCAGTGTCGGCCGCCAGCAAAAGGGCGCTTCGGCGCCCTTTTTTGGTGCCAGCGCAGCGCCGACAAGCCCGTGGTATTCGCGCGCGGCGCGCGCACCTTATTCAGCAAAACGCAGCCAGATTTCGCTGCGCCCCGCCGAAAGGGGCGCATCACAATAAGTCATCGGGAAAGCAAACAGCGCAAGCAGCTTGTCCGATCAGGTTGAAGGGGTTGAACGGGGCCGGGAAGAACAAGCACCAGCCGTCAGTCAGCTCTGACAATACTTTTATCGGTTCAAAATAATTTGACCGATGTTTTATGTTCCACCACTACCAAAGTGAGGCTCTTCATGGTTGCTAAAAATACCGCCCCCAAGGCTCCCCGCACTCCCCGCGCTGCAAAGAACACCCGCGCCGCTGCTGCCCCAGCGGTCGCCGAAGACACCTTGCTGCTGGCACACGCCACGCAGTTCATCGACGCCGGTGACAACGCCTTGAGCGATCTGATCTCCAGCCTGGGCGAGCCGGACGAGATCATCGAGCGCGCCGAGGTCGAGTCGCTCGACCTGCCCGCCGCAGCGCTTGCGGACCCCGCCGGTGACGACGCCCTGAACGACCTGATGGCGTCGCTCGAAGTCGCCGACGAGGTGGTCACGCCCGCCGCTGTCGTTGCTGCCGCTCCCGACGCCAGCACGACCGACATGGCGCTGAGCGACCTGATCGCCTCGCTCAATGCGCCAGCAGTAGTGCTCGCCGCCCCTGCGGTGGTCGAGATGGACGACGCCATGCTCGAAGCTGCGGTGTCGAGCGCCGAAGCGACCGAAGCCACGGTGTTTGCCGCCACCCCGGTCGGTGTCGTTGACGCCGGTGCCATCCCGTCGGGCGACGCCTCTGACGTGCCGCTCGACCCCGCCGTCATCGCGGGTGAAAAAGGCGAGAAGACCAAGCGCGTTCCGGTGCCGCGCAAGCACTACACCGACAAGACCGAGCGCCTGAAGGACAAGCTGGGCACCAGCCTGGGCGAGTACAGCGTCTTGACGCTGGCCGACGCGGTCAACGAGGACGAACTGGCCGCGAAGATGGAAGAGACGATGGTCATCATCCGGGGCATGTCGGGCAAGGCACAGAATTGGGCGGTCAAGCTGGTGGAATACCTCGCCGGCAAGAAGTCGAGCATGTCCGAAGTCACGCTGCGCATCTTCAAGCTGCTGGAAAAAGACGGGTTCGTCGCCACCGGGGCGACGGGCAACCTGTACCTGGACCTGATCAGCAAGCCGTACAGCCCGGGTGCTGCCCGCGCCATGGGCGGGAACAACCTGGCAGCGCTGTCGGGCTTGAAGATCATCACCTCGGTCGGCAAGGGCCGCTTCGTTCTCAACCCCGACAGCTTGCTGGCGATGAAAGCGAACAGCATGCTCTTCGCCGCCCCTGCTGCGCCCGCCGCAGTGGTCTCGGAAATCGCAGCTGCTTCGACGCCCGACCTGACTGCGGCGGATTTCGAGACCGACGAGACCGACGCCGCTGCTTTCGAGGCCGAGGACACGACCTCACTCGAAGCCGCCCTGCTCGATGAGGCGCTGCTGTAACCCACTCCACACGGGGCTTCGGCCCCGCGCTTGACCACCCCACCACAAGGAACCTCCCGTGATTGAAACCAAGGCCCGTATCGACGGCATGACCGTTTTCCAGCTGCTCGAACTGCAAAAGTACATTTCGGCGCGCATGACCACCCTCGGCTCGCCGCCCATGACCGCAGAGGCCGGCGCCAAGTTCAAGCGCGGCGACCTGATCGAGTTCCACTCGACGCGCAAGGGCCGCACCGTGCGCGCCCGGGTGGACCGCGTCAACGGCAAGTCGCTCAGCTGCCACGAGGTTGACACCCCGACGCAGAAGTGGCGTGTGTCGCCCGGCATGTGCCGCATGGTGGGCGAGGACAAGCCCGCTTCACTCGGCGCATGGGTGCCCGTGATACCCGCACTGGCACCGGGGCCAGTTGCCCGACCGGACGCTCCCGCATTTGCGCCCGCCGCACCGAGCGCGCCAAGCATCCCGGGCGCCGGCGCCTGGTAGCGCTGGGCCTCTCCACCACACAAGCAGGCTTCGGCCTGCTTTTTTACGCCCACGGGGCAGGCAGCACGCCGGGCTCGGCACCAGCGCGGGGCGCAGGGCATACCTACCCCTTGCCCCACATGCTCCGAGCGTCGGCAGGGGCGCTGTAGCGGGCAGCGAACAAGGCGCGCGGGCGCTTCGGTCTGCGTCGGGAAGGGCTTTCGGCCCATGTTAAGATCAGTCACTGCTGCCTGAACATGGTGGGCATAATTATATTTTTAGGGCAGCGCACCGCTGCATGTTTTTCCACCCTCGGGAGTCCATTATGAATTCTGTCAAGCCAAGAGCCGGCGCGGTCGTCGACCGCCTCACCATCATCGAAGGCCCGGCCCACTCCGGCAAGACCATGGCGCTGGTCAATGCCGCCAAGGCTGCGCTGCTGCGCAGCCGTCAGGTGCTGTTCGTCACCTTCGAGGAGACCGAGGACAGCCTGCGGCTGCGCTTTGACAGTGCGCTGCGCAACTCCGGCACGCTGTCGGTGTGGCCCGTCGGCGTCAAGGCCATCACGCCGGACGACCTGATAGGTTGGCTCGAAGTGTGCCGCGAGGGCGGTCGCGTTTTTGACGCCGTGTTCGTCGACTTTGCCAACCTGATGGCACCCAACAAGGCCACGGGCAACCTGCGCGAGGACTTGCTTCTGGTGCTGCGTGACCTGCACGCCATCGCCGACGACTTCGGCTTGGATCTCATGACGGCGGTGCAGAGCGCCCGGGTGCCTGTGGTGCCGATGGAGCGCAAGAAGGCCGACGACACGGAAGGCGGCAGCTGCGACTAAAGGAGCCTGACCATGACTGTCAAGGACAAGTTTCTGACCTTTCACGCGGCGAATCCTGGCGTGTATGGCTTGTTCAAGCGCTTTGCCGCCGAGGCCATCCGGGCCGGCGTCAAGCGCCTGTCCTCCAAGCTGCTGATCGAGCGGATTCGCTGGGAATGCACCATCACCACAACCGGCGCGGGCTGGTCGGTGACGGCCGGCAAGCCGTTCAAGATCGACAACCGCTTCACCTGCCACTATGCCAGGCTATTTATGGACGAGTACCCCAAGGCGGGTGCCATGTTTGAAACGCGCGTGATCAAGACGCCGTAACGTGTCAGTCAGAATTGACTCAACACAAAAGGGATTTTATGAAACTGATTCGCCTTATCACCCACACCTACGCGCCGGAGCTGAACACCGCCGTGTTTCTGAAAAACGACCAGGAGTACCGCTTTGGTGTGCCGGGCGTGACACGCCTCAATGATGTGCGCCGCACCCTGTTTGGCTTCAAGCGCGGCGTCTTCGCGACGGTCACCAAGACCTATGCCGAGCGCCCGAGCCTGAACCGTACCGTCACCGGCTTCGTGTGCAGCCGCGCCGAGGCAATTGCGGCGGCCCGCAAGTGGATTGCCCAGCTGGCACCCGGCGGCAAGGTCACGGTGCTGACGCGGCTGCGGGGGTGATGAACATGCACGCCGACCAGCAAAGCTATGACGCCTACGTCGGCGCGGCTGGGCGCACTGCCGACACACAGGTGATTGCCTTCGCCGTTTGGGTCGAAATGTCGGAAATCTCACGCGACGGCTTCATGGCCCTGGCGCGCGCCGATGCGCTTGACCGCACCGCTGTCCCGCCGCCCGTGGTGTTCGTTGCCAGCAACGCAGCCGGGACGTGGTGAGCGCTGCCGAGAGGTGCGCTCGACACTTGAATTTAGCAACCAACAAGGGGAATTTATGAAGCACCGCGGCGTGAAGATTGTGAAGGTCAAATGGCTGGACGCCATCAACATCGGAAAGACTGAACACTCGCCGGTCAAGCCGGTGTTCAAGACCGGCTTTTCGGTGGTCGGCGGCACTTACCCTGATTCGCTGGAGGGCTGCAAGTCCTCGATCGACGGGCTGATTCAAAAAACAATGGAGTGCTGCACTGTCTCTGAAAAAGAGGCGGTGCAGCTGCTCAACCAGACAGAGGCTGCGTGATGGGCTACGGACCTGTCATCAACGGCAAGCAGATGCCGATCACACCCTACAAAGGATCGTGGGCTTGGGATATGGAGCAGCGCCGGCTCGACCCGAACCCGCCACCCCTGACCCACGGCCTGCAGTGGCCGCTCGGCTGCACGGTGCGCGATGCGCTGCCCAAGGCGGGCGCATGAACGCCCTCATTATCGAGGCGGGCGACACGGTGCGCATCAAGGAGCACCGCAAGACGCCTTCGCTGTACCCGGATCGCACATTCACCTACCCGGCCGAAGAAGGCTGCGTGGTCCTGTCGCTGCGCAAGAAGTACCACTGGCAGACCGAGGCGGAGCAGGCGCATTGCGTCAAGCTCACGGCCGGCGGCTCGGATGTGGAAGACCACTTCGTCAAGCTGCACACCCTGGAGCTTGTCAGCAAGGGCGGCGGGCACTACGTCCCGGGCGTCTCGCTGCCTTTCAGCCTGCGCGAACTCAAGCAGCAGCGCTGGGACGCATTTGCCGAGCAGGCATGGGCGACGCCTATCCCCAAACACTGTGGCTACAGCAACGCTTCGACCTTTCTCGCGCACCTGTACCTGAGCCAATGCAAGGGCTTCATGGGCAGCCTGCCCGGGATGCGGCGCCAGGACGGCAGCGTCAACCCTAACAAGGTCAAGAAGGCGTTTCAGCATGCCAAGCTGGTGATCGACGACTGGGCCTACGTTCACCCGCTGGCCGTGCCGGACGAGTTCGACCGCTACAGCATGCGCTGGCGCGAGCGCATGAACATCAATTGGACCGAGGTCGCAGAAGCATTCAGCGCCAAGAACTGCGCTTGACAATCAATTTATTGAAACGCAAAGGGAGATTCTGATGATCACTGGCTGGCCTCCGGGCCTGCTGCAAGACGACTCAAAAGGCTTGAGTCACTGGCTGGCCAACAGGCCCGGCGCACGCCGCATCGTGCGAGACAACCTGCAAGGAAAACTTATGAACATCACCGCCATCCCCTACAAGCTGATCGACGGCACTCTGCGTGCCACACTGCACGCGGACACCTTCGAGGTGCCGACGCCCGAAGAAAAGGCCGCTGTCAAGGTCGGCGACCACGTCAAGCTCGGCTTCGTGGGTGCAACCACGACCGAACGGATGTGGGTGCTGGTCACCGGCCCCGGCACCGGCACGCTGGACAACGACCCGGCCTTCATGACCGAGGTGAAGTACCAGGACGAGGTCGCTTATGACTTGCGCCACATCTTGTCGGTGCTGCCGTCATGAAGAAAATCAACCTAGCCGATGCCACCGACAGCCAGATTGTGTGGCTGGTGGCCAAGTGCGAAGGGTACGACGAAGGCTATCTCGAAAGGCAGCTGGGCAATCCCAACCCCGACACTCGCGCCATCCCCGGCTATTGCACCGACCCGAGCGAGGCGTGGCCGATCATCGAGCGGGAAAAGATCAGCATCCTGTGGCGTCCCGAGCGCGGGGTGTACTGGGCCTGCTGCGGTGGGCAAGACCCTGCCGACGAAGAAGTCACGGGGCAGAACGGCGCAACCGCCCTGGCCGCCGCCATGCGCTGCTATGTCGCCCATGAACTTGGCGACGAAGACGACGGCGCGGTTGAAGTCCCGGACGTGCTGTGACCACCTACGAGGAATACCGCCAGCTTCGCAAGGACTGCGGCTACGACGAGCATGCCGAAATGGTCGAAGAGGTCTGGAATGGCTGCGACGCCGAAAGCCAGCAAAACATGCTCCAACAGTACCGCGACATGGCTGATCGCCGGGCGGTCGAGCGCGCTGCCTTTCCCCCAGGCTGGGGCGCTTGGTAGCCGGGTGTCAGTCACCACTGCCTGAACCACGCGCAGACAATTGATTTATCGAAACCACAACCTGAAAGCACTTATGACAAAGGCTCAAAACTTCACCACGCACAACACCTGCGCCGCCCTGATCGAGACCAACGGCACCTGCCTGTGCGGCTACATCAACGCCACCCGCGCCCAGCTGGAAAAAGTCTTCGGCGCCCCGGTCGAGTATGACGAGCAAGACGGCGACGGCAAAGTCACGACCACTTGGGACATTCAGTTCGCCGAGGGCACCGTCGCCACCCTGTACGACTGGAAGCGCTACGAGCAAGGCGCACCCAAGGACGACGAGGTCATTGACTGGCACATCGGTGGTCGCGGCGATGGCTCGGTGCTTCTAATCCACGAAGCCTTTCGCGTCGCGCTGGGCCTGAGCGCTGCGCCGGTTGCTCGCATCGGCCACCGCCATTTCGGCTAACGCCCACCGCTGACTGTTGCTGCCGACAGTCAGCACTGACAATTGAATTCTCACAACAGGGGAACCACCATGAGCAAAGCCGAGCGCACGGCGCCATACAATTTTGACCTCAAACTGTCCGATGACAAGTACGAAGTCCAGGTCGACACTGCCGCCTGCTACGGCTGGTTCGAGAACGCACAGACTGGCAGCGGCGGCGGCCTGTGGTTCGAGGTCAATGCCGAGGGCAAGCGCGAACTGATCGACGCTGACGGCACCTACTGCCTGCCCGCTTCAGTGGCGCGCCAGCTGCGCGCGGCCGGCCTGATCGTCAGCGAGAACTTCGAGTGATTGCCTCGCCGCATTATTTCAACCGGCTGCACATCCCGAGCGGCACGTTGTCGCGCGATGCCTTCAACGCAAGCCACCATGAGGTGTTTGCCGACCCGCTGAATTACGGCCCCCGCACGATGGAAAGCGCCAAGCTGGCGCTGGTCAACCGCTGGAACCACCAACAGCCCACCGAATGGAAATACTGGATATGACCACCGAAACCATGGAAATCACGATCACCAAGATCGGCATCGTCGATGACGGGATTGACGGCAGCGACGAGTACGTCCTGCTTGTTCGCAAGGACGACGACCTCACGCCCGAGCAGGCGATCGAGTTCCTGCTGCCGCGCTACTACAGCGAGTGCCGACGCCCGGGCGGGTACTTCTGCACCGCCGTTCGCGCTGTGCAGGTGCAGTATTCTGCCAACCGCGTGATCTGCACCGTGGAGCACCGCTATGACGTTTGAACGCCAACGGGGCAAAAGCCTCTTCACCAGCGCCTTGTGCGCAGCGGCCAGTGCCGAAATGCGCAAGCCCGACCCGGCGCTCAAGGGCGTCCAGGGTGAAAACTGCAACCGCACGGACTGCCAGCAGCCCGAGGCGCATTACTTCAACATCGGCACCAATGCCTACTACTGCTGGGCCTGTGCGTCGGACATCAACGAGTTCGCCATGCGCGACCACGCCGACGGTTCAAAGATGAACCTGTTTCCCACGCTGGAGGCTGACCGCAAGGAGCAAGTCCGGAAAATGCTGCGCCAGCATGACGCCTTTGCCGAGATGCTGATGGCGGGCGAACGGCGCTCGGCCCTGGTCGGCTCAACGCCAACAGTGGTCAGCGTGGATGAGCTTTACGACTTCGACCTGCCGACCCGGGAGCCGAAGCAAAAAGCACAGTGGAAGCGCGAGCGTCAGGGCCGACGCTAGGTGCGCTCTGCCGACGGGCGGGCAAGACAATTGAATCTCAACAACATGAAAGAGGTTCTCAAATGTCCGCACACCCCATCGAAATCCGCGAGGGCAGCGACGCGCACCAGGCGCTGCTGCGCTTTGCCTTCGCCCAAATCCAAAACCCCGACGACTGGAAAGGACCGATCGACTGCATCGTGCCTTTCGCCGCTGCTGCGACCTATGTCGAGGCGATCACGTTCATGACCGGCGTCGCACCGACCTCCGAGCGCAGCGGCTACAACAGCTTTCGCCTGAAGTGCGTCGGCTACAGCGCTGGCCCGTGCGGTGACCACTGAGCCCAGCCGAGACCTGACCGGGACAATTGAATTTGTCCCGAACGCAACAACACGAAAGGTTCTCCAAATGTCCCGCAAGTGCAAAACCCCCGCCAAGCTGATCGCCCTGCTGGATCGTCAGCAAGGCGTCATGCGCCACGTCGACGAAGTCCTGCGCGTCAAGCGCACCGCTGCGCTTGAAAACCAGGCCGCCCATGTGCGCGAAAAGCCCGAAGACTACTGGATCGGCCTGGCGCACGGCGCCAACAACATGGTCGAGGCTGTCCTGCATGAGCACAACTGCTACGCCGGCTTCTACTACCAGGGCCTCACGCCGGTCAAGGGCGCGGGCGTGGACGACTTTCTGCCCCGCGTCGGCTATGACGACCCGGAATACGCCGCCTGGCGCGTCAAGTACATGGTCCGCGAGTAAGTCACGCCTGACTATCTGTCACAATCCTGTTTTTGTTATCACCACCGAAGGAGATTTTTATGCACGCTCAACGCCTCACCGCCCTGGCCGCCCTGCTGGCGACCGTCCCGCCTGAAAAGTTTGACCTGGAGGGCTGGCGCATGGACAAGCCGGGCGGCAACGAATGCTGGCAAGAGAAACTGACCGACGCAATGCTGCTGAACCCGGCGTGCGGCACCTGCGGCTGCGCCGTGGGCTGGGCCTGCGCGATGCCCGAGTTCCAGCAGCAGGGCCTGGTTTGGGAGAAAACCCCCGCATTCGGGGAAGAAAGAGGATGGGACGCAGTGAGCGCCTTCTTTGACCTGAGCGACGACGCCACACAGTACCTGTTCTCCGCCAGCCACTACGAGCGGGAGCACCCCACCGCTGCCGATGTCGTCGAGCGCATCACGAAATTGCTCAAGGCTGAAGCGTAGGCTTCAGTCACCACTGACCCACGGGCCGAGACCCCGTGGTCACAATAGATTTTTAACCCCGAAGAAAGCGAAAGCACCATGAAAAGCCTCCCACCTGAACTCGCCGCAGCATTTGCCGCCGCCGTTGCTTCAAGCAAGCCCACCGACAAGGGTGCCACCATGCTCCCGCCGGGCATTGTTGCGGTCGGCGGTGTCACGAACACCGAGACGAGCTGCACCAGCCTGTTTGTCGCCCTGCTCGACGGCACGTTCGTCGGCATCAACACCCAAGGCGGTCTGGTTAAGGTCGGCGTCTTTGCTGACAACAACCTGGAGACGCTGCTTGCGGGCATGACCTACACCCCGGCTGACGCCGACCCGTTGCCAACCAAGCCCGAAGATCCTGCCGCAGTGGCGCTGGCTGCGCTGCACGTTGACGCCCTCCTGTCGGACGACGATTTGTGCGACAAGTACGGTCACACCATGGAGGGTCACCCGAGCTTTCCGGTTGACGAATGGCGCGAGTCTGTTGCCAAGGGCTACACAACTTGCGGCTACTGGCAGTACGTCGAGTACGCCATCGAGAGCGCGCTGAGCCAAGTCGAATAAGGCCGCGCCGCGAAGGGGCCGAGCGCCCCTTCCAATTAGCTCAGCGCCTTGCCCCTAAACAGGACGCTGACCTGATTGGGCACCAGTGCCGAGACCCCGGTCTGACAATCAATACATCGAAACAACGAAGCGAAAGACCCCATGAATATCACCTTGAAGGCAGCGCTCGACGCGGCCAGCATCATCACCTGCGACGGCATCTACGTCACGCCCGGGGCTGCTGAAGCAGGCATGTCGGTCGTTGACCTTGTTGACCAGTACGACGAGGATCTCATTGTCACGGTCGTAGACCAGGCCCAGGAAATCGAAGTCGATTCGGACGGCAAGGCCGAAGCCCTCAACGTGGATGGCGAGACGGTGACGTTCGAGTTCCGCATCACTCGCCCGCTGCGCCGCGCTGACCTGCCCATCCCCGCCACGCCCGAAAGCGCAGCATGAACGGCGCCCCGCTGCAAAAGCCGCCCATCGAGCTGATGCGCGCCATTCGGGCCTCCGAGGCCGCGCTGACCATCCAGGAGCTGAGCGAGAAGTACGGCGACCTCGGGCACCCGAAGAACAGCCTGAGTCTGCACGCCTGGCGCTTCGCCACCGTCAACGACACGACCCGGCTGGGCTATTGGGAGTGGGTACAGGCAGAAATCAGGCGTGTGCTGCGTGAAGAGGAAGAGGCCCGCAAGCCCAACCTGGAGCGGGTCGCCATCGCTTTGCGAATCAGCAACCTCCCGGCCTTCCTCACGGGCTGCGCAGACGGCAAAGAGCAGGGCTTTGAGTTGACGATGGGCCTGAGCTACGAGGACGAGATTGACCAGTGGTGCTACGACACAGGCACGCACCTCGGCGCCTGCCTGGCCGTTCACCCCGACTACAAAGGAGACGCCATGAAGAAATAACCCGAACACCCAAGGGCGCCGACCAGAGACCCGGCGCCCGATGAGGCAAGCATTCCCGACCACCTAGAATGCTTGCCTCATCGTGGTGTGAGAGCCGTTGTGAGACCTTGGCCCGGGCGTGAGAACCCGAGTCCTTTAAAGCCCTTGTGCCGTAAAAGCACAGGGGCTTCTTTTTGGCCCGGGTGAATCCGTAAGGAGTGCCTAAAAAGCTATATGAATCAACAACTTACGGCTGCTTATAGAGGTCAAGCGTCGACAAGCCATCAATCGCGCCACCCAAGCCCTGCTAAGCAACCATCAAACCTCACTAAGCGCAGGCTCAGCCCGCTAAGCAAAGCGCAAGACCCGCTAGGCAAGCCCGCTCAAAGCGTCAACGCCCACCCACCCCACAACCCCTCAGATTACGCACAAGGCACACCCCGCTAAGCGCTCGGCGACCCCGCACTAACGCAATGACCCAAACTGCTAAACGACAGCACCCAACCCGATCACCCCAAAGCAAGGCAGCAAAACCCGTACAGCAACCACACAGGCTCAAGCGCAGCAATTCACCCATTCCCCCAATGGCGAGCACTCCCGGAAGCACCCATCACACCAGGCCCAGGCTCACCCCACGCACGACCACGCAAGGCCCAGGCTCAAGAGAGATACAGGCTCACAAGGGTACAAGGCTCAGGCTCATAGAGAGTACAGGAAGAGCACAAGAGGAGAGACTCTCCCATAAGGAGAAAGAGCGGGGTGGCGGGCATGCTCTTTTCAAGTAAAACACACTTTTAGCCACCCATCATGCTGCCGTGCTGTGAATCCAATGAGAATTCTGTCATTCCTGACTGGGTTCTGACGACGCTAACCCTCTGACGCGCCGATAATCGCAGCATCATGAAGCATCCTTACTTTCAGCCAAGCGTTTACGAACGCCCAGCCGTGCGCTTTACCTACCTTGACGCCGAGGGGCTGACCCACCAGGCCACCATCACCAGCAGCTCCCCAGGCGTTGTCGCCGCCCGCTTTTCAGGCTCAGACGCCCAGGCTCAGACCAACCGACTTCGGCTCACACAGGGCCTGGTCGCGCTGTGCCTGTCGTGCGACTGCACACTCCAGCAGCTCGACCTGATCGGCTCACAAACCCTGGAAATGGCGACAGAGCCCCCGCCTGCACCCTCCCAGCCTGGCCCGCCTGAGCACCCCGCCCCCAGACTGCGCCTGATTCCCGGGGCCAAGCGTGAGCACCAACCAAGGGATCGGCGAAGTCACCGTGACCATCGCATTTTTGGACGACCAGGGCGCCGAGCAGTTCACCATTCTCAGAACCACCGTTGCGGCCGAGGTGATTCGCTCCCGTGCCGTGGCGATGCGCGCCTCTCTGGAGCGTCACTACGCCGACATGGGATGCGAGATTTTGAGCGTGCAGGCCCGCTACGAAACGGCGCACCAGCTCGCCCAGGATCACGACCACCCCCAGCGCTCGGCACTGCGCCTGGTCGTGAACAGAAATGGCCTGATTGCGCTGTGCCTGATCGGGCTGATGTGCCTGCTGGCCGAGCTCGGCCAGCAGGCATTCGTACTCGCCCTATGCCGGCACAACTGGTACGGCTAAAAGCATGCGCTGAAAGACCGCCCCTGAAGGTTGGACCCCCTGTAAAAGCTACCCCTAGCCAAATTCCGCATTCGGCTCTGGTCCTTGATGAATTCGGCCCGTTTTCCTGATATTCGGCTCGAATCCTTGACCATTTCGGCCCATTTTGTGTTCGGCTGCTCGGCACGACAGGCTCAGGCTTAGGCCCGAGGTTGGACCCCCTGTAAAAGTAGGCTCCAGTGCCAAAACCCCTGTAGAGGGGCTGTACGGGGGTTTTATTTTAATTCACCCCACTCGGAGGGGTAGCTTTTACAGGGGGGCCAACCTCACAGCCGAGCAAAGAGCCTGCTTTTGACCAGGCTTAGGCTTAAAACTAGGCCCAAACTTAGGCTGGCGGGGGTGGGGGGGGTCGGCTGTGAGTTAGGACACCCGCACGGGGCCTAGCATAGGGCAGGGTAGCCTAGACCCCTGCTCGACACTAAAGACCTCAACAACAAAAGGTCTCACCATGACAATCTCCGTCAACCCCGTCTACATCAACAACGCCCTGTCCTTGAAGGTCTATGAGGTCTCGGACAGCGCAGGGTTCTACCAAGGGCAAATCGCGGTCACCTACGACGAGGAGACCGACGTGAGCCCCCAGGAATGCACCCAGGAGACCCACGACAGCTTCGCATACATCGGCCCCGTGCATGAAGCATCGGGCTTGGCCCGCACCGTCACCATCGTCGGCTACGAGATGCGGACCTGGGCAGACTGCGAGCAGGACACGCTCACCCCCATGAAGGACGCGCTGGTGCTCATTGTGCAGGACTTGTTCGAGGAGTGATCGGGAGGGCTTCGGCCCTTCCCTTTTTTTTGACCTCGATTTAGGCCCAGGCTTCGGTATTCGGCTGGGCAGCACGATAGGCATAGGACGGGGCGCCGAGCGGGGCGCTGGTGCTCCCGGGAGCAGGCAGACCCAGACCAGGCTTAGGCGGGGCTCGGCTGCGCTATCGGCTGCATGCGGGCAGCCTAGCATAGGGTGGTGCAGCCTAGGGTAGGGTCAGATAATTGAATCTCAACAACACAAGGTTCTTATGACTATCACCGAATCAATCGCTATCATTTTGAAAGCATACGACGCAGAGTCCGACACCTACACGTTTGGGGTCGGTGCTGAATACGACAAGTTCACAGAGACCAAGACGCTCACCGGGTCCGAGATTCAAGCGATCTGGGAGACCGAGGGCAGTCTGCCTTTGTTTGAGTTCGCGGTGCATTGCTTCACAGAGTCCGATGAATACTGGGATGTGCAATACAAGGGCGACCCGTCCGAGCTGGTCGGGCGAACATTTGAAACGTAAGCACCGGGGCTTCGGCCCCTTTTTGCTGCCCGCAAATTAGGACTAGGACGGGATTACGCAGCCTGCACTGCCCTACCGTAGCCTAGGGTAGGGTCAGATAATTGATACTTCAACAACAAAGGGCTCTCAAATGAATGAATTACTCGACGGTATCGAAGTCACTTCCAACTCTTCAGACAGCAAGGTTGTTTGCTTTCATTACCAAGTGGGCGACTACGGTTCCAATGTGCGAATCACTTACACCAAGACCTACCCCTTTGATCAGGGTTACCTCGACCACGAAAAGGGCACGATTTCGGAGTGGGAAGTCGAGATCGAATTTAGCACCGACAAGAGCGTTCGGCCCGGTATCTTGATGATGCACATGAGCGAGATCGCTCAAGCTGTCGCAGAGCATGAGCGTGAGCTTTCCAAGAACCACAGCATCGTGATCAGTCACGGGTGAGCATGGGGCTTCGGCCCCATTTTTGGGTCGCGAACTTAGGCTTAGGAGGGGGAGGGTCAGGCTTAGGCCCAGAACTAGGCTGATGGGGGTGGGGGCCGAGCATGGGGCTCACTAGCCTAGGGTAGGGCGTGACAATCAAAGCTCACAACAACGAAAGGTTCCCATGCTCACACTCACCGCCAAGCTCACCAAGGGCGCGCTCCAGATCAGGTCGAGCGTCACCGACAGACTGCTCGCCCACAAGACGCTTGCCGAGGGTCACGACACCGAGCTGTCCGACCTCAAGGGTTACCTGCGCCAGTATGTCTTCAACTCTGCCGTCATCACGCTCGACGGGCAGCAGATCGGCACCTGGGCGACCTGAACGCAGCCGGGGTGCAGCGCCCGTGCCTGCACCCTGCCCTGACAATTGAATTTCATCTACATAAAGGTTCCCACCATGCTCACCACCGAAATCACCGCCATCTCTCTCAGCGACAGCTCCAGCTACGAAAACGAATTCATCGAATTTTCCTGCTTCGACGGTGACACTGAAATGACGATCTCGTTCATGGACAAGATGAACGAAGCGCATGCGTGCTTCCTGGTCGAGCACACCAAGCTCGACAAAACCAGCGCCTACGGGCAGATGGTCTTCAAGTTGGGCAGCATGGGCATCGAGAGCCTGACCGTGGGCGAGACCTTCAGGTCAGAGTAAGCACCGGGGCTTCGGCCCTTGCTCCCGGGAGTAGGCAGCGTATTCGGCTGCCCAGCACGATAGGCCCCTCCGAATCTGTATTCGGCTGCGGGGCCTGATACACATAGGCCCACGCCAGCCGCGCTCGGCTCATGCACAGGACTGTGGCAGAGCAGACTAGGACAGGGTAGGACACGGTAGGCTAGGGTAGGACGCGGTGATTCGCAGCCTGGTGGGGCTGGGCGCAAGCCTGGGGGTGGGTCTGACACTAAAGACTCACAACAACGAAAGGTTCTCACCATGTCCCGTAGCAACTACCACCAGCCTGACTGCTTTGATGCGCTGACCAACCCGCGCAAGCACATGACGCCTGAAGAGATCGCCGGGTTTCAGCAGCAGTTCAACGTGAACCTGAACGACGAGGATGACTGGTTCGACAGCGAAGCCGATGAGCTTGAGGGGCTGGAGATCATCGACGACGAGGAGTTCGTCAACCGCTACGTCCTGGGTGAAGACCTGTTCGACTGACACGCAGCCTGGGTGTGGGCTCAGCAGCCTGCACCCCTGCTTGATACTTGAATCTTCAACAACACAACAAGGTCTCACCCATGAACACGATTCGCCCCCGCATTGCCTCTGACCGCGACACCATGCTGCCCAACTACACCAAAGCGGAATTCAACGCGCTCGAAGATAGCGCAGCTTGGGTGGTGTCCGACCCCCGGGATGCAAACACGAAAGACCGCTGCTCGATCCTGATGATCCCGGTGACCAGGTTTCAGGAATACTCCATTTACGAGGTGATGGTTTTCACCGAAATCGACGAGAACGGCGCACTGTGCGTCGATCATCGGCAGGGGCTGACCCACCACCAGGCGATTGATGCGGTCGCAGCGCAAATGAAGGAAGAGATGAACTGGTAAGCACAGGGGCTTCGGCCCCGCTTTTCTGCCCTTAAATTAGGCTCAGGACGCGGTCAATCGCAGCCTGGGGTAGGGCAGCATAGCCTATGCTAGGTCGAGACAATTGAGACTCAACAACACAGGGTCTCACATGAAATCACCGCACGCCTTTTACTACACCGCCATGACCCTCATTGCGGGCTTGTGCGCCATCGCTGCGGGCGCCACCTCGCTGGTCTTCGCTGCACTCGGCGAGCGCAACAACTGCCTGCTTGCGCTGGGCCTGCTGGTGACGCTCTCGCTTCTGAGCCTGATCTACCACCAGCTGAGCAAGCCGAAGAGCTGGTCGACGGGCCAAACCCGGGGCATCTACCGCATTCGCTGATTCACAGCCTGGTCTGAATCAGTCAGTCCTGACATGTGCCCCCATAATCAATGTATCGGGAAGCGGTTTCCCGGTACAACACCACAGGTTCTCCAAATGCCCTCACGATTCGACTCCATCATTATCGCCCTCTCTCCCGCCTTTGCAATCCCGACCAACCCGGGCCTGCACGGGAACATGCAGTTTTTCGAGACCAGCGCCGACCACAGCATGACCGTGTGCGCGCCGTTTTGCGAGCGTGACACCCAGCACTACTTCTACGCCTGTCACGACTCCGACGAGGGTATGGTGACCATCTCCTACCAGACGCACAGCGGGGAAGATGCAGAGACTGCCGAACGCTCTGAGACATGGGACGTGACCATCAGCACCGGTTCCGATGTCTGGGGGCTTGCAGAGACGGGCACTGCCGTTCGTGATGCGATTGCGCTGCACAAAGCCCTGGGCCGAGACAAAGCGTACCGCGAATAAGCGCAAGGGAGGAAATGGGGCTTCGGTCCTTTTTCTTCGCCCAGAACTTAGGCTCAGGCTCAGGCTCAGGCTCAGGCTCAGGCTCAGGCTCAGGCTCAGGCTCAGGCTCAGGCTCAGGCTCAGGCTCAGGCTCAGGCTCCCGATCCTAGGCTCAGCTGGTCCTAACCCGGGTCCGAAGAGGGTTTTCAGGGCCGGTTTTGAAGCGTCAAATCCGACAGCACCCCGAGATAATTGATACTTCAACAACACAAGGTCTTATGAAAAATCTCACACTCACCGAAATCGCTGAACTCGTCGCTACTTGCAGCGCATCGACCGATGGGGGCAATTTTGTTGTCACGCAGGGCAAGCATTATTTTTCAATCGACGCTTACGAGTCAGACGAGGGCGCGACCACCTTTGTGGTTGACCATTACGAGGTCACAGAGCCCGATGACTGGGTTTTCTTCTTCGATGGTCACTCGACCCTTGATCAGTTCACATTTCGCGCTGCATGGGCGTTCAATGACCCGGTAGAAGCTGCTCTGTTCTACGCGAACAAAATCACAGAGCGGGTTTTGGGGCAGATGCTGGGCGGGGTCTAAAAAGAGGGCGCAAGCCCTTTTCAGCACGGGGTCTTCGGACCCCTTTTTTGCGCCCGCAATTCAGGACTCCCGGGAGGACGCAAACCAGGACCAAGACCAGGATGATGACCAGGACTCGGCGGGCCGATTTTTGTATTCGGCAGCGGTCCTTGACTGAGAGTCGGCGGCGCAGCGGGGCGGGGCCGATTTTGTATTCGGCTCTGGTCCTTGACTGAGAGTCGGCAGATTTTGTATTCGGCGGCGGTCCATGACTGGGCGCTCCGATTTTGCCCAAAGTCGATGATTGCTTGGGCAATCATCGAGGTGCGAATCATTGCTTGGGCAATGATTGCTTAGACAATCATCGTCACTTCAATTATTGCTTAGACAATCATCGTCACTTCAATTATTGCTTAGACAATGATTGTCTAAGCAGCGAATTTTGGTCGGGCTGTTAGGGTAAACCCTGATATAGCTGAAAAGCATAAAAACCCGATTCTATATTTATGCACCAAAATGGTGAAAACGCATCAGAACGGTCTCAGAGCGATTTTTTATGCACCCCTAACCCTATCGGGTGCATAACGAAAATAATCGCTTAAATCGTGTTGTCACTCTTATATAAGACCTGACCATGGTCTTATATAAGACTGCTTTTACTCTTATATAAGACATAAGACATAAGAGTTAGGGGTCTAAAATAAATTTGACAATCCCCTAAATTTATGCTATTCGCGCCCGCACTCATGCGCCCACTTTGTTAGAAAAGCCCCGACTACTTATAAAACTAATTACTAGGGTTTACACCTAGTAAAAAGGTGCATAAAGCGCATACAATGACATCACTGCAATAAAGCAGGGTTTAAAAAAAGGTCTCAAATGTCAAACTCTTACAATGTTCTGGTTTCAATGATCAAAGCGCACAAAGCTGCAAATTCTACCGATTTGCTTGCGTGCTTGTCAGAACGCTCAAATCACTACTTTTCCCCGACGACGATGGTTGAAGGTGAAAAACTCGGGATCGAGTGGGCGCTGGTTATGACCTTCAACCAAAAGCAACTCAAACGCACAACCCAGTTTGTTAACGCGATCACAGCGGGCGTTTCTACCATGTTCGATAAAACGCATGCGCGTTTGTTGGTCAGCATGCGCGAAGCGGGCGAATTCAACCTTACCACGGGCGCGCTTACCGCACTCGCTGCTAACAAGCGTAGCGACGCTGTGAATACTCGGGGCGTGGGCTTGGGCGCAGTTAACGCGAAAATCAAAGGGGCGCACGGGGTTACGACCGTGCCCACAAAGGTCAGCAATTCGATTGGTAAAAACGGGTTCATGCAACACTTGGGAATGACCTATGCACACCCGACGCACGACCGTGAAGTTTTCTTAAACCATGAGCATCCCGCGATTATCAAGTTTTTCAAAGTGATTGACAGCATGAGCGCTGGGCAGCTTGAAACCCTCATGCAAGGGGCAGACAAAGCGTAATTAAGCCCGGGCTAAGTCATTACTGACTTAGCCCCATACAAGCCCGCACAACCCCTTAAATCGAGACCCCACAATGACCCGTTCTACACTCTCTCCCGCATCCCTGAAAATCGCGCGAACCCTGCGCAATGCTAAACGCGCGACGCTTGCGCATGATGCCCGCACAATTTGCGAACCTATGCGCTATGATAATGATAGCATTGAAGATACACTCTGCTATGATTTTAGTAGCAATCTTAGCTATGAAAATGATAGCGGTTTTGAGCGTGACTTTTCTATCGGTCTCGACTGCTAGCAAATTGATAGCAGAGCATGCTATCATTACGATAGCATCAAAGACCTTCATACCCCTAGGGGTATTCGATTTTGGTTGAAGCCCTTCACGCCAGTTTTTTCCAGGCTGCACTTCGGTCCTTATAGGTGGCCACGCCACCAGAGCAGAACAGACACGCTTCTGCCCGACTCCCGGAAGTCCTCCCCTCGGCACCCGGCACCCGACCGACCTCCCAGAACCCAAACTCCACCGACCCAACTTCCCGACCTCCACCGGAACCCATACGTAGATCACATTCGCCAAAAATCCTGGCGCCGCCTGGCCCTCTCGTCCTTATAGGTAGCAAAAATTTCGGCTGGGCCGCGCCCGCGAAACAAAAAAGGGGGTGGCTCTCGCCACCCCCTTTTCAAGCACGCCATGCACAGGGCACCCGCGCTGCTACCACCCACCCCTCGCGGCGCTCCCATACGCCCGCTCTGCTTCGCTCAGCAGGGCTGCCTCAAGCTCGCTGGGCAGCTCACAGGGGTCTGATACGCCCGCTTTCTTCTCGACCACGGGCACCCCGATGGGCAGGTCAACCAGCTTCGCATGCTCGATGAGCCGCAGGTGGTCGTTGAAGTTCCACTTTCTCGCCATGCCCTCCAGGTATGCCTGGTAGCCCCTATGGTTGCTGTAGCCATAGTCTGCGCGGTCGAAGTTCGCGACGTTGAGGATCTCCACCAGGCGCTCGAAATTGCTGCCACCCCCTGCAGCCACCAGACGCCCACCCGCGAGGTGCGGGAAGTCTGCCCGAATCGCGGCAATCGAATTCTCAGTGGCCTGCCGGGTGATGCCTGCCGCCACCTTTTGCGCCTCCCGGCGCTCCCTGTCCTTGCTGTGACCCTCGACATCGAAAAAGGCGGCCGGGGTCGAGCGCATGTCAGTCTCCCAGTCCGACTTGTCCTTCTCCGTGAGCGCCTCAAGCGCCGTCTTGCCTCCCGCCCCATAGGGCTTGAGCGAGAAGTCGTCGTCCCACGCCATTCCGAACAAGGGCGACCCGGACGCCCCTGCCGGCATCAGCGGGCTGACCGCCTTGAGCATGGCGGCCATCTTCTCCAGGGTCAGCGCGTCAGCCGTGGACTTGGCCCCCGAGGTCGTCGAGGTCGTCGCTGACGCGCTGATCGCCCTTGAGGTGCTTCTGCCGTAGCCCGCAGGCGCCGTCATGTGCGAGCGCATGCTGTAGTGGTCGCTGTCTCCGCCCATCGGCTGCTCGATCTGCAGGCCCATGATCAGCCGCTGCAGGTCGTTCATTGGTTTTGCCATGCTGTGCGCTCCTTACCAGACACCGAACCGGGGGTCGCTGGCGAGCGCCGCACTGGCGACGATCTCATCCAGCTCATGCTTGGGGGACAGCTGCGAGCGCGGTGCGTGATCCTCCTGGGCAAGCTTTTCTTCGATCTCCTCCTCGAAGTCCATGGCAATCTCCTCCGTCTTGCCGGTCGCCGGGTCTGTCACAGTCAGCACTTCTTTGGTCGCAGCGGTGACGCCTGCTCTTTTCATCGCCTTCTCCTTTGCTTTTTCGACCAGCGCGGAATAGCCGCCCTCCTCCAGGAACTTCACCAGGTCCGCGTGTTTGCGCATGGTCCAGTCCTCTGATTCGCTGGTCAGGTGCTGCGTCCACTTCGCTTCGGCAAAGGTCGCCATTTCGTGCCGGTGCCAGCGCATCGTCTTGAGCGCCCGAAGCAGCACCTCATTGGCAGGGCGCTTCGACAGGTGGGGCACATACGACGGGTGGTTGGTGCGCAGCCAGCGCACGGTGGTCTCAGCCCAGCCCGGATCGGCCGATGTCCTGGCCATTGCGGTGGCCACGGCTTACTCGCCTTCCACGACGGCAGCGGTGATGCCCAGGCCGCGCAGAATGGCGGCCATCTCCTTGGGCGGCAAGCCCTTGAGCGAACCCAGCAGCTTTTCGCGCCGGGCGATGGTGGTCTTGTTCTCCACGCGGCCCTGCTCGGCCTGGAACGCCTGGGCGATGGGCTTGAGCGCCTCGACCACGCCCGGCGCCAGGATGAACAGCGTGGCGAGTTCGCCCACCGTCTTCAGCCCGAGTGCCGCCAGGCGGCTGTCCAGCTCGGCCTTGCGGGCCAGTGGGATGGCGATGCCGGCGCGGTGGTATTTGGTGGGGTCTTGCGATGTTTTGCTCATGGTGTTTCCGAGGGTTTCAAATGAAAAAGGGGTTCTGGCTACCATTATAGTAACCAGAACCCCATGTTATGCAATCAGCTACCGCTGATTATCAAATCATTTGATGTCCGCGTTGAACCCCATCGGCTGCTCCGGGTAGTCGTCCTCGTCCGGGTGGTTCGCCTGCGACTGGAAACGCTCCAGCGCATGCGTCTGCATCAGCATGGCGACGATCACCAGCCAGGGCGCGGCGAACAGCCAGGCCAGGCCGGCGCAGATCAGCAGGGCGATGAGATTGATGATGAGCGAGTAGTGGATGGGCTGCATGGTGTCCTTGTTGTTTTAGTCAGTATCGACTGACTAAATATGCCAGTGCCCGGGGCTGGGGTCAAGCTGCGCGCTTGTCAAAGCCCAGCGCGACATAGTCAAAGTCCCGCACGATGTTTTCGGCAAAGCCCGGGGTCGCTTTGATGATCGCCTGACGCTCGGCCGAGTGCCCCTTGGTGTGGTTGTTGAACTCGTCGTACACATCGACGATCAGCGCCACGTTGGGGCCGCGTTTCTTCTCGCGCAGGCCGCGCCCGATGCGCTGGCGCAGCGCCACCTCGGCCTTGCCGCCGCCGGCGAGCACGATCATGCCGATGGAGGGCACATCGACGCCGACATCCAGGATGGTCGAGCCGATCAGCACGTCCAGGTCACCCCGGCCGAGCCGGTTCAGGCAGTCCTGGCGCTCTTCCTGGCTGGAGTCGCCGTCAATGAAGTCGGCCCGGGCGCCAGCGGCCGTCAGCATGGCCCTTAAAATCTCGCCGTGCGCCTTGTACTGCACCAGCATCATGGCGTTCAGCCCGTAGCGCATGGCGCGCAGCACCTCGGCGCACATCAGCTTGTTGCGGTACTCGTTGGTGACGATGCCGGTGGCATAAGCCTTCTGCCAGGGCGTGCTGCGGAACAGGCTCTTGGGCTTGCGGGCTTCGTCGAGCTTGAGAAACTTGAAATAAGGCTTGGCCAGGATGCCGCGCTCGATGAGCATCTGCTCGCTGATCTTGATGGCGACCGGGCCGCAGGCGGCCAGCAGCCGCATGTTGGCTTCCTCGTCGTCCTTCATGAACGGGGTGGCGGTCAGCGCGAGCCGGTAGTGGGCATTCTTGCAGGCCGCCATGACGGTGTAAAAACCGGTGCCCGAGAGTTCGTGGGCCTCCTCGGCAATCACCAGTTCGAAGCGCTCCAGAAACTTGAGCGTACCCTCCCGGATGCGTTCGTGCTTGGCCACCTTGGTCTCGATCTGGCTGCGGTCCAGCTTGGGGCTGGGCAGGCGCGCGCCCATGGTGGCCACCACGCGGTTGACCTCCTGACCGATCAGGTGGGGCAGCATGCCATCCTTTTGCAGCTTGGCGCGGGCGGCCTGCACCGCCTTGGCCACTGCCGCCGCCCGGCGCTGGTTGAGTGCCAGCAGCTCGCCCTCGACGGTCATGACCTCCAGGCGCTGACTGAGCGTTTGCACCATGCCGACACAGAACTTGGTTAGGCGCCGGCCCTTGGTGCCGTCCGGACGGGTGTAGGGGATGCCCCACTCGCCGTCACCCAGCACCGCGACCTCTTCGCGCATCTCCTCGACAACGGCCTTGCGCATCTGGTGCATCAAGATGCCGCGCGTGGTCAAAAACAGCGTCGGGCGGTCGATGCGCTTGTAGGCGATGCGCGCAATGATGGATTTGCCCCCGCCCGTGGCGACCTGGGCCACCATCTTGCCGTGCTGGATCAGCTTGTCCACCGTGAGCGGCTGGTAGTCGTAGCGCTCGCTGTAGCCGAAGGCGCTGACCACCGGGCGTTCCGGGCCCAGCGGCTCGGGCCGGGGCTTGGCCAGCAGCTGCACCTCATGGCCGAGCTTGCGCAGACCGCGCGCCACCAGGTCGACAAAGCCGGCCGGAAAGTGCGCCTTGTCGAAGTTGAAAAAGGAGCTGCGCCCGCCCCAGTTGCCCGACTGGAAGGCCGCCATGTGCTCGGAGCCCTGCACCTTGTAGCTGAGCAGGCGGTGAACCTCCAGCAGCGCGTCCTTCGGGGCGTTGAGCAGTCGGGCGTCGGTCGCGTTTGAGGCTATCTGGATCATGTGGCTTGCCAAAGTTATGAAATGCTTATACAGTCAGTGCTGACTTATCCATTATCCCTTATACCTAGCCAAGTGACCAAAATCCAAATTGACTACTGCTCGCCCGGAGCGCTCCAGCCTAACCCCTGGAACAGCAACCGCGTCGGCCCCGACATGGAGGCTCGGCTCGAAGCGAGCATCCGTGAGTTCGGCTTCATCAAGCCCATCGTGTGCAGGGAAATCGAAGGGGGTGTGCTTCAAATTATAGGTGGGGAGCATCGCGCCCGTAAGGCTGTCGAGATGGGCATCGAGTCCATCCCGGTGGTCATTCTGCAGGGTGTTTCCGACCAGCGCGCCATGGCGCTCGGCCTGGCCGACAACGGCCGCTACGGCGAGGACGACGCGCTCAAGCTCGCTTCGATCCTGGGCGAGATGGACGCGCAGATGCTCGAACTGCTGCCCTTTGACGAGTCCGACCTGGCCGGCATCTTCGCCAGCTCTGCGGTGAACCTTGACGACCTCGGTTTCGACGACACCGACCCGGACGTGGGCCCGTTGCCCGATGCAGACGCGCCGCGTGCGACCGTCACGCATGAGTTGATGCGCTTCAAGGTGCCCGTCGAGGACCGCGACCGGCTGGAGAAGTTCATCCAGTACGTGATCAAGTCCAAGGGCTTTGCCGCCGAGCAGGACTCGATGGTGGCCGCCGGCATGGCGCTGGTCGAAATGGCCAACGCAGCCAGAGAAGTCATGTGATGTTCATCCGTATCCGCAACGATAACGGGTTTGACGAATGCAACAGCTGCGCTTATGCCGACAGCAGCACCTGCGCCTTTTGCGACGAGGCCGACCAGTATGAACCCAACGAAGTGGGTTCCGACGAACTTGAAATACAGGCCCGTCGCGGCCGGGAGCTGACCTTCGCATGAACGCACCCCACTTCTTTCGCATCGGCATGCGCCTGGCCAATGGCCGCACCCTGGTGGGCAGTGCCGCCGGTGCCGACCATGACACCCTGCGTGCCAAGGTGAATGGCGCCTTGCAGACAAGCGGCTTGCCGGTCACCACGCTGCTGATCTGCATCCCCGGGGGCCAGGCATGAGCACGCTGTACCGCCTCCTGACGCTGGACAGCAAGGGCAAGACCGCCGTCGTCGGCGTCAAGGCCGCCGAGCTGGAGCAGGCCCGCGCGGCCGCCGTTGCCTACATCACCGACAAGCCGGTCGTCGTGGTGACGGTCATTTCGGAGCACCCGCTGTGAGCGCCGAGCAGACCGCGCTGGGCGCAGGCATCGTGCAGCGCCTGCTGGGCGCGCGCATCGTCGTGTGCGGCACCAACGAAGAGGGCGAAATCCTCCTGGGCGCGCTGGCCGATGACGGCGTGCTGACTGAAATCATCATCTTTGTCGAGGACGGCGAGCTGATGCTGTCCGAGACCACACCCCAAAGGGACACCCCGCTGTGAGCAAAAAAGAAGCCTCCATCGAACTCGAACGCTGGCCGATCGAGCACCTGATTCCCTATGACCTGAACGTCAAAAAGCACGACAAGGAGCAGGTCGCCCGCATCGTGCAGGCGATCTCCCGCTTCGGCTTTGACCAGCCCATCGTGGTGGACAAGAACGGCCTGATCATCAAGGGCCACGGCCGGCGCCTGGCCGCCATCGAGCTGGGCATGAAGACCGTGCCGGTGTGGTGCCGCCGCGACCTGTCGGCCGACGAGGTGCGCGCGGCGCGCCTGGCCGACAACCGCGTGGCGATCTCGGACATCGACCCCGAGCTGCTGCGCCTGGAGCTGGGCGACTTGGACGCCGATCTCTCGGGCATCTTCGATGTCAAGGAGCTGGAGTTCGCCGTGGCCGACCTGGGCATCATGAACCCGGACGCCTTCGTCACCGACATGGGGGCCGTGCTCGAAGAGCAGCGCCGCGACATGGACGAACGCACCGAGCGCGCCAAGGATGCCGGCGTGCGCGTACCGCTGTCCAAGGCGTTTGGCTTCAAGGACATCTCCTCGGCCGGGCAGATTGCCATCGCCAGCATGATGTCCAAGGCGGAAGCCGTCACAGGGCTCAAGGATGCCGAAGCACTGGTGGCTTTTGCCGCCTCGGTGGAGTAATTCACTCATGACTGATAACGAAATCCTTGTCACGACCCTGCTGGTGCTGGCCGTCATCTGCATTGAGGTCACCGCCTGCCTGCAGCCGCTCTGGCTGCGCCTGCTGATCGTGGAGTCGCGCTGGAAGCTCGGTGAGTGGCGCGCCCGCGCCGTGATGGGCATCGCCTTCTGGCTGCCGCGCTGGCTAGTACGGGCTGCCGCCATCCGGTTGTTTGCCTACGCCACCACGGGCCGCTACGGCGCGACCCTGGTTCCTGAACTGACTGCTATCGAGGCGCTCAAGCGCTGGGAGACCTCCAAATGACCGAACCCTACCTGGTGGACATCCGTTTCAAGACCCGCGCCCAGCGCTCGCCCCGGGTGCTTGACGTGGCCGAAGCGTTCGGCATCGGGCTGGAGGAAAAGGACTTCGTCGTCTTTGACCAGCTGAGCCTGAACATCGAAAAAGGCGACGTGGTCTACATCACCGGCCAGTCGGGCGGCGGCAAGAGCGTGCTGCTGCGCGAGCTGGCCCGCCAGATGGCCGCGCGCGGCCAGTCGGTGATCAACCTGGACGACATCGTGTTCGCCGACTGCGCGCTGGTGGACCAGATCGGCAAGAACACCGATGACGCCATTCGCCTGCTGGGCATGGCCGGCATCAACGACGCCCACCTGTGGGTCCGCAAGCCCTCGGAGCTGTCCGACGGCCAGCGCTACCGCCTGCGCCTGGCCAAGGCCATGGAGACCGGTGCCGAGGTCTGGGTCGCCGACGAGTTCCTGGCGGTGCTGGACCGCACGTCGGCCAAGGTGATCGCCTACTCGCTGCAGAACCAGGCGCGCCGTATGGGCGCCACCGTGCTGGTGGCCACCACCCACACCGACATGAAGCCCGACCTGTTCCCCAGCCTGGTCGTGGACAAGCGCTTTCGCGAGAAGGTGCGCGTGGACTATTTCGAGAGCGCTGCCCGCCTGGCGGCCGAAGCGCCCATGACCCGCCAAGACATCAACGAGCTTTTGCTCAAAGGACTCTGAACCATGACCATTGCCCGCGAACCAACCTTCGGCGAAAAAGCCGTCGGCGTGTCCTTCAATCCCGGCGGCAATCCGGCCGTCGACCAGTGCAAGCGCAGCTATGCCGCTGCCATTGACCAGCTGAACGACCTGCGTGTGAGCGCCACCCTCAGTGGTCGCGCTGAAGTTGCCCGCCTGGCGTCCATCGCCATCACCGAAGCCCAGACATCGCAGATGTGGGCGGTCAAAGCAATTACCTGGGGCGCCTGAACCATGGCCAAACTTGACATCACCCTGCATGCCTCCGACATGGGCAGCCTGCTGAGTCTGCCGGCCGCCATGGCTGTCGTGACCCAGGCGCTCCGGGACGACCCGGACTATGCCTGGTCCTGGCACTGCAACCTCACCATGATGGCGCAGGACGCCGGTGCCGCCCGCAGTGTCGCCGACGAAGGCTCCGCACGCTTTTTGCAGCTGCTCGCCGGCGTGGACATCCGTCAGCACCCGCACTTTCCCCCGAAGCGCCAGCTCAAGATGGTCGGCACGCCGGTCAACACCAACAGCGCCGTCGAGCAGATCGCCCAGCAGGCGTTCTTTGCCCGCGCCGGGATTCCGCGTCAGGCCGGGAGTGCGAAATGACTTTTGACGAACTGCTCCGCGCTGAGCATGCCCACCCTGTCGTGGCGCTGTTCTACGGGACCAACTGCGCCCCGTGCAACGCCCTCAAGCCCAAGCTGCGCGAGGTCTGCAAGCAAACCGGGACGCCTCTGGAGGAATTCAACAGCGCGGCCGAGCTGCCGATGGTGCGCATGCTGGGCCTGCGCAGCGTGCCGGCGGTCGTGACGGTTCACCGCGGCGAATGGTTCATCGCCTTCACTGGCGACAAGCCCGCCGGCGAGATCGCCGGGCTGCTCGAACAAGCCGGGTTGCGCGCAGCATGAGCGATGAAGTCTGCGTCACACGCCTGGCGGTGCCCGCACGCCGGGAGCTGAGCCTGCTCAAGCACATTTTCGTCGAGTGGGGCGAGATGGCCGACTGGGTGGCGCTGCAGGAGCTGCACTACAAGGGCCACTCGCTCGCCGCCGGCAGCCGCTTCATGCGCTGCGTGCTCAGGGAGCCAGGCGAGGCCGACCACCTGATCGGCATCATGGTGTTTGCCAACCCGCAAATCCACAGCGGCGGGCGCAACCAGGTGTTTGCCCACCTCAAGCCCAACGCCAACGGGCGCGACAACCGCCTGATCAACCAGACGCGCGTGTCCTGGATCAACAAGAACATGACCTGGAACAACCGCACGGTCCTGGACACCATGTACCGCTCGGCCGGCATCGCCTACCGGTTCAAGAACATCGCCTACCGGATGTACTGCGAGCGCTACGGCCGCAAGTTCGTCGAGTCGGTGTCCTCGATGGGGCGCTTCAACCCGTTTTCCATCAAGACCGGCATGAAGTTCGTCAAGCCCAAGGGCGCCGCCGCCCTGGAGCCGGGCCTGCGCTTTTTCGCCGCCCACTTTCGCAGCGACCCGAACGACATCGTGGCCATCCAGGAGGAGTTTCGCGCCATCCCCGAGGCCGAGCGCGAGTTCTTCGACCGCCGGCTGCGCGAGTTCTATTACCGCTGGAGTTCGATGGAGAAGTCCGGCGACAAGCGCGACCTGGGTATGAGCCGCATCAACGGCCTGTCCATCGAGCACATCCTCAAGGAGGTGATGCAGCTGGTGTTCTCCGCCACCGTGTACTGGCTCTGGCAGGCCGTTGACACCCAGAAACTGCCCGGGTGCATGCCGATCACCGCATTCGACGAGCAGGGACCGAACGAGCCCTTGGCGCGCGTCTGGACCCCCGTGGTGAGCCCATGAGGGGCCTGAAAGGGGTCACGCCCTACCAGTTTGAGATTCTGACCACGCTCGGTCGCCTGGAAGCGCTGGGCGAGCGCCTGGCGGACTTCGACCAGCTGCTGGAGACGCTGTCCTGGACGCCGAGCAAGGAAAGCGCGCAGTTCACGATCCGGGCGATGGTCGGCAAGAAGTTCATCGAGAAGGCGCCGCTGGAGTCCCGACGGGGCCGCAACCGGGTCTGCTACCGGCTGCTGGAAGCCGGCAAAGCCGTGCTGGACCCACGCCGAATGGCGCCGGAAAAGCCTGAAGGACCGGCCGAAAAGGAAAGCCCAAGCCTTCGCTCCGGGAGGCCCGAGGTGCTCGATTTGGACGCCGAAATCGCTTCCCTCCGGGAGTTCGCCGTGGACTGAAATGGGACCAAAGAAGGCTCGAATTAAGTCTCTTTTCGCCCCATTTCCTCCCGGGAATTACAGAATCATCAAAGTAGGTGCAACTCATTGATTTCATTGAAGAAAATCACCAGTTAGCATTTTTCTGTTTTCCCTATATATAGAACTTTTGAAGAAGAAAAGACTTGTCTATTAACTGACTCAAACGATCACATGACCGTTTGGCGAAAACGCCCAAAAAGAACAAACCGAGCGACTGATGACAGCCGCCCAACTCCCGGAAGAAAAGCATGAGTGAAGCAGAAAAGAAGAAGCCGAAAAAGCCCGTCACGTTTCGCCAGATGACCGTCGCGCAAAAGGCCGAGGCCGCCGCCCTCTGGCGCACCGGCACCGTCACGCTCGAAGATTTGGGCAAGCGCTACAAGAAGCAGCCCGAGACCCTGTCCCGGCTGTTCACCCGCATGGGCATCGTCAAGGGCTCCGGCGCGGAAGAGGCGGTCAAGAAGGTCATGGCGACCGTCGAGGCCCGCACGCTGTCGGACACCGAAGAGACGATGCGCAAGATCGCCGCCACGCGCAACGAGCACTTCCTGATGTCGAGCAACCTGGCCAAGATCGCCTGGGCGGAGATTTTGCGCGCCCGTCAGGCCAAGGTGGACATCGGCACGCTCAAGGACGTGATGATGGCGCTCAAGCTCGCCGGCGACGTGATCGGCAACGCGCGCAAGGAATTGTTCGCCGTGCTCGACGTGGAGAAGCACGCCAAGGAAGAAGGCTACGACCACCTGCCGGAACTCACCGTGCGCGAACTCACCACCGGCGAAATGCTGCAGCTGCAGTCCCGCTCCTTCGATGACGAGATGGGGCTTGACGCTGACGCAGACGCGGGGGCAGACATGATGCCCGATGACTTCGCAGAAGGGCCGTAAGTGAGTGCCAAGCCCGCCAAAGCGGGCATTGATACCGCCCTCACCCCGCTCGCGCTGGCGAGCGCACTGGCGACCGCAAGCGACGCGATCCGTGAGGACTTCCGGCCGCCGGCCAACACGCTGTTCCTGCACCCCAAGCAGATGGAGGTCTACCAGAGCCGCCACCGCTTCAAGGTCGTGGTCGCGGGCCGGCGCTGGGGCAAGACGCAGCTGGCCAAAATCTGCCTGATCAAGTTCGCCCGCAAACCCCGGCGCCTGATCTGGTACGTCGCGCCGTCCTACCGCATGGCCAAGCAGATCATGTGGCCCGACCTGGTCGAGGCGATTCCGCGCAGCTGGGTCCGCAAGTACAACGAGACCATCCTGACGATCACGCTGGTCAACGGCAGCCGCATCGAACTCAAGGGCGCCGACAACCCCGACACGCTGCGCGGCGTCGGCATTCACTACCTGGTCATGGACGAGGTGCAGGACATCAGCCCGGACGCCTGGAAGAAGGTGCTGCGCCCGACGCTGGCCTCCACCGGCGGCCACGCGCTGTTCATCGGCACGCCCAAGGCGTTCAACGTGCTGCACGAGCTGTGGAGCGCCGGCCAGAAGGAAGAAGCCCGCGCCTGGTCGAGCTGGCAGTTCCCGACCATCACCTCGCCCTTCATCCCGGTCGAGGAAATCGAGGCGGCCCGCGCCGACATGGATGAAAAGTCCTTCGAGCAGGAGTTCAACGCCAGCTTCATGACCATGAGCGGACGCGTCTACTACCCGTTCGACCGGGCGGTGCACATCAAGCCGCTGGCGTTCGACCCCACGCTGCCGATCTGGATCGGGCAGGATTTCAACATCGACCCGATGTCCTCCGTGGTATTCCAGCGACAAAAAAATGGCGACCTGTGGGCGGTGGACGAGATCTGCCTGATGAACTCCAACACCCAGGAGCTGTGCGACGAGCTGGAGCGGCGCTACTGGCGCTTCCTGGACCAGATCGTCATCTATCCAGATCCGGCCGGCGCCTACCGGGGTCACCAGCGCGGCGAGTCCGACCTGGACATCTTTCGGGAGCGCGGCTTCAAGAAGCAAAAGTACCGCCGCAAGCACCCGCCCGTGGCCGACCGCGTCAACTCGGTCAACCGCATGCTGCGCGCGGCCGACGGCACGATCCGCTTTTACATCGACCCGCGCTGCAAAAAGCTGATCGAGGCGTTCGAGCAGACGCTGTACGTGCCCGGCTCGCGCGAGGTCGACAAGAAGGCCGGCGTGGAGCACGCCGCCGACGCGGCGGGCTACTGCATCGAGTTTGAGCACCCGATGCGCAAGGTGGAAATCATGGGCGTTTCAATATAACTTGTCAGTCAGTCCTGACTAAACTATCATCCAACCCTGCCTATAAGAACCATGACCGACAAAATCAAAAAACTCATCGAAAGCCGCCACCCCGAATACGCGGAGCGGATCGAACACTGGGATTTCCTGGAGGACACCTACGAGGGTGGCCGGGATTGGTTCGAGGACAACATTTTTCGCTTCGTCAAGGAAGGCGACATCGAGTTCGAGGAGCGCGTCAAGCGCGCCTACCGCTTCAACCACACCAAGCAGGTGGTGGACCAGGTGGACAAATACGTCTTCAAGATGCCGATCACGCGCAACGAAGCCGACAGCCCGGGGGCCATCAAGCGCTTCTGGAAGCGCGCCACGCTCAACGGCCTGGACGCCGACACCTTTGCCAAGCGCATCTCCAACGCCACCAGCATCTACGGCCGCGCCTGGGTGGTGGTGGATTCGAGCGTACAGGCCGGCACGGTCACCACGGTGAAGGACGAAAAGCTCGCCGCTGGCCAGATTTACGCCTACATCGTGCGCCCGCAAGACTTTCTGGACATGAGCTACGACGAACTGGGCCAGCTCAACTGGGCCTTGGTGCGCGAGTTCGGCCGCGATGACGACGACCCGATGGAGTCTTCGCGCGCCTCGGTCGAGCGCTTTCGCCTGTGGACGCGCGACAGCTGGACGCTCTACGAGACCGTGGTCAAGCGCGGCAAGAAAAGCTACGTCGAGACCGACTCCGGCGTGCATGGTCTGGGCGTCGTGCCGATCGTGCAGGCCGACCATGTGTTCTCCGAAGAGTTCTACCACGCCCCGGGCCTGGTCGAGGACGCCGCCTACCTGGACCGCGCGGTCGCCAACTACCTGTCCAACCTGGACGCGATCATCCAGGACCAGACGTTTTCCCAGCTCGCCATGCCCGCCCAAGGCGTGCTGCCGGGCGAGAGCGGCTACGACAAGCTGATCCAGATGAGCACCAAGCGGGTGTTCCTGTTCAACGGCGAAGCCGGCACACAGCCGTTCTACCTGAGCCCGGACCCCAAGCAGGCCGAGCTGATCCTCAAGGCGATCGGCTCGATCATCAACGAAATCTACCACTCGGTCGGCCTCTCGGGCGAGCGCACGCAGAGCAACAGCGGCGGCGCAGGCACAGAGGCGTCCGGCGTGGCCAAGAGCTACGACTTCGAGCGCGTCAACTCGCTGCTGACGGCCAAGGCCGCCGCGCTGCAGCTGACGGAGCAAAACATCCTGCGCATGGTCGGGCTGTACGCCGGCGAGAAAGACCTGGCGGTTGAAAAGCTGCTGGAGTACCCCACCGAATTCGACGTGCGCAGCGTCTACGACGAGTTTGAGATCGCCGCGCAGCTGAGTCTGATCACCGCCCCCGACGAGGTGCGGCGCGAGCAGATGCGCGCACTGACCAAGAAACTGTTCCCGGCCGCCTCTGACAAGGTCAGCGCGCTGCTGGAAGCCTCCCTCAAAGACTGGCCGCCGGAGATGATCGCGGCCACCGGCCTGGGCGCCCCGACGGCGCCAGGCGAAAAGAGTTCGGGTGACCCGCTGAAGGCGGCCAACACCCAACGAGTGGCCAAAAAAATGGCCGCTTAACCCGTGAACTAAGAGACCTGTTCACACACCCTCAACAATGGCCGAGAGACTGGCCGCAAGGAAAGATACATGCGCATCCTACGACTGATGAAACTGCACCGACTCATGGACCAAGCGGGCGAAGGCGGCACTGACGCCGGCGGCACCGGGACAGGCGACGCTGCTGCAGCCGCCGCCCTGGCAGCCAAGGCCGCGGCTGACAAAGTAGAAGCGGATAAAGCCGAAGCGGCCAAGGGTCAAACCTCGGATGCCGAAGCCAAGCTGCTCAAAGACCTGATGAAGCACAAGACCCGCGCGTCGGAGTTGGAAGGTCAGCTCTCTCAAGTGAATGAGAAGCTCAAGTCGTTCGACGGCATCGACCTGGACAAGGTCCGGACGATGCTCGCCGAGCAAGAAGCGTTGGAAACCAAACGTCTGGAGGCCAAGGGTGACTTTGACCGCCTGACCAAGCAAATGGGCGAGCGCCACGCGGCGGACAAGTCCTCCATGCAGCAGCAGATCGAGGAGGCCAAGCTCGCCTCGGTCACGCTGTCGCGGCAAATTGCCGAACTGACTGTGGGCGGCGCGTTCACCAACAGCCAGTTCGTCAAGGAAGACCTGACGCTGACGCCCGCCAAGGCGCGTGTGATCTACGGATCGCACTTTGAATTCAAGGACGGCAAGGTCGTCGGCTACGACAAGCCCGCAGGTGCAAGTGACCGCACGCTGCTGGTGGACGCCGCCGCGAACGCGCTGAGCTTTGAAGAAGCCATGCGCAAGCTCATCGAGGCCGACCCGGATCGTGACGAACTGGTGAAGTCCAAGATGAAGCCAGGCGCAGGCAGCTCGACCGTCAAGAGCGTCAAAAAGGACAGCAGCGAAGCGAAGGCACAGATGACCAGCATCGAACGCATCGCCGCCGGCCTCAAGGCGCTTGCAATCAAGTAACAAGGCTCATATACTCAGTCATCGCTGACTGAGCGAGCCAACAAGGAAAACAAAAAATGGCACTCCTCCGAGCCGAAGCAGAAAAACTCTCCCAGAACCAAGTGGTTCAGGGCCTGATCGAAGAGATCATCACCGTGAACGAAATGTTCGCTCTCCTGCCATTCGCGCAAGTGAACGGCAAGGCGTACCTCTACAAGCGCGAAAACGTGCTGCCCACCGTTGCGTTCCTGGACGTTGACGAGGTTGTGCCTGAAAGCGCCGGTACGTTCACGGAAATCGTGACCAAGCTGCGCATTCTGGCTGGCGACGTGGACGTCGACAAGTTCCTGAACGAGACCATGTCCGACACCGAAGACCAGCTGGCTACCCAGTTGGCGCTGAAGTCCAAGGCCATGGCCCGTCAGTTCATGGACACTGCCGTCAACGGTGACGCAGGCGCCAACGCGAAGTCCTTCGACGGCATGAAAGTGCTGACGACCGCCGGTCAAACGGTGAACATCGCTGCCAACGGCGGCGCCCTCACCATGAGCGCGCTGGACCAGCTGGTTGACGCCGTGCCGAACAAGCCGGACTTCCTGATGATGCGCTCTGGCACCCGCCGCGCCTACATGGCCCTGCTGCGCGCCGCTGCCGGTAACACGGCTGCGATGATCCAGCACCCGAACTTCGAGGTGCCTATCCTGGCACACAACGGCGTGCCGATCGTGATCAACGACTGGCTGCCTGCTACCGAAGTGCTGGGCACTTCCGGCGCGACGACCTGCTCCGTGTACGCGGTGCGTGCCAATGAGCTGGACGGCCTGCACGGTCTGTACGGCGGTTCGGCGGCCGGCATTCGTGTCGAAGCCATCGGCACCGTGCAGAACAAGGATGCCATTCGCACCCGCGTCAAGTGGTACTGCGGCATGGCGCTGAAGAGCACCCGTTCGATGGCTCGCCTGAACGGTCTGACCAACGTCTAAAACGCCCACAAGGCGTAAGTCACGGGTGACTGAAAAATGGGGCTACGGCCCCATTTTTTTTATCAACACTTTCTCATCCCAAAGGAAAACATCATGAAGATCAAAATCACACAAGCCGGCTGGGCTGGCTACACTGGCCTGCTGGGCATGGTCGAGTTCGCCGACGGCGTGTCCGTTGACGAGTGCAGCCGCGCCGACGCCGCCCACATCGGCGGCATCGTCTCGATCGAGGATGTCGAGACGGGCCGCAACCCCTCGGCCGCCCAGCTGATCGTGGACAGCGGCCTGATCGAAGCGCCCGTCGAGGTGGTCGTCGCCCCGGCATCTGACGCCCTGGCGGCCACCCAGGTCCACTCCAAGGAGTCGCTGGAGCTGGTGGCCGACGCACGCGGCATCAAGGGCGTGCGCGAGATTGGCGACGAGCTGGGCCTCAAGGGCAACTCGATCTCCGAGCTGATCGAAAAAATCCTCCACGCGCAAGCCGCATAAGGCCCTGTCATGCAAAGCTACCAACCCGGCACCGATGTGCCCCTGACCTTCGACCTGGTTGGCGAGCAGCCGACCGCGCTGCGCTGGCGCGTGCTGGATGAAAACGAAGTCGTGCTGCAGGACTGGACGGCGGCAGACCTGCCGGACGGCACCTCGCTCACGCTCGTCGTTCCTGCCGCCCTCAACCAGCTCCCGGCTCAGGCGCTGCGCGCCCTGCGCGGCATCGAGCTGGAGGTCACCACCGCGCTGGGCGCCTGGCTCAGCACCCAGGTGGCGATGCTCAAGGCCGGCACCGTGCTGCTGGCCGGATTCAACACCTTTCAGTCGTACTTTCAGGCGCTCTTCTTGATCGAAGGCCAGCCTGCGGACTTCACCAGCGGCTGGAACAGCGCCGAGCGCGACGCCCGGGAAAGCGCACTGGTCGAGGCCCACCAGCGCATCTTGCAGCTGCCCATCGCCCTGGAGTTCGGCAGTGACCAGAGTCGCATGACCAGCGACAGCTGGCTGGGCGCCCGGCGCAGCGAGCGGCTGCTGCGCAACCTGGCACCAGCCGATGTGCTGCTGCTTTACGCGCCCCTGCTGACGGCGCTTCGCCTGGCCCAGGTCGCCGAGGCCGACGATGTGCTCAACATCGACTCGCCGCGCGCGGCAGGCAACGCTGGCATGACCTCGCTGACCGTGGGCGAGTCGAGCCAAACCTGGCGCCAGGGCGCCACGGGCAGCTCCAAGCCCATGGAATACCCGGTGTGCCCGCGCGCCCTGGCGCACCTGCAGCGCTGGCTGCGCTACAGCGGCGCGATCGGCCGGTCATGATCTACCCGAAACTCTGGATTGAGCGGCGCGCGCAGCTGGGCAACGACACCTACGGCCAGCCCATGCTGGGGCCGGTTCAGCGCGAGCGCGTCGCGCCGGTCAAGCTGATCTTCAATGCGGTGCATACCACGGTGCGCACCGACTCGGGCGGCTCACACGGTCACGCCTATGAAGACACGGCCAATGTCGTGCTGCTCGCGCTGCGCACCAGCGGCATTGCGCTGGGCGACATCCTGACGGTGCAGGGCAACGAGGTTCGCGTCATCGGCCGGCAGGAGCGCTACCGCCCCAACGGCGTGCTCGACCACCTCGAAATCAGCTGCACGGCCTGGAAGTAAGCCATGGGCATGAAGATCAAGTTCAACGTCCCGGCCCTCGAAGCGAGCATTCACAACATCGCCGAAAAAGCCAGCAGCAACGCAGCGCGCAGCCTGCGCCGCGCCGCCGTGAAGATCCGCGACCTGGCGCGCGAGTACGCGCCCCGGGACACCGGCACGCTGGAGAACTCGATCGACTACGGCACGACCACCGGCGCCGACAAACGCAAGGTGTTCGTCGTCTACATCGACCTGGATGCGATGCACCCGGCCGGCAAGCCCGTGGGTGACTACGCCTGGATCATGGAGCAGCAGCTGCACCCGCACGGCCGGCGCGCCCCGGGCGGCCTGGACTTTCACACCCGCGCCAAGTCCGGCCCCAAGGTGGGCGGGCGCTTTCTCTCGCGCGCCATCAAGGAGGGCACCAAGATGATGCTGGAAAACGCCCGCACCGAGGTGAGCCGCACGCTGGGCAAATCACGCCTGATCAACATCGACTACCAACGCGACACCGGAGGTGACGAATGAACCTGGAAGCCATCGCCGACCGCCTGGCGCTCAATACGCGTCTGGAGCGCAAGTCCATCTTTGTGACGGAGATGCCCGCTGCCTGCGACATCGGCATCTTGCTGATGGGCAGTTACGGCGGCACCCCGATCAACCACGAACTGCCGGGCTACTACGAGACCGAGTTTCGCGTCGTCGTGCGCCACACCGACTATGTCGCCGGTCGCACCCTGGCCACCAAGGCGTCGCAGGCGCTGACCAGCCACATCGGCTTCACCGCCGGCGACATGCTGGTGCGCCAGTGCCTGCCGGCCAACCTGCCGCGCCCCTACCGGCGCTCGGCGGGCGGCTACTGGGAGTTCGAGGTCGATGTGCAGGTCACCTTCGTGGTGCCGGGCGGTTAACTTGCGCCCACGCGCCTTGGCGCATAGAATCAGTCACCCGTGACTGATTAACAGAAACCCTGAAATAGAACAAGGAATAAGAAAATGGCATCCAGTACCAAAAACGTCAAACTCGGCGTGTGCAAGGCTTACTTCGACGGTCTCGACTTGGGCCTGACCCAAGGCGGCGTTGAAGTCACCGTCTCCACCGAGACCCACAAGGTCGAAGTGGACCAGTTCGGCAAGACCGCTATCAATGAGCTGATCATGGGTCGCACCGTGCAGGTCAAGGTGCCGCTGGCGGAAACCACGCTGCGCAACCTGGTGGCAACCATGCCCGGCTCGGCACTGATCACCGACGGCGCACAGGCGTCCGTCACGCTGACCTCGGCCGCCGCACCTACCATCTCCAGCACCTTCACGCTGGGTGGCCAGGCGTTCACCTTCATCGCCGCCGGCAGCAAGCCCACGACCGCCTACCAAGTGGTTCTGGGCACCACGCAGGCCATCTCGATGCAAAACGCCGTGGACGCGATCAACCGCGCCACGTTGCAAGCAGCCCTCGGCGGCCTGCAGGCGTCCTTGACCTCGGCCACTGTCATCACCGTCAAGGTGGGCGACCCCGGCGTGCTGGGCAATGCCGTGACGGCTACGGCAGCCACCGGCTTCGTTGCCGGCGGCGCGACCTTCACCGGCGGCGTGGCGGAAACCAAGGCACGCGTGGAAACCTCCACCGGCACCGGCATCGACCTGCTGAGCCTGGCGCGCGTGCTGCGCCTGCACCCACAGGGCAAGGCCGACACCGACTTCTCGGACGACTTCGTGGTCTACCAGGCCGGCACGCCGGGTGCCCTGACCTTCGCCTACAAGCTGGACTCCGAGCGCGTCTACAACATCGAGTTCACCGGCTACCCGGACAGCGCCGGACGTCTGTTCTCGACGGGCGACCTGCTCGCCTAAAGCACTGAAGGCAGCCAGCAATGGCTGCCTTCATTTTCCATTCACCTTCCAACCCACCCTTTTAGCTGAAAGACTTCCATGAAGATTTTGAACATCGACGCTTTTGCACAGATCACCCGCCAGATTTCGCTGGGCGGCGTGGCTTACCCGATTGAAGAAACCAGCGTTCAGCAGTTCATCGACAACCTCAAGGCCGCCGAGGCGCTCGAAGCGACCGACCCCGCCGCGAAGGAAAACGTCGCCAAGAATTTCGAGCAAGCCATCGCCTCCATCAAGGAAGCCATCCCGACGCTGCCCGAAGAGAAAATTCGCGCCCTCAAGCTGCCGGCCATGACGGCGGTGTTGCAGTTCATTCGCGGCGAACTCGACCTGACCGAGACCCCGGGCGCTGCGGGCGAGAGCGACGCCGAAAAAAAGCCCAGCTGATCGAGTCGGTCGACCTCGGCTTCCTCATCTGCCGGGTCATGCGGGTCTACGCGCTCGCCTACCGCGACACGATGGGGCTGCCGATGCGCGTGTTCTGGCAGCTCTCCGGGACGATTCCGCGACTGCTCGATGGGGAAAACAAGACGGTGCTTGAGCTGGGGGTGGTCGCTACCCATGACCCCAAGACGGCCGCCGAGATGGTCACGGAGCTGCACACGCGCAGTCCGGAGCCGATCAAGTTGACGGCTCACGCCATCGTCGCCGCCAACTCGGTGCGTGACGATGCTGGCTTCAACGAGCTGAGAAGCATGTAGCCCAGAAGAAAAACAACAAGGAAGCATCATGGCAGTCGCTGGCGAAATCGTTATTGAACTCAAGATTGACGCCGGCGGCATGCCTGTGGTGGTCCGCCGCGCGGGCACTGTGCTGCGCGAATTTCAGAGCACACTCAACCAGACCGCCAAGTCGGTCAAGCGCCTGGAATACAACTCCGACTCGCTGAGTACCAAGTTCCGCCACCTCGTCATGACGCTGGGCAACCTGCGCTTCGTGGCGATGGACATCAACGACCTGTTCCTGCGCCTGCCGGTGTCGATCCTCAAGACCGCCGGCGAGCTGGAGCGCATGCAGGTGCTCATGACCGGCCTGTCCAAGGAGACCAGCAAGGCTGCCAAGGAAGCCGAGGGCCTGAAGAACTTCAACTTTGTCACGGCGCTGTCCAAGAAGGCGCCGTTCGACATCGCCGCGCTGTCCGACTCGTTCGTCAAGCTCAAGACCGCCGGCATCGACCCGGCCGACGGCTCGATGAATGCGCTGGTCAACTCGGTCGCGCGCTTTGGCGGCACCTCCGAGTCGCTCAAACGCGCCTCGGTCGCCATCCAGCAGATGAGCGGCAAAGGCGTGATCTCAATGGAAGAGCTTCGCCAGCAGCTTGGCGAAGCCGTCCCGACGGCGATGCAGGACATGGCTGACGGCATGGGCGTGTCGATGGCCGAGCTGGCCAAGATCGTGCAGACCGGCACGCTCAAGACCGGCCCGGCGATTGGCAAGATGCTCAACATGATGCAGGTCAACAACGCGGGCGCTGCCGCCGAGATGATGAAGACCTGGACCGGCACGCTCTCGCGGCTGAAGTCCGAGTGGGAGCTCGCCGCCAAGTTCATCGTGGACAGCGGCTTTGGCGACGGCGCCAAGGATGCCGCACTCAAGCTGACCGCCGCGCTGCGCACCGACGACTTCAAGCGCTTTTCCTCCGACGCCGGGGCCGGGCTCGGCGAGGCCATGAATTCGCTCATCAGCATCACGCAGACGCTGATCAAGTACCGCGAGGAGATCGCCCTGGCTGCCCAAGCCTGGGTCGCCTACAAGGTGGTGTTCGGACTGATTGGCCCGATGGGCAACGCCCTGGAGGCGTCCTCGCGCCGGGGCATCAAGTCTATGCAGGACGAGGTGAACGCCATCATGCGGCGCTCAGAAGCGCAGCGCGCCGGCGCTCAGGCCGGTGCCGTCGACGCCGCCGCGCGCCAGGCGCAGGCCACCAAGCAGCTTGCCAGCTACACCGCCGACCTGACTGCACTTCGGGCTCGCAACGCCGCCATAGTCGCCGAGACTGCGCGGCTCAACGCCATTCAGTCGTTTCGGCCCAAGGATTTCAGCAACCTCGCCAGTGACCTGGCTGCCAAGGCAGCGGCCACCAAGGCGCTGGCCGTGCTCAAGGTCGAGACGGACGCCAATGCGGCGGCGCAGACGCGCCTGGCGACCAAGGTCGCGGTCGCCAACCTCGCGCTGGAACGCCAGCAGGTCGATGCCGCGCGCGCCGCAGGCAGCTTGACGCTGCTCACCAGCGCGAGCCGTCTGTCATCCACAGCGGCGCTGGCGGCTGGCGTTGCCGCACGCGCCTTCTCGGGCGTTGTCGGGCTGCTGGGCGGGCCAATCGGCATTGCCATTCTGGCTATCATGGGCCTGGTGTACTGGTGGAACCAAGCCGGGCAGGCCGCCGAAGACTCGGCCGACCGCCAGCGTCGCGCTGCCGCCCGCCTGTCGAACGAGAAAGACCTGGCCGACTTCAAGGACGACGCGCGGGCCGCCAAGGGCGGCGTCGCCGATGCCGAGGCCGGAACGCGCCAGAAGGTCGACATCGGCATGGGCATCTTTCGCGAGCAGAACGCCCAGGAAAAGCAAGCCTCGAACGCTGCCCTGGCGACCGCCAAGGCCAAGCTGAGCGAAGCCGAGGGCCTGGTGGCGCGCGTCGAGGGCATCGTCGGCGACGCCAAGTCCCGGGTGCGCACCGACGGCATCAATGCCGATGTCAATGCCGTCATCGAGGCGCGCAGCGACGCCACCAACCTGGAAATCGCCAAGATCGGCGAGAGCAACCGGGCCGTGCTCGACGCGGTCAAGGGGGATGCCAAGAAATTTACCGCCGAGACCAAGCGGGTCAACGACCTCAAGCAAGACGCCGAGGTGCGGGGCTACGCCGCACGCATTGCCGGACGCGAAGCCGCTGCCGCCAAGCTCAAGGAGCTGGCGCTGAAGATGCCCGAGGGCAGCCTGGATGCCAAGTCGAACCTGCGCGCCGCCAAGGTCGAGCAGGACGCGGCCGACCAGTTGCGCATCGAGCAGCAAGCCTTCATCGAGCGACGCAACGCCAAGGACGAGTTCAAGCCGAAGAAGGAAAAGAAGGAAGGGGCGGGCGCCAAGGAGCCGGTGGTCAACAAGATCGACGCCTTTATCGGGAACCTGCGCGAGAAGCAGGCCGAGCTCAAGGCGCTGATTCCCGGCCTGCTGGGCGACCTCGGCAAGAGCGATGAAGTCGCCGCCGCCCTGGCCGAACTGGAGCAAAAGTTCAAGTCCAAGGACTTCGACTACCGCGTGGGTAAAAAGACGGTCGGCCCCACCGACGCGCAAAAGCAGACCATGCGCGACCTGACGGAGCAAAACGTCCAGCTTGCAACACTCAAGGACGACGCCAAGAAGCTCGCAGGCGAGATCAACAAGATGGCCCCGGACTACGAGCACGCGCTCAAGCTGCTGGCCGACCCGCTGGGCACTGGCGAGATGAAGCAGACCAACAAGTTTGACGAGATGATCGCCAAGCTCAAGGCCGCGCCGTCCGAATTCAAGAAGTTTGCCGAGGGCGCAGGCATCGCTGCCGACAGCTTCGCTGCACTGCTCGCCAAGATGGAAGAGGGGCGCACCCAGGCGGCGACCATCGACATGGGCAAGGGCTACGCCGACATGGTCGGCGACAACCAGAAGCTCAGCCTGGACCTGATCGAGGATGACCGCGAGCGCGCGCGCCAGCAGGCGGCCATTGCCGAGACGCTGGCGGCCAAGCAAGCCAGTCTGGCGATCGAGGAGTTCACCAAGGCCAAGGTCGCCACCGACCTGATCGACCAGTACAGGGCGCAAGTCGAGATCGGCGCTGCGCTGCGCGCCAAAGACTTGGCGATGAAGAGCCGCACGCCGATCGAAAAGCTCGCCGACGACTGGCAAAACTCGATGACCAAGATGGAAGAGGCCGGCGCGCAGTGGTCCGGCGGCTTCGTGGACATGATGGTCAGCTCGGCCAAGACCGGCAAGCTCGAATTCGGCTCGTTCGTCGAGTCGGTGCTGGCCGACATCCTGAAAATTCAGCTGCAGCGCTCGCTCGGTGACCCGCTCAGGGAAGTGGTCAACGCCGGCACCGGCTGGCTCAAGGGCCAGATGCCCGACCTGGGCAACAACGGGCGCAACGGTGTCGGCTCGGCCCTTGCAGAGACGGCTGCCACCGAAGCGGCGCGCGAGGTCAAGCGCTTCTCGATGGCCGCCCTGCAGGCCAAGGACGGCCTGGGCGAGTTCGTTAACACCGGCGTCGACGCTGCCACGCAGGGCCTGGTCTCCAGCGTCGCCGCGCAGGGTCAGGAACTCATCGCCACGGGCAGCTTCACCAGCTCGATCGGCACGGCCACCAGCGCCGTCTACGCCTTCATCAACGCACTGCAGGCCCAGTCGGGCGGCAGCGGCGGCACGGGCATCCTGGGCAGCGTCGCTGGCCTGTTCGGAGGCGGCAGCGCCCCCAGCGGCTTTAGCACCGGCGCGGGCACCATGGCCGAGCTGGCCAGCCTGGGCGTGTTCGCCGACGGCGGCATCATGTCCAGCATGGGGCCGGTGTCGCTGCGCAAGTATGCCGCCGGCGGCATCGCCAACAGCCCGCAGCTCGCGCTGTACGGCGAGGCCGGCCCGGAAGCCTATGTGCCACTGCCAGACGGTCGCTCCATCCCGGTCAGCCTATCGGGCAGCCTGAGCGCCCCGGGCGCCGGCATGCCCAGCGTGACAGTCAATGTGATCAACCAGAGTGGCCAGCAGGTCGGTGCCCAAACCAGCCAGCCGCGCTTTGACGGCAAGCAGATGGTGCTGGACATCGTGCTAACCGCCGCAAATTCGCCAGGCCCGTTCCGGGATGGCCTCAAAGGCGCCGTTGGGCGCTAAGAAGGAAAAATCATGGCAGACCCCGTATTCCCCACCTTGCCCTCGGGTAAGGCGCCTGACTCGTCCAAGTACGAGGTCAGCAAAGTGGACCCAGCGATGCGCTCGGAGGCCGAGGGCGGCTACACCATTTCGCGTGCCCGCTTCACCCGCAAGCCCAGGCGCAAGTTCAAGATCGCGTACACCTTCATCGACAACGCCGACAAGCAGCTGATTGACGACTTCTACGATATGGTTTGCGGCGGCTCGGTGATTTTTAAGTGGACCGACCCGCAGTCCAGCCAGGACTACAGCGTGCGCTTCATTGGCCAGGGCCTCACCTTTAGCTATGTGGGCATTGGCGGCAACGACGCCTGGGATTGCTCGTTCGAGCTGCAGCAGGCATAATCATTAGTCACAACTGACTGATCTATGCCAAAACAACTTTCCGTCGCATCCGTCATTGAGAAGAACCGGCTATCTTCGGATGTGCCGTTTCTGCCATGTCTTGACATCACTGTTATCGACCCCGCCACATTCGCAACTGTCGAGGTGCTGCATCTAGTGCGTAACGACGAGGACATCATTTACAACGGCTTTGTCTACAAGGCCATTTTGTTTGACCTAGAGCTAAAGCAAGAAGCAGGAACGCAAGGTTCGGTCAATCTAAGCATCGTGGACTACACGCGCGCGCTGCAGGGGCGCATGCAAGCCTACGGCGGCGGGGTGGGCTTTCGCGTCTCCATTTTGGTGGTCAACGCTGGCGCGCTCGACCAGCCGCCCGAAATCATCGAGGACTTCGAGGTCATTGGCGCGTCCTCGGCAGACTACTCGGCCTCTTTCACGCTGGGCGTGGAGAACGCGCTGGCCAAGACCTTTCCGCGCCGCAAGCAAACGCGCGACTTTTGCCAGTGGCGCTACAAGGACGCAGTCACCTGCGGCTACACCGGCGGCTTGTCAAGCTGCGACCTGAGCCTGCAGGGCGCCAACGGCTGCGCTGCACACGGCAACACCGTTCGCTTTGGCGCATTCCCCGGCATCAACAGCAACGGCGCGCGCTATGGTTGATGTAAGCCGCCTGATTGGCGCACCCTTCGTCACCGGCGGGCGCGGCCCGGACAGCTTTGACTGCTACGGGCTGGTCATGCACCTGCTGCGCGAGCACCACGGCATTGCAATTCCCGACTTCAAAAGCAGCGCCGACCAGACTGTGATCATGGCCAAGTTCGCCGCCGGCGTGCAAGCCTGGCGCGAAGTGCCGCCCATGGCCGGCGCGGTCGCCCTGTTTCGCATTGGACGCCACATCTCTCACTGCGGCTACCTGCTCGACAGCACCCAGATGGTTCACACCTGGGAGCAGTCGGGCGGCGTCGTCATCGAGCGCCTGGACCCATGGCGGCGGCGCATCGCCGGTTTCTATCAATACGTTGGCGAGCCTACATGAACACCGAAGTCCTGATTCCCGTCATCCGCATCGTCAACCCCTTTGATCCGCGCGACGCGGTGCGCGAGACCCTGGTGTGGAAAAGCGGTCAGACACTGGCCGACTACTTCCCCGCCGGCATGGTCGAGCATGTGGTGTCGATCAACGGCCAGCCGGTCGAGCCAGAAGACATGGCCAGCACCTACCTGGACCGCACCGACAATCTGGTGATCTGCCCCATCCCGACCGGCGGCGGGGGCGGTAAGAACATCTTGCGCGTGGTGGCGATGATCGCCATTGCCGTGTACGCCCCTTACGCGGCAGGTGCCATGTATGGCGCCATGGGCGGCACGCTGGTCATGGCCAACGCGGGCATGATGCTGGGCGCGCTGACGGCCGGTGTGACGCTGGCCGGCGGGATGCTGGTCAACGCCCTGCTGGCGCCGCCCAAGGCCAGCTCTGGCGCCTCCTCGGACATTGCGGATGGTTCATCCTACGGCATCGACGGCGCCAAAAACACCTCGGCAGAAGGGATTCCCGTGCCGGTGTGCTACGGCACGTTCCGACAGGGCGGCAACGTGCTTAACGCCTTCGTGGAAAACGAAGGCACGACGCAGTCGCTGTACCTGCTGCTCAACGCCGGCGAAGGCCCCGTGGCCAGCCTGGGCGACCTGCGCATCAATGACCAGCCGATTGCAAACTACAAGAAAGTCGAAACGCAGGTACGCCTGGGCGAGGCCAACCAGCCCATCATCTCCTGGTTTGGCGACACCACCACCCCCGTATCGCTCAACAAGCAGCTGGTGCCCGGCGAATACGTGCTCTATGAGACCAGCGGGCCAGTTGACCGCCTGCGCTTTGATCTGGTATTCCCGGCCGGCATGGGCCTGACCAGCCTGAGCGACGGCAAGCGCAGCGCCGTTTCGGTAGCTGTTGAAATCGAAGTGCGCCTCAAGGGCAGCTCCGCCTGGAGTCCCGTGGGCACCCGCGAAACAGGCTTTTCCCGCGTTTTTCATTACGTCCAGACCACGCCGGGCGCGCCTATTTACTCGCTGGGCCGCGTTATCGGCTGGACCGCCTCGACATCCTCGCAGGTCACAAGCAACACCCTGCCGGCCAACTACAGCTTTGACGACTCCGGCGGGCGCAACGTGGTGTACTACGACTACACCTATGCCGTCAGCGGACAGGGTGACGAAAGCAGCACCGTCACGGAATACGCCGCCCGCACCGAAGTGGGCACTTTTGACAAGGTGCCGACCTACGAGCCCGGCATCACCGTCAGCGAAAACTCGACCTCGCCCGTGCGCCGCAGCTACCACACCGGCACCTTGGCGCAGGGTGTGTACGAGTGCCGCCTGCGCCGCACCACGCCCGACACCAAGGAAACCCACATTCAGGACGATGTGTCGATCACGGACGTGAACGAAATCATTCTGGATGATGTGGCCTATGCCAACACCGCCCTGGTGGCGCTGAAGATTCAGCTCGACGAGCAGCTCTCGGGCATGCCAACCGTGACGTTTCTCAACGGTGGTCGGCGCATTCGCAGCTTTGACTTCGCGGCAAACGCCTGGGTCGAGGGGTCGTCGAGCAACCCGGCCTGGATCGTGCTGGACGCGCTCACGCACACGCGCTACGGCGCCTCGATGCCGGTTTCGCGCTTTGACATTGAAATGTTTCTGGAGTGGGCGCGCTACTGCGAGCAGGCCAACCTCACCTTTAACGGCGTCATCGAAAGCGCCATGAACGTGTGGGATGCGCTGCAGCCGGTCATGCGCTGCGGGCATGCGCAGATCGTCAACGTCGGCACGCGCTACACGGTCGTCATCGAGCGCCCGGCCGCGCCAACCATGATGTTCGGGGTGGGCAACATCATCGAGGGCACCTTCAAGGAGACCTGGCTGGGCATGGCCGACCGCTCCAATGAAATCGACGTAACCTTTTTCGACAAGGCCGACGACTACAAGCAGCGCTCGATCCGCGTGGTGGACGTGAACGCCATCAGCCGGGGCGACACGCAGCGTCCCTCGGCCATCACGCTGGCCGGCGTGGTCGATCGGGAAAAAGCGTACAAGGAGGGGTTTTTCCAGCTCAACTTGAACCGCTACATTTTGCAGACCGTCGAGTTCAGCGCCCCCACCGAAGCGATTGCCTGCACGGTAGGCGACCTCATCTATGTGCAGCACGACATGCCGCAGTGGGGATTTGCCGGCCGCACCGCGCCCGCGAGCACCGCAAGCGTGATCCAGCTGGACCGGGAAGTGCCGCTTGAAGCGGCCAAGCAGTACAAGCTGCTGCTCAAGTTCGACGCCGTCAGGCGCGGCACCGGCACGATTAACGCAGTCATCGGCAATACGCTGACGCTGTCCAACGGGGGCGCCGGCGCGCTCGTCAAGCGCATCAAGGCAAACGGCATCGACCGCGCCGTGCTGTCGAGTTTTGCCGGCGGCATTGTCATTGAGCCAGGTGGCGTGGGCGAGTTCTCGGCCGGCATGCCTTATGAGCTGTGGGACACCGATGTGATCGAGGAGCGCGACGTTGTCGCCCAGCCTGGAAACCGCCAGGTGCTGACGGCCATGACGCCGTTTTCAGCCGCGCCCGACGCGTTTGTCAACTGGATGTTCGGCGAAGTCAGCAAGGTCAGAAAACCGTTTCGGGTCAAGGCCATCAACGGCACCCATGAGTACAAGCGCGACCTGTCCTGCGTCGAGTACAACGCCTCTTGCTACGACTTCAGCGGCATGGCGCTGCCCACCGGCAACTACTCCAGCCTGGCTTCGGGCGTGGCGCACGTCATTTTTGACGGCGTAACGGAGTCAGTGGTGACTTCTGGTCGCGGCAACGTGACCAATGTCACTGTGGGTTTTTACTCCAACCAGTCCTCCTACAGCAGCTGCACCGTCAAAGCGTCCGTCAACGGCCGTGCCTTTGAAGTCATTGCCACCGAAGCCAAGAGCAGCGCCAGTCTGTACTGCGAAGCGGGCGATACCGTGGTCTTCAAGGCGATCGCCAGCGATGTGGTGGGCGCGACTGCTTCGGAAGGCACCGCACCCACGCTCACCTACACAGTCTCCGGCGCCAGCAAGGCCGCGCCGGTGGTAAAAGAGCTGGCAATCAACATCTCCAGCCTGGGCGCAATTGTCTCCTGGGCGCAGCCTGCCAACAACGGCGTATCTGACTGGGCGGTGACGCAAATTCGCCTGGGCGAAAGCTGGGACACGGGCGTCATCGTGTTCACCGGCAAGGCCACCTCTGCCAACATCGGCTGGCTCAAGAGCGGGCTGGTCAAGGTCTGGGCTGCCAATGCGAATACCACTGGCTCCTGGTCGGCGGCGACCATGGCGCAAATCCAGGTGAATCCGCCAACGCAGCCGCTGGTGACAGCCGAAGTGTGGCGCAATGAGGTTACGCTCAGCTGGCAGGACTGCACCGCTTCGCAGCCGATTGCCGGCTACAGCCTCCGGGTGGGCGCCACGCTGGCTACGTCGGTGCAGTTCGATCTGGTCAGCTCGCTTGGCAGCGTTCGCAACGAGGAGACGCCGGGCAACTACATGTACTGGGTGTTCGCGATAGATGCAGGCGGCAATGCCGGCGTGCCCGGCTATATCCTGGTTACCGTGCTGCCCAGCATTGACGAGGCGATTGACGCGCTGACGATGGGCCTGGACGTGATTGTCGAGGACATCAAAACCGACCTGACACTGCTGCGGGTAAAGGACGCGTTCAGCGCTTCGGTGGCGGCAGTGAGCAATTCCATTGAAATCGTCGAGCGCGCCGACGGCGACGAGGCGCTCAGTGTGCGTGTGGAGTCCCTGGTCGCGCAGACCAACACCGACCACGCCAGCGCGCTGGCCGCCGTGGTTGAAGAGGCGCGCGTTCGCACCAGCGCCGACGAGGCCAGCGCCAGCTTGATCACGCAGGTTTCGGCCAGCGTGACAAGCCGGCCCAACTTGTGCCAGGACGTGAGCGAGTGGACCGGAGCGACGGAATTGGTGGTAGATACGGCCGAATGGGGCGTTCATGCCAAGGTGCTCAACCCGGCAGACGGCACCCATGTCTGGAGCAGTCCGAAGATGACCATTCAAGCGGGCGCCAAGGTCATCATCACGGGTGACTCCAGCCTGGCGCTCGATGCCGACGGCTCAGGCTCGGTTTATTTTGACTTGCGGTTCTACAGCGCAAGCGACGCGCTGCTGCTCGATTCGGGACAAGCGCCCATCTTGCTGGCGCACGACTTTGACATGACCGGAGTCAGCCGGCTGGCCCATGTCGTCGAAGCAGTGGCGCCGGTGAACTGCAGCTACATGCGCGCGCGTTTTGTTGCCAGCGCGCTGAGCAAGGCAGCGTCGGTCGGCTTTCGCCAGGTCAAGGTCGAGCGCGGCACGTTGCCCGCTACGCCCTACACGCTGGAGTCCGCTCTGCTGCAAACTACCGCGCTGGTGAAGGTCGAGGCGCAAGCGCGCGCCAACGAAACCGGTGCGTTGTTTGCCAAGTACGGCGTCACGCTCTCGGCGGGCGGCAAGGTCTCGGGCTTTCGCATCAACAATGACTCGGAAGCGGGCAGCGATTTTGTCATCCTGACTGACCGGTTCGCCATTGCGCAAGATGTTGACGGCACCACAAAATACCCCTTCACGGTTGGCCTGATCGACGGCGTGTCCTCGATTGGCATCAATGCCAATATGTACGTGGACGGCACGATCAAGACGCGCATGCTTGAGGCAGAGTCGGTCACGGCCGACAAAATCAATGGTACTAATTTGTCTGTGGTGAATGGCACGTTTTCCGGCAAGTTGATTGGCGCTACAGGCAGTTTTTCTGGCGCGCTGTCTGCAGCCAGCGGCAGTTTTGCAGGCGCGCTCAACGGCGCGGACATCACCGGCACGACTGGCACATTCTCGGGCAAGCTGGCAGCCGGGACGGTGGACTTCGCCAGCTCGGTGGGATCCACCATATACCGTGATGTGGGCACGCACCTGATTACCGTCCCTAGTGCCATGACAAGCATGCGCGTCCTGCTGATTGGGGCTGGCGGCGGCGGTGCGGGCGGCGGTAAGAACGACTCTGGATTTGCAGGCGGCGGCGGCGGTGCCGGTGGGCGCACCTCGTTCTCCTTAACAGTCTCGCCTGGACAGCAGTTCACCATTGTTTGCGGGGTGGGCGGCGCAGGTGGGGGAGGTGGTGCTGGTATCGGGGGTAACTGGGGTTCTTACACGCCCGGCAACACGGGCGGCACTGGCGGGCAGACCTACCTGGCCGGCTATATCGCTGCAAACGGCGGCGCCGGTGGCGACGGGTACGGAAACGGCGGCGCCGGGGGTGCTGCCACCAATGGTGTCACGGGTGAATCTGGCGGGCTTGGAAACGCTGGCGGTGCCGGAGGCACAGGCGCGGCAGTCCCTTCGTATGGTGCCGGCGGCACTTCCTGGCATGGTGGCGCCTCGGCGGGAACTCGGGGTGGCGGCGGCGGCGGCGGGCATGCCCACCTCAAAAACTATGACTACAGCTCGCCAGGCGGCGCCGGCGGCAACGGCTATGCCGTCATCGAATTCTTTAACGAGAAAGGCGTGGTGCTTCGCGGCGAGATGGACAAGCTCAAGATTGACTTAACCAACTATGGAATAAACATAACGCCATGATCATCAGAAATAACATCCTACGCCACAACGATATGGCACTGAATTACCACGCCATCACGGGAATGGCGCTGGATTCAACAACCCTCATTTTCTCCATTACGGTTGGCTCCTGGTTGTCCGAAGAAACATCAGGCACCGCGGCACCAGCCTTGACAACGGTGCTTGATGTACGTTACGGGGAGTGGTCGGCCGAGCACGCTGCGAACGCCAAGGAAACGGTAGAGGCGCACCCCGAATGGACCGGGCTACCGCCTTTTCGGCCCAGCCCGCACCACCTGTTTGACATGAACGCCCGGACCTGGGTCGATCCGCGCACCCTGCAAGACCTCAAGGACGCCAAATGGCTTGAAGTCAAGCAGGCGCGCAACGCCGCCGAACTCGGACCATTTACCTACAACGCGATGGTATTCGACGGCGACCTCAACGCCCAGCGCCGCCTGGCCGCCTACATCTCGGTCAGCAAGAGCGCGCTGGCGGCAGGCCAGGCATTCTCTGCCGAGTTCACTCTGGCCGACAACACGCAGGTCACGCTGAGTGCGCAGGACTTTGTGGGCATCGAGCTGGCCAAGGTGCAGGCCGTGGCGGCAGCTTTCGCTTATGCGAGCGTGCTGCGCGGGCAGGGTGAGGCGGCAACAACGCCCGAAGAAGTCGCCTCTGTCGTCTGGGCAGCCACCGACCCCCTTGTTTAGGCTCTTGAAAGCCGCTATACTGAATAAGTCACTCATGACTTACCGGAATTACTATGCCTACAGCCACGCTTGATGATCTTATTGCCAAAGTTGAAAGCCTTGACGGCACTGCAACTGAACTCATCGAGACTGTTAGGGCGGTCAAGACCAGCATGCAAGGCACTGGCGCCGGTGTCACTCTGGGTGCGATCACCAGCGCGTTGAGCGCCGTAGTCAACGACAGTCGCGACGCTGCTGCGCTCAGCGCTGAAGAGGCAGGCACCTTCGCCGATGAAGCGGCGAGCAGCAACCATGCGGCCGGTCTGTCAGCCGACGCTGCCTCTGCCAGTCAGATCGCCGCCGCCTTGTCTGCCGAAGCTGCTGCCAGCTCTGCCACCGACGCTTTTGATTTTGCTGTTTTGTCAGACGATTCTGCAAAATCCGCAGCCGCCGACAAGCTGGGTACGGAAGCGGACAAAATCCAAACAGGACTGGACAGCGAAGCGACAGCGGTCAGCCGCATTATTGCCACTCAGCAAGCTGCCCTGTCCGGCGCCAGCGCCGAAGCCTCCCAGCTGAGCCGCCTGGCGTCCGAGGCCGCTTCCGGCGTTGCGCTGAACGCCAAGACGGCGGCCGAGGCTGCGCGCGATGCCGCCCAGTTGAGCGCCGGCGTTTATCCGACCACGGCTGTCGGCCTGGCAGCCACGGAGGCAACGCGCTACTTCAGCGTCCCATCTGCCGACAACAACGAATACCTGATTTTGTATCGCCACGACCAAGCGGGCGCGGTGCATTCTGCTGTCGAAATCCAGCGCTACCCCAGCGTGGCCGGCATCGAGTACACCGTCGCCAACACGCTGTACGTCAAGGCTAACGGCAACAACGCGCGCAATGGCGGCTCCTGGAAAAACGCCTTGCTCACCATTGAGCGCGCGCTGGAGCTGGCCACTCTGGCGGGCGTGCCGACCCTGATCGAATGGGCGCCTCAAAGCCCGGTCTATACCAATGGCCATCTGGACATGCCGGATGGCTGCGTCATCAAGGCGGCGCACCGCACCGTCTTTCTGCGGCCCAACGCCGGCTTTGAAGAGCGCAACGTCTTTCGCATGGGCAGCGGCTGCTTCATCGAGGGCATCATGTTCGAGGGCTGGCGCATTGACGACCTGGACAACCCGAGCGAAGGCTTTGCTGTCAGCTTTCGCCCCAACGCCGTCATCACCCGCGTGCCGTATGCCCACAAGATTGCCGTGCGCTCAATTCCGACCTGGGGCATGGTCGCGCCTCCGCTGGATCGCGCCAACAGCAACCCCTTGGTGCCGCGCGGCGGCGGCGTGGTGCTGGCCGACGGCATGGTATGCAGCCAGTATTCGATATTTCCCAACATCATGACGTGGGGTGCCACCCCCGTGACCCCCAACGGCATCGGCTACTGCGCCAAGAACGGCGCGCTCATCAATGCAGTGAACGCCGTGTCCATGTGGGCGCACAAGCACTTCATGGCGCTGTCCGGTGGCCAGGTCATCTTGTCGAGCTGCTCCACGCAGTTTGGCGACTACTCCCTGCACGCCAGCGGGAGCCGCAGCGTCATCACGCCGGCTGCCTCAAGCGTCGCGCTTCGCGCCTTCTCATTAGAGTCCGCACTGGTGCAGGCGTCCAGCGCAACCATCGTTAACAACATGTGGACCGCATTGGTCGATGGCGGCTACACAGCCGGCTGGACCACGCTGCGCGGGGAGCAAAGCCGCTCTGACGCCACCCTGCTGCTGCGCTGCCTGAGCTGGACACTGACATCGGGCAACGAGCAGCCGATGCTTGACTTTGCCAAGGGTCTGTTCAACACCATCGGCCAGCCGGTGTTTGCCGCCTCTACGCTGCCTGCCTTCCTGTTCGGCTTTACCAAGCTGCGCGACGCCGTGAATGCGCTGCCTGGCATGAGTGCGGCCAGCAAGACGCTGGTCTCCGCTTTGTTTGCCGCCCTGAGCAGCACCGTCAGCAGCCCTGCCGACTTTATCCGCAAAGACCCCAGCCGCATCACCGCCATCGGCCACACCTGGACCGCCGTCATGGCAGGGGTGGCACTGACTAAGCTGCCGCCCGCCCTCAACCGCGCCACGATTCAGGATTCGATCATCGAGGCGGACGATGGCGTGGTCATCGCCTCGGGCCAGGACGACCAAGGCAATGCCTTGTTTGTCGGCGGCCTGCAGATCAATGCCGACACCGGCGAGTTGGGTGGGCCTCCCTTCGACCAGGCTGTCCGCCGACTAGCCATTCGCGCCGCCATTTCCAGGAGCTTTTAATGACCCGCATCTACTGCAAAACACCGTCCACCGGGCGCACCAAGAACTACACGCGGGCTAATGTCGGCACCGAATGGGTCACGCTGGCCGAAGCGCCTGATTTTTCAGTGCCTGACGCCAGCCGCGTTTTCCCCAACCGGGACACGGACGACAACCGCGCGGTGCGCCCCGGCGAGGTCTTTTTCATGACGCCTATCTACGCCCGCAACAAGAGCGCATCAGCCTGCTGGATTGAAACCCAACTGCTGCTGGAAGAGAAAGACAGCATGGGCAATGAGATTGCCATCTCCTGTCCGGGTCGCATGAACATACCGGCCGGAGACACCGCACTGATTCCTATTCAGGGCCGCAGTCTGCTTAAACGCTTGTCGCTGGACAACAGCAGCAGCAGCGGCGACCGCCTGCAGGTGTGTGCGCAGACCCCCAACAGCCTGGACGTATGGGCCAGCGGCGAAGAAAAACCATCGGCAGAGCACATCGGAGTCACAGCATGAGCAACCTGAGCGATCAAAAACTGCTGTCAGGCAAGTCCACCGTCATCGGCGCGGCCGTGCCCCAGCTCAACGTCGAGGCGTTGAACCCAGCCGATCACGAAGGCGCATTTGCCTACAGCAGCGACGGCGTGATGTACTTTTCTGACGGCTCGTCCTGGACCATCAGCGAGATTCCGCCGATCCGCAAACCCCTTGCGCTGGAGCCGCTGAACTCGACCCACCATCGCCAGCTCCGGCTGAGCAACTTTCTGGCCAGCGGCGGCTACGCCTTTACGCAGACCGGGGTGCTGTTCATCGCCAGCCTGAATGCGGACTTGAGCAATCCGTTTTTAAACGTGTTGATCCAGAGCACGACGCAAAGCAGCTACGAGCTGGGCCTGCAAAGCGGGCCGGCGCACGGGCAAACGTACTACTGGCGTGCCAAGTACCTGTCCCAGGACGGCCAGGAGTCGGCATTCTCGTCCCGACAGACGCTGGTATTTCCGCAACTGGTGGACACACCCGTGTCACTCATCACGGCAGGCCAGGAGTCCGCATCAGCCGAAGTCAGCGCGTTCTACAGCGCTTTTGGCCGCACGCTGGCGCAAACGCAGTGGCAGCTTTACGCCAATGCCAGCGGCACAGGCGCGCCTATCGCCCTGACCAATGCGATCAGCACACTCAGCACGCTGCGCCAAACGCCAGAAGGTCTTCCTTACAGCTGGCGTGCGCGCTACAAAGACACGCTGGGCACTTGGTCCGCCTGGTCGGTGCTGCAGTCCAATATCCAGCCCAAGCTGATCGACGATCCGGTGCCTCTGACCGACGAGGGCGCACAGGCCATTGCGCTGAAAATTTCAGCCTACCGCAGTCAAGCGGGCCTGGCCTATCAGCAGACGCAGTGGCAGATTTTTGACAACGCGCAGGCTCAAGGCACGCCACTCTTCGCGGTTGCCAATGAAAACAGCGCGCTCAGCACCAAAGGATTGCAGGCCGTCCTGACAATGGGCGGCACTTACTACTGGCGTGCCCGCTACCAAGACGCGTTCAACGACCTGACTAACTGGACGACTGTGCGCTCCTACGTGCAGCCTAACATTATCGACACGCCGCTGCCGCTCACGGCGTCGAACATCGAAACTCAGACGCTGCAAGTTGCCGCGTACGCTAGCGGCTACGATGTGGCTTACGCAAAGACTCACTGGCAGATTTTTGACAACGCTGAAGGCACGGGAAGCCCTGCCAGCACAGCTGACAACACCAGCCTGGAGGTCAGCACCATTACCCTGCCTGGCGCTTTGGTGCGCGGCGGCGGCTACTACTGGCGCGCCCGCTTTGAGGGCGGCGCAGGCTACCTGTCTGACTGGTCGGCGCTGCAAAGCTATATTCAGCCTTTGGCAATTGCCATGCCGGTGCAGGTCACCGCGCCTGATGTAACAGCCATAGCGCTGGAGGTGGGTGGTTACCTGAGCGTTTATGGCACGCCTTTTGCGCAAACGCTCTGGCAAGTCTATGACAACGAGACCGGCCTGGGTTTGCCCCTGTCAAGCGCTACCAGCACTGGCAACACGATCAGCACGCAGGGCCTCGCACCTGCTGGCGCCTACTACTGGCGCGCCCGCTACAAAGACACGCTGGGTAACTTGTCTTCCTGGACCAGCTTGCGCGGATACACCCAGCCGCTGGCCATTGACACGCCTGTGCCCGTCACTGCGGTTGGATCTGCATCGTTCACGCTGCAAGTCAACGGCTATTTCAGCGGCTACGGACTGGCCTACTCGCAAACGCTGTGGGAGGTCTATGCCAATGCGGCCGGCACGGGAGTGCCCATTGGCGCAGCAACCAACACCAGCACGACCCTGAACACCGTGGGCGTCGTGCCGCAAAGCGGGCCGCTTTACTGGCGCGCCCGCTTTAAAGACGCGCTGGGCAACCTCTCGGGCTTTAGCGCTCTGCGCGCCTACACCCAGCCCAAGCTGATTGAAGACCCGGTGGCGGTGACGCTGCCCGACGCCTACACCGATTCGGTGCAGACCTCGCTGTTCACCAGCAACTACGGTGAGGCTTTTGCGCAGTCTCAGTGGGAGGTGTACGGCACGAGCCAGGCATCCGGCACGCCGCTGGCGGCGCAGGTCTTGACCACGGCGGTGACTTCGCTCACGACGACCACGCTGACCGGACTGGCCGGCAAGCGGGGCTATGTCCTGTACTGGCGCATGCGCTACCAGAGCGCGTCGGGCGCAGTTTCGGCTTGGACAACGCTTTCCAGCTTCACGCAAACGGGCGGCATTGACGCGCCGACGCCGTTGGGCACAGCCGGCGCAGAAGCTGAAACGCTGTCTATCAGCGCGTACTACAGCGCCACGGGCTTTGTGTACCAGGAAACCGAGTGGCAGGTGTACACCACCGCCACCACCACCGGCACGCCGCTGCTGGCGACCAACAACACGCAAAGCAGCCTGGCGACGCTGGGGCTGGCAGGGCTTAACCAGGGCTGGACGTACTACTGGCGCGCGCGCTACAAGACCACGACGGGCCAGTATTCGGCCTGGACGACGATCACTTCGTTCATTCAGCCAAATCTGGACATGGTGCTGGTGTACAGGGCCAGCCCGTTCACCAACTACACGATTAGCTGCGTTTTGGGCGGCAACGTAAATGCAACAATTTACTGGGGGGACGGAACATCCAACACTTACACCGCGCCCGGAAAAGTCAGCCACACTTTCGCCGCGTCTTCCTTTACAAGAACTGTTCGCATCTCAGGCACGCTGACTCAGTTTGGCTACTACGAGTCTTTGACTCCGACGGCGGGCTACAGCACATCATCAAACACCGCTCCAGGCGTCACTGTTTACGGTTACTTCAACACCTCCAACTATGCCCTCCAGAGCTGCACTTCTTTTGGTGCGGGGCTGGGCCTGACATCGCTGAAGTATGCATTTTACGGGGCGACTAACTTAGCTTCCGTGCCCTCGGGGCTGCCCTCTACGGTGAAAAATTTAAGCGGAATGTTTGCGTATTGCGAATCTTCGTTTACTGCCACTGGCGTTGAAAACTGGAACACAGCAAATGTCACGGATATGTCGCACACGTTCAGAAATTGCGGGCCATTTAATCAGGCGATAGCCCCCTGGAATACCGCAAATGTCACAGATATGTCGTTCATGTTCGCGAACACCTACGGGTTTCAACAGCCCATCGGCTCCTGGAACACAGGAAAAGTCACGAACATGGCCAGCATGTTTGAACGTGCAGGATTCAATCAACCGATTGGCTCTTGGAACACAGAAAACGTGACGAACATGTCGAGCATGTTCTACAACTTATCCAATTACAACCAAACTCTTGACTCCTGGAATACCGGGAAGGTCACAAACATGAACAGCATGTTCTTCGGCTGCCTTGCGTTTAACAAGCCGCTTGCCTCATGGAACACGGCAAATGTTACGGACATGTCTTTCATGTTCAACGGAGCATACCGGTTTAACCAACCGATCGAAGCATGGAACACGGCAAATGTCGTGAACATGTCTTACATGTTTCTATCCTGCAGCGCATTCAACCAACCGCTAGGAGCCTGGAGCATGTCGAAAGTCACCACTGCGGCACAAATGCTTAATGGAGCCGGGGTGTCTTCTGCCAACTATGGCCAAACCCTTATAGGCTGGGCGGCGCAAACCGTTAAACCCAGCGTCTCGCTGAACGCCGGAACGGCCAAATACAGCGCCGCCAGTGCCAGCGCCCGCGCGGTGTTAATCGCCGCCCCGAATTACTGGACGATCACGGATGGAGGACAAGGAGCATGACGATGACAACCGACTTTAAGGCGCAAGTTGCCTGCTGGATTCTGGTGTACGGGCCAGGTCCTATTCAAATTGTCGAAGTGAGCATGGGAAATCAGTTCACCACTGGCCAGGAAAGCGCCGAGTATTTCACCACCCGTGACCTGGCCGTGGAGCGCGCATTGGCGCTGGACCCGAAATGGGTGGACCCTGAGCCACCAGAGCCAGAGCCGAAGCCAGAAACCTTGCCAGAGCCTGTTGTCGAGCCCACGCCCGAGGCGGAGGTGCTGCCATGACGCCCGGCGTGCTTTGGAACGCCACGCGCGACCTGCACCACGCCTGCGAGGCGCATCCGGTTGGCGCGGCCATGGCCTCGGGCACACCGCCCGCTGCCTGGTACGCTGACTGGCTGATGGCGCTGCGCCAGCTGCACGCAGTCGTGGACACGGCGCTTCCCGCTGCGCTGGGCCGGGTCGAGCGCCTGGACGCCGATTTGCTGGCGGGTGGGTTGTTCGCGCACCCTTCGCGCGCCGCTGCCAACTACGCCGCCACGCTGACCACCGAGCCTACGCTGGCGGCCGCGGCCTATGTGCTGACCGGCGCGCACCTGATGGGCGGCGAGATCATGCGCCGGCGACTGGCGGGCTTCCCCACCAGCCACTTGGAGTGGGACGACCGCAAGGACGGACTGGCCTGGCTCAAGCCCGTGCGCGAGCGCGCCGACATCGCCCAGGAAGCACGCGACTGCTTTGCCGCGCTGCTTGCCATCATGGACGAGATTGCGGCCAGGCACTCCCAGTGATCGGGAAGTACCTAGCGTGCCTGCTTTGGCTCCTTGAGCAATGGGGCGCTGGGTATGCGCTGCCTGCCGAGCACACTGATAACGAGTCCTGCGCCTGGCGCGCCTGAATCCGAACAACTTATACGCAAAACACAACTTGTCCATTACACTAGCAAAAAGTCAGTCAATAATGACTGACAATGGAGATATTAATGAGCGAGCCGTCAAGTCAAGCGATAGTCAACGCCCGGGAATTCTCGGCCCTCAAGCAGGACATCACAGACATGAAGTCGCTGATGAGTCGAATGGTAGAAGCCATGAGTCGCATTACCGTCATCGAAGAGCGCCAGCACACCATGGCGCAATCAACAAGCAAAGCCATCGAACGCATGGAGGCCATCACCGAGCGCCAACATGCCTATGAGCTGGTCAATGCCGAGTCGGCATCCACCGTCGGACGTGTTGGCCGTCTCGAATCAGTGTTTCAAGACCTCAACATCGAAAGCGAGCGAAACAAGGCGCGATTTCAAACTGTTGTATGGACAGTACGTGCCCTGTGGGCAGTGCTTGGCTCAGGTGCGATCGGAGCGGTGATATTGGCAACGCAAGCCGTGGCGCGCGCAGGCTGAATTTTACCAGGAGCCCACTATGGCCAAAGTCATTCAAAAAATCACCAGCGGCTCCATCCAGCTCAGCCCGCATTTCTACCTCTCCGAGTTCACCGACTCCGACATGGCCGTGCGCAAGGGCATCAACAACACCCCCGACCCGCTGGCAGTGCAGAACCTGTTTCGGCTTGCCGCCTTGATGGAGCAGGTGCGCAAGCTGCTGGGCGACCGCGTCGTCTCCATCAGCTCGGGCTTTCGCAACCCGGCAGTGAACCAGGCTGTCGGCGGCTCCAAGACTTCCAACCACATGCGCGGCGAGGCGTGCGACTTCTCTTGCCGCAGTTTTGGCACGCCACTACAGGTGGTGCAGGCCATCGCCAAGTCGAGCATCAAGTTTGGCCAGGTGATTCAGGAGGGCAACTGGGTCCACCTGAGCCTACCCGACGGCGTCAATGACGGCGAAGTCCTGACGGCGCACTTCACCACGACCAACGGCAAGACGACTGCCACCTACACGCGGGGGCTGTGATGGACCTGGGCTGGCTCAAAACGATGGCGCCGCTGATCGGCACCGCGCTGGGCGGCCCACTGGGCGGCGCTGCGGCGGCATTCATGGCCGACAAGCTCGGCATCGAGAACAAGACCATCGAGGCCGTTACGGATCTGCTGGACTCCGGCACGCTCACGCCCGAGCAGATCACCAACGTCAAGCTCGCCGAGCTGGACTTTCGGCGCTTCCTGGAAGCCAACAAGATCGACCTGGCCAAGCTCGACGTGGCAAACACGCAAGGCGCCCGCGACATGCAGGTCACCGTGCGCAGCTGGACGCCGGACATCCTGGCGATTCTGATCGTCTCGGGCTTTTTCGGCATCCTGGTGACCATGCTGCTGGGCATTCTCAAGGTATCGGACCAGCAGGCGCTCCTGATTCTGCTTGGCTCGCTGTCGGCCGGCTTCGGGGCGGTGCTCAACTTCTTCTTCGGCTCCAGCCGCAGCTCGCAAAACAAGGACGTGTTGATCGCCAACTCAACCCTCACGAAATAAGCAGTGCTTATGTTGCCAGCCGCTCCTGGCTGGTGATCACCTCAGACGACCGGAATCACCCATGGCCAAACGACCTGTCCGCAATCAGAAAAACCCCCACGCTTCCTACGGCATCGAGGATGAGTCCGTCGCCTACAACCCGGCGCGCTTTCACAAAAAGCCGCAACCCCTGCAGGCCCAGACCGAGGCGCAGGGCCAGTACATCAGCGCCATCATGAGCGCCGAGCTGATCTTCGGCATCGGCCCGGCCGGCACCGGCAAGACCTACTGCGCGGCTGCCTACGCGGCCGACCAGCTGGTGAACAAGCGCATCGACAAGATCATCGTGACCCGTCCGAACATTGAGGTGGGCGCGGGCATGGGTTTTCTGCCCGGCGAGCTTGAAGAGAAGTACGCGCCCTTCCTTGCGCCCTTCCGGGATGTGATGATCGAGCGCATGGGCCGGGGTGCGTATGAATGCGCCCTCAAGCTGGGCAACATCGTGCCCGAGCCGCTGGGTTTCATGCGCGGCAAGACCTTCAACAACGCCATCGTCATCCTGGATGAGGCGCAAAACGTCACACCGACCGAGATGAAGATGTTCCTCACGCGCGCCGGCAAGAACTGCACGGTGATCGTGGACGGCGACGTGGACCAGTGCGACCTGAACGGCCCGAGTGGCTTGCAAGATGCGGTCGAGCGGCTGTGCAACCTGGAGCGGGTGCGCATCGTGGAGTTCACCGAGGACGACATCGTCAGGTCAGGTTTGGTCCGGGATATATTAAAATGCTATAGAAAATGAACCCAGAAGACGCCAGAAACAGAAGTGGCTCTGGCGTCTACGCCATCCACAACGACGCGAATTCACGGCACTATGTCGGCAGTGCCGTGAATCTGAAGTGCCGAACGAGAGACCACTTCTCAAAACTCAGAAAAAACATCCACGAAAACAAGCACCTTCAACGTGCCTTCAACAAGTACGGCGAGAATTTCTTTTGGGTGCAGGTTCTTGAGATCGTGCCTGAGAAAAAGAATCTGACGAAGCGAGAGCAGTTCTACATGGACAGCACGCTGCCCTACTACAACATTTTGCGAACCGCCAGGTCCGGACTCGGGTTCAAGCACTCCGAAGAAGAGCGGCTACGGATCAAAGAGCGAATAAAGGCGAAGTTCGCAAGCATGACGCCCGATGAGCGCAGACAGCTTCTGTTAAGCAATGGCTTTTCGACGAAAGGAAAGGTCATGTCGGCAGAGTCCAGGCAAAAGAAAAGACTGGCGATGACCGGCCAGAAGAAAAGCGAATCTGAGAGGGCCGCCATTGCTAAAAGATGGAAAGAAAATGGCGCCAAGGTGCAAGAAGCAAGCGTCGCCGCGCAGGTGAAGAGGTACATTGTGACCACGCCTGCCGGGGTTGAGATCGAGATTGAAAACCTGAGCAAGTTTTGCAGAGAAAACGAGCTTTCGCAGGCTCACATGTCCGCTGCCTCACTGGGTTTGAAGAGAGGCTACAAGGGTTGGCTGTGTCGATACCGGGACAACCCTATCGCCTATGACGACAGCCGCAAGCCGCGTTATCAGGTTGATGGAAAGATGCTTACTGTTCTGGAGATCGGGGCGCTTTTGGGTCTTCACAAAAACACCGTGAGATACCACATCAAAAAAAGCGGCATCGATAACCTTATTCACACCCACCGCCGGTGAGGGCGCAAGAAGGCGACGGCTACGCCTGAGCAGCCCTGCGCTTCCGGGAATCAACCAGGACAGGCTTGAACACCTGTCCTTTTTCACGTCTGGATTCCTTCCGGGAGTGCCCTGCGGCGGTTGTTAGCATTTTTCTGTTTTCCCTATATAAGCAATTTCTACAATAAAACCCATATATCAATGGTCAATAGTGACCACATGATCATTTGGGGAAAATCGGATGGACACCACCTACTACGGCAGCGGCATGACACCCCGGGAGTACGAGCTGCGCGCCATGAAAGTCGATGCGCTGCACCGCGAGGACGAGGCGGGCTTGATTCAGAGCCGCTGGTTCGACTACTCGGCCCTGCACCCCGCGCAGGCAACCTACCTCTACGCCGATCTCTACAAGCAGCAGACGCTGAGTTTTGCAGAGTCTTATATAGACATACGCACCGCAGCCGATGCCCGCGCATTCGTTCCTGACGACATCTTCATGTCACGCGACATGACGGGCATGTGGCTCGCCCGCCGGGCCGCTGACGCCCTCGGGATGCCCTATGAGTTTGCCCTGCAGTTTGCCGAGCAGCGCGCCCTGAACCGCCTGTTTCGCCACTTCGCCAGGCCCAACCAGCTCTATGGCGAGGAGTTCGAGATTGACCTGACCGCCGCCTGGCAGGAAAGCCTGGGGCGCAGCCTGCGCTACTCCCGGAGCGCCTCGTTCCTGGCCTCTGCCTTTCGCGGCTCACTGGTGCAGCAGCGCCACGCCGCCTTTGTCATGGCGCAGATCAAGCGCCGCGCGCTGCCCCACCACAACTTGCTGGCCCGCATGTTTCGCGAGGACGTGCTGAGCCCGGCCCTGGTGGAGGGCCACTTCGAGGAGACGCAGATCAGCGCGGCAGTTGCTGCTGCCGCTCGCTTGGATGGTAAGTCATGACTGACTGCAACCTATAATGACCACACGGGGCACCGACCCCTGTTTTTCTTTCTTTACCTCTGGAGCCTCTTATGAACCAAGCCAACGTCACCCACCTGAACCGCGATGTTCGCTTTGCCGCTCCGGCCCAAGACCTCGGTGGCAACCCAAGCTACGGCCCCGAGCGCGCCGCCGGCCCCCGCCCGTACACCCCGCGCCCATTCAACCAGAACCAGAACGAGGGCGGGCCACGCAAGTTCGTCGCCAAGGGCCACGATGCCCAGCTGCAGGAAGCCCAGTACGGCAACCTCGCCACCACCCTGACGACGATGAACGGCAACACTTTCGCCGGCACCGTCGTCAAGCGCGACAAGTACACCATCACGCTGCGTCACAGCACGGGTGATGCCGCCGGCCAGGATGAAATCTTCTACAAGCACGCCATCGAAGGCATCTTAATCGCCCGCCCGGCACGTCCCGCTTACACGAACTGAGGCCCAGCATGACGACCACGACCGCCGGGCTGCTGCCCGAAGTTGACGAGGCCACGCCGCGCTACGAATTCGACGCTGACTTTCAGCAAAAGATCGCCGCACTCACACTGCGCGACACGCAGTTTGCCCAGCTCACGGACGGCCTGATCCGCCCCGAGTTCTTTGAAAACGCCGCCTTTGCCACCTTGGTGAAGGTCGCCACCGACTACTACGCCCGCTACAAGAAGGCGCCCGCTGACAAGGTGGTGCTCGCCGCACTGCTCAAGGACGCCATTCGTGCCAAGACCATCCCGGTGGAGCTGGCCCGCCTGGCGATCTCGCAGGTGGCGGTGCTGTTTGCCACCGACGTGGCCGACCGCGACTATGTGGCCGACCAGTGTGCCACCTTCTCGCGCCATCAGGCCGTGGCAAAGGCCATCCTGGACTCGGTCGAGCTGGTGGACAAACGCGACTTCGACGCGATCGGCTCGAAGATGCGCAAGGCGCTGGACACGGGCATCAGCGTGAGCGGCGGGGCGTACAACTACGCTGAGATGGCCGTGGCCCGCACCCAGGCCCGCAAAGACCGCGCCGCCGGCATTCGCCCGCCCACCGGCATCAGCACGGGCTTCAAGGTGCTTGACGACTGCCTGTACCACCAAGGCTGGGGCCGCAAGGAACTCGCTGTCTTGATGGGCGCGGCCAAGTCGGGCAAGTCGATGGCCTTGATCAGCTTTGGCGTCAACGCCATCGCCCAAGGCTACCGGACGCTCTACGTGACGCTGGAGGTGTCCTCGGACATCATCGCCGAGCGCATCGACGCCAATGTCGCTGAGCGCGCCATGTCCGAGCTGGGCACCCACATGTTTGATGTGCAGGAAAAGGTCGACGCCTTTATGGCCAAGGCCGCCCCGTTCATCATCCACGAGTACCCCACCGGCTCCATGCGCCCGAGCGACCTGCGCCGGCTGATCGAACACTACAAGGCCCAAGGCATCGTGTTCGACCTGATTCTGGTGGACTATGCCGACTTGATGGCGCCGGAGAAGGCGACCGACAACGTGCAGGAGAACTCGAAAAGCGTCTATGTCAATCTGCGCGGCCTGGCCATGCAGGAGGGCTTTGCGATGCTCACGGCCACGCAGACCAACCGCGAGGGTGCCAAGAAGGCGGTGGCCACCGCTACCGACGTGGCCGAGGACTTCAACAAGATTCGCATTGCCGACGTGGTGATCTCCATCAACAAGACGCCCGAGGAGGAAAAGATGGGCCAGGCCCGGCTGTTCTTCGCGGCCTGTCGCAACCAGCGCTCGGGCTTTAGCCTGCGCATCACGCAAAAGATCGACCAGGCGAAGTTTCTCACCGGCATCTTGGGGGAAGACTGATGTTCGGCAGCCTTCTCAAACTGGTCGGCAGCGTCGCCGACATCGTGCTGGCGCCGATCGAAGTGGCGGTCGACCTGGCCGCCAAGGCCGTCGAGCCGCTGGCTGAAGTGGTCAAAGACCTGGCCGACGACATCAAAAGCATCGGAGACTAGGCTAGGCTGTCATACCCTAGCCTAGCATTTTCCCAAGCCCGCCGAGGGTGGGCTTTGACAATTGATTTGTCGCCCGATCAACCGGGCATTTACGAAAGCGAATTTATGAGCCTCTTTTGCAAACTGCTGGGCCACAAGGTGCCGCCCGGGTACGGCAGTCAGTACGGCACCCACTACCTGAAAGTTCACTTTGCCGCCATTGACGGCCTGGACATCGAGCATGCCACGCTGCACGCCGACTGCGAGCGCTGCGACAAGACCTTTCAGGTCGGCAAGATTCACCTGCCCGTGCGGCAGGCCGAACTGAACCTGCGTCGTCGCCTTGAGCGGTCACAGGAAGAGGTCATCAACCTGCAGAAGGACAACGCCAAGCGCCGCGGCTATTCCAACCCGCTGCTTGATGCCGTCGCTGCCGACTTCAATTATGAGGCGTATTGCCAGATGCTGATCGAGGTCAAGTCAACCGCCCCACCCATGAAGAAAGAAGCATTCGACAAGTTTAAGGCCGACATCCTGGCGCTGCGCGCCGCGGCACAAACCGTGGAGCCCAGACATGGACAAGGCTGAACTCGACCGCGCCCTCGGCGAAATCGACGTGGAGCAGTACCTCGACGCCAACGGCGTGGACTTTCAGCATTCGTATGGCACCCGGGGGCTGCAGCTGAACCTGCAGGAGTGCCCGGCGTGCGGCGAAGGGGGCCGCAAGACCTACATCAACGCCGAGACCGGGCTGGGCAATTGCTTTCACGGCGCCTGCAACTTCAAATTCAACAAGTTCAAGCTGGTGCGCGAAGTCAGCGGCCTGTCCGGACGCGAGCTGGACGCGCACATCACGGCAACCGCGTCTGATCAGGGCTGGATGCCCAAGAAGGAGCGCCGCGAAATCACCCGCAGCGCCCTGTCCATGCCCAGCAAGTGCCGGCCCATCCCCGAGTCCGACGGCCGCCACCTGCGCTACCTGGCCGACCGGGGTATCACGCCCGACTCGGCCAAGTATTTTCAGCTCAGCTACTGCCACGGCGGCTGGTGGAGCTACACGGTCGACGGCGCCGAGCGCTGGGTCTCCTACGACAAGCGGGTTATCATCCCGATTGCCGATCTGGCTGGCGTGCTGGTGTCGTTTCAGGGCCGGGACGTGACCGGCGAGCGCCTGCCCAAGTACCTGTTCCCCACCGGCTACGCCGTCTCGGGCAGCCACCTCTACAACGGCCAGAACTTCGCTGACGGCACCCACAGCCACGCCGTCATCGGCGAAGGCGCCTTTGACGCCATCGCCATCCACCAGGCGCTGCAGGGGCACGCCAGCTGCGCGGCCATGCTGGCGCTGGCCACCTTCGGCATGCACCTGTCCGACGGCCCGGACGGGCAGACTACCAAGCTGCTGCGCCTGAAGGAGCGCGGCCTGAAAACCATCACGATGATGTGGGACGCCGAGGCCAAGGCCATGATCAACTCGGTCAAGATGGGCCTGCAGCTGGCAAGCTACGGCTTCACCGTGCGTGTGGCCCAGCTTCCAGACGGCCTGGACCCCAACGAGGCCACGCCCGGGCAGGTGCGCCAGGCGATCTTCAAAGCCACGTTGCTCAACCGCATGTCGGCCATCCGGCTGCTGCACACTGCCGGGGCGATCAGCGGGTAGCCTGTCAGTCATCCATGACTGCACAGCTACAATAAGAGCATCAACCCAATAAGGGATTTTTTATGAATGTACGCATTGACCGAACCTGGATGACGCACTCAGGCGGCACCAAGTTCTACCAGATTTTTGAATTCAGACCGCTAAGCGGTGGCGTGCCGGTGACGCTGGTTCACTACGGCAGCATCACCAACCGGACCAGCACCTTTGCCCGGCCCGTCAACGGCGGGCAGACCAAGGTCTCGCGCGGCGCCATGGGCGAAAGCAAGCGTTTGGCCAAGGAGGTGCGCGGCTATGTGACACGCGACACGGTGCGCGTCGACGAGCCAAGCGACGCATTTTGGTGGCGCGAAACCTTCGGCGCCGACCTGGCGCACGAAGTTGACGTGGCAATGTTCGGGGAGTCGATGGGGGCCGAGCGCGATCCGAGCGACGACCCTGACAATGAAGTTATCGCTGAGACAACAGCACCCGCGATCACCGAGCGCCCTGCCAGCTGGGGCGTCTGGTGAATTTCTTTGCAACCTTGATTTTATGGAGATAGTCATGACTGACTTAGTTGATAACGACGGCCCGCTGGAGCCGCTGACCTACTCGGCCGACGGCAAGCGCAACAGCTTCACGCTGGCCTGCACCCCCACGGGCCAGAGCATGAACTATGCCGCGTGCATCTGGCGCCAGAACGTGCTGGCCAACCCCAAGACCATCACCCCGCCCGACTGGAACGTGTGCAAGGAAGCGCGCAACGAAGGCCGCTGCACCGCGCTGATCATGCGCAAGGAAGAAGAGCTGGCAGGCAAGTCGATCTACTTTCGCTGCCGCAAGGCGCTGAGCGCCGCCTCCATCGCCGCGCGCGAATGGATCATGCCCAAGGGCGCGGCAACCTCCATGCCCCACGCCGGTTCCGCACCCGCCGCCCGCCGCAGCGCAGCGCCGCCGGCCCTCGCCGTCAAGCCCAAAACCATGCTCGACGCAATGGGCAGCATGGGCGACCTGGCCGACGCTTTGAGCGCCGCTGCCGCAACCCCTGCCGTAACCCCTGCCGCCGCAGTTGCTGCCGCGCCCACAGCACCGCCGCCACCGCGCGCCCCCATCCCGACGGCACTTGCCGGCGAATCCCCGCTGCAGATGGCCCGCCGCCTGCACGCCGAACGTCAATCCAACCCCTGAAAGAAACCCATGCTCACCCTCAACACCGGACGCTCCGTCTTCAAGGCCATCAGCGCCATCGCGGCCACCGCCTCCAAGCTGGAAAAGGACGCGCTGCTCAAGGCGGCCGGCTCCAGCTCGACGCTGTTTCTGAAGGCGGTCACCTACGCCTACGACCCGTTTCGCAACTACGGCATCTCCAACGCCCCGGGCAAGACGCCCGGCTCTGCGCCCGGGGGCAACACGCTGGAAGAACCGCTGGCCTGGAAGGTGCTGGACGACCTGGCCAGCCGCAGCCTGTCGGGCAACTCGGCCCGCGACACGGTGCAGAACATGGTCAACTTGCTTGACGAGCCGAGCGCCGAGGTGTTTCGCCGCATCATCAACAAGGACATGCGGGCGGGCTTTTCCGAAGGCACGATCAACCGCGCCTTCAAGGGCACCATCGCCGAGTTCCCGTACATGCGCTGCTCGCTGCCGGCCAAGTCCAACATGCCCAAGTGGGACTGGAGCGTGGGCATCATCGTGCAGGAAAAGGCCGACGGCATGTTCGCGAACGTCAACCTGGACGCCAAGGGCTTTCTGTGGATCACCAGCCGCGCCGGCTCGCCCTTTCCCGCCGGTTGTCTCGGGCTGGAGGACGACATGCGCCGAACGCTCACGCCCGGCACCCAAACGCACGGCGAGTTCACGGTGTTTGAGAACGGCGAGCTGCTCGCCCGCGCCGAGAGCAACGGCGTGATGAACTCACTCCTGTCGGGCGGCGCGCTCGAAGCGAACCAGCGCGTCGTGTTTGAGGCGTGGGACCAAATCCCGCTGACTGCGGTCGTGCCAAAGGGCAAGTACCTGACCCCGTACAAGACCCGCTTTGTCGCCCTGGCGCGTCAGTGCCTTGCTGCCCAGCGCGCAGGCATCACCAGCGTTCGCTCAATCCCGACCCGCATTGTCAAGACCAAGTCCGAAGCGTATGCCTACTACCGCGAACTGCTCAAGAAACGCAAGGAGGGCGTGGTCTGCAAGCACCCCGACGCCGTGTGGGCTGACAACACCAGCAAGGACCAGGTCAAGCTCAAGCTGACATTCGAGGTCGAACTCCGGGTGGTGGGCATCATCCCAGGCAAGCCGGGCAGCAAGACCGAGGCGACCATCGGCGCGCTGCAGTGCCGCAGCGAGTGTCAGCAGCTGGAGACGGGCGTGGGCACGGGCCTGACCGACGCGCTGCGCCAGGCGATCCGTGACAACCCCGAACTGTGGCTGAACTCCATCATCACGGTCAAGGCCAACGACATCGCCAACCCCGACGACGAAGGCGACGACCTGCACTCGCTGTTCCTGCCGGTGTACGTGGAGCGCCGCCCTGAAAAGCGGTCGGCCGACACCCTGACGCAGATCCGCGACCAGCGCGAAGCTGCCATGGATGCTGCATAACCTGCGCTTGCTGCCGAGCATCGGGCGTGACAATTGTTGTATGCGCCCGGTTCCCAAGGGATTTTAGAAATTAAGGAGTTGCAACATGAGTCATGCCAGTTCTCTGAGGTTCAGGCCGGCCAAGACAGCCGGACCTGACAACCTCTATGCCGAACGCGACCACGAAGGCCAGGGCGAGCACTTCATGCGCCACCTGGACCGCATGACCGTCGAAGGGCTGCACAGCAAGTCCGCCATCGCAGGTGAGCTGGCGCACCGGGACGCCGAGATTGCGGCGCTGCGCAAGGCTGGACAACAGGCGCTGAGCGCTATGGAGCGGTATCAGTCCAAAAGGCTTGATGACCGCTTCGACGCTGAAATTGAAACGCTTCGCAAGGTCATCGCCCAGGCGGTGCAGCCGGTTGAGCCACCAAAGATGACCCGCGAAGCATGGAACAAAGCCTATGCGGCAATCATGGTTGAGCGCGCTGGCATGACTGAGGCCGAAGCTCTGAGCGCCGCTGACAGTGCAGACGACTGCTTCAACGACGACGAAAGCCCGTCCGACGCCGTTGACGAGGAAATATCGAACTGGACGGCCTGACCTTCGCCAAACCCGATTACGTTAAATAGGAGAAATGGATGACCACCGAGAAAACGATTGAATTTCCGCCACTGCCAACACCTTTCGGCGTTGCCTACAAGGGCGAGAACCAGTACAGGTACGACGCCTTCAGCGCCCAGCAGATGCACGACTATCTTGCCGCTGACCAGGCGCAGCGTCAAGCTGGGCAGGAGCCTGCACTGCGCATTGCAAAAGGGGAGCGGGACGGCAACTGGCAGGAGTTTGATGTGAACGGCCACGGCGGGCTTATCAGGATGGTGGCGCGCATGGAAGACGACGCCAACGACTTGCCACTGAGTCAAGTAGTGGAGAGGTTTTTACTCTACGCAGCGCCCCAGCCTGCGGTAGTGCCCGATGGCTACCCGCCTCACGCGGAAGTCTACGTTGGGAATGGGAGCTTTGCCATCTGCGACTGGGCGGACTGGGAGACTGTAAAAGCTTACAACTGGTGCTTAACGTCTAGAAATAAAAGCGGCTGTATTTATGCGCAGGCATGGAGCACGCACGATACCGAGAACAGAAGCAGGGTCACTATGCACGGACTGGTCATGCGACCAGAAATCGGCATGGTTGTTGACCACATTGATGGAAATGGTCTTGATAACCGGAGGCGGAACCTGCGCATTGCTACGCCTCAGCAAAACGCATTCAATCAAAAGCACCACGGCGGCTCCTCTCTTTTTAAAGGCGTCAGCTTTGACAGTGAAAGCGGCCTTTGGCGTGCGTATATCAGGGTAAATGGGGTGAGGAAGTATCTGGGCCGGCATGGCGCAGAACTGGACGCAGCGAAAGCATACAACATGGCAGCAAAGGAACACTTCGGTGAATACGCAAAACCCAACAACGTCGATTGACTGGACAAAGTGGAAGCTGGTGCCGATTGAGCCGACCGAAGCCATGCTTCAGGCCGGGTGCCTTTCACAGCAAGCCACGCCGGAATACACCAACTACGAGGACTGGTGTAGCAGCCACTCCGGGGGAATCATTGAACGCATCAGGAGCTACCTGTGCAAAGACTTCCGCGCCATGCTGACTGCCGCGCCGGATTACCCCGCATAAGGGCGATTTATCGGTTAAAAAAGCATAGCAAACAACAAAGGACTGACATGACTGAAAAAGACTTAACCGTGGCAGAGCTGGCCCACCTGCTGCGCGATGCCCACAAGGCAAGCACGCCGGGCAAGTGGCGGCGGGGAAGGACCAGCCACCACACGGTCACGGACGAGCGCTACCACATTGCAGAGTTCCACCACGCCTGCGACGCGAGCTTTTGCGACGAGGCGCACCTGATCGTGCCAATTTTTCTCGATGCAGTGACGGCATTGGTGAACGCCAAGGATGCCGAGATTGCGGCGCTGAAAGAGCAGCTTGCCTCATTTGCCCGTGGCGTGAAGATCAGCATCCCTACTGACACGATGGAGCATGAGTTCCATCAGCACTACAAGCGCGGTGTGGCATCTAAAGGTGCCGAGATTGCGGCGCTGCGCAAGGATGCCGAGCGGTATCGCTGGCTGCGCAGTGACGACAGTGAGGTTCTACCGGGACAGCGTGAGATTTGCGTCATCCAGGAGCGCCTACCTCACACCGAGGATGCGGACGTGACATTGATTGAATCAGAACTTGACGCGGCCATCGACGCAGCAACGTCCCAGGTGGTGCAACCTTGTTCATCAAAACAAGCTGAATCTGAGGCGCAACCGAGCTTGTCCGTCAAAGATGCGCAACAAGCTGAGATTGCCGCTCTGCGCCAAGTCATCAATGACGCCTGGGCAAGCTACGAACGCTACGGTGAAACCTCAGTGCTTGAGGGGCAACCCTTGATCTATGCCTCAGTGTTGGAAGAAATTCACGCCGCAGCCATCGCCCAGGCGGTGCAGCCGTCATGACGGACGACTGGCGGCTGTTCCTGACCATCGTGGGCGCGCTGTTCGGTGCGGTGGCTGTGTACGGCCTGTCCCTGATCGTGCATGGCCTGTATCGCTGCTTAGGCAAGACACCGCCCTAAGATAACTGCCATTATCTAAGGTGAAAATTTCGCCGTCAAAACCCACCACCAGGAACCCAACCCGATGACTCTCCCCGAAATCATGGCCATTCACCCCGCCCCGTGGCGCCACCAGGCGCAAGGCGGCACCATTCGCGTCCTCGACGCCAAGGGCCAGCAGGTTCAGCTCTTCACCGTGCTGGACTTCGTGATCAACGCCACGGCGCAGCTGGCCACCCAGCCCGTCCCGGCGTCCGCTTCTGCGTGACTATAATAAATCAGTCACCACTGACCGCATAAGGAACCATGAATCTTGCCGCCACCCTGACCCGCCCCCTTGCCCGACTGCAGGAGTGGCTGCTGCCCGAGCCAACGCTGCTGGTGCGGCAAATCTGCGACAACCTGCAGCGCCACCCCGAGCGCTTTGAAGTCACTGGCAGCCCGGGCAACCCCGCGCGGCTCTACATCGTGCTGCGCGACCCCAACGACCCCGACTGGCGCGGCATGGCGCTGTCGGGCGAGCGCCGCATTTGCCTGCAGCGCGACCGCATCACGCTGGAGTCACGCGGTCAGGACGCCAGCGAGCTGCACTGGCGTGACCGCGCCCGGCTGCAAGAAGCCGTCAAAGCCTGGCTGCTGACGCCCTAAAGCCTGGCCGCCCCTACAATCAAACCCTCCACCAGAGGGTTTTTTTATGCGCCTCGCCGACCTCAACAGCGTTCAGTTCTGGCTCCCCCAGCACCCCACCGCCCACGACTCGCTCTGGCAGCGTCAAGTCGGCGACGTGTCCGAAACTGACATTCAGCTGTTTTACGCCCGCGCCGGCTTGAAGCGCCAACGCCGCGCTGCCATTGATGCCATCGACCAACTGCAAACCGCACTCATCCTGGCGGCCATTCACGGCGAGCTGGGCGAGGCCGGCGCGCCCGCCGCGCTCATCCTGCATGAGCTGCCGCCCGAGCCCTTTCTGGTGGACGAGCTGGTCGATGGGCTGGCCCGCATGCCGCTGGCGCGCCGTCAGGCATGCATGTTCGCGCTCGAAGCCCACCTCACGCCGCAGGAGACGGCCGACCTGACCTGGCGCGACGCTGCGCAGCTCCAGCGCCTGAGTCCGCTGGCCCGCGAGCTGCTGCAGGCGGCCTCACAGGTGCGCCACCTCAAGCTGCCCTACGTCTGGTGGCAGCGGGCGACCCCGACGATCGCCACGCCCCTGCTGGAGCTGACCTGGAGCGCCCGGGAGGCGTTCGACTGCTCCTGGCCCGAACTGGCCCAGCGCTACGCCCGCATGGTCAGGGTGAACCCCAGCGCTGATGCGGCGAGTCTGCTGCGACTGGCCCGGCGTTAAGCCAGGCGCTTGAGATCGGCAGCGCGCTTGACCACCACTCGGTCGCTGGCCGGGTCAATCACGGCGCTGATGAAAAAGCCACGCTCGGTGAGCAGCTCCAGCGCCAGGCGCAGCTTGTAGCGGAACTGGTAGAGCGTGCGTGCCTGCGAGCCTGTCAGGCGGCAGATGGTCTCGACCTTGATCGGGAACGGCTCGGCATGCGAGTGGTAAAAGCTGTGCAGCCACTTGGCCAGCGGGGGCAGCGTCATGCGCAGCCGCCAGTCGAGCTGGGTGTAGCCGCTGGGGTCAAACAGCGCCACAATCTCGGGCTCCAGCAGCACTTCCCACTCGCGCGTGGTGGCGCCCGTGCTCATGTCCTGGCGCCAGCGGAACAGCCGGATCAGCGAGCCGCTGTAGCAGCGCTGCTGGCGCGCGGCGCTGTCCTTCACCACCACCTCGACCGAAGTCACCTTCATGCGCTCCAGGCACTCGGTCAGGCGCAGGTAGCTCGCGCTGTTGCGGCTCCAGCCCAGCTCGGTGATGATGGAGTTGGCCGTGAAGAACACCCGGGTGCCCAGCTCGCTGAACCGCGCAATGTGCAGGATCTGCAAGAACACGTCCTCATCGTCCTGGCGCAGCTCCTCGCCCGAGTAGGTGATCTCCACGTCCTTGAGCGTGGCGACGGCATGCTTTTTGAACTGCTGGCGCTTGCCCTTGCGCAGACTGGCCGCGTTGAACAGTGAGGAGCGGGCGAAGACATTGGGAAAGCCGCGCGTCTCCTTGGGCCAAAGCGGCAGTGTGCAGGTAAGGGCTGTGCTCATAGCGGCAAAGTTTCGCCCGTGCCTGCCAATCTGTCCACCGCTATTGTGTAGTGCAATGGGGATGGTGCAGCGCGTCCTTTCATGCCAAACGGCTGTTCAGCAGGCCGAGTTATCCACAGCATGTAGTGCAATGGGGAGCCGGTTATCCCGATTAGAAAGGATTAAGAAGGATTAAGAGAAGATTAGCACCTGTGGATAAGCGCCCTAAGCTCTTGATTTTGCTGGCGTTTTTTGAGGGGTCGCTCCCCATTGCACTACATCAGGCTCCCCATTGCACTACATCGGCATCCCCATTGCACTACATGCGGCTCCCCATTGCACTACATGCCCGCCTGGGCGCTCCCCATTGCACTACATCGGCGCTCCCCATTGAACTACATCAGCGCTCGGCGCCCAGGCGTTCCATCTTTTCCTTGATCGCGGCCAGGATGAACTTGCGCATGCTCATGCTGGGCATCGCGTCCACCAGGCGCTTCAGGCGGTAATGCTCCGGCTCGGGCATATCGAAGTTAACCTGCTTCATGATGCGCGGATTCAACTCGGGCTCCGTCACCAAGGGCGCAGACGGTGCCTCAAGCGTCGCAGGCAGGCGCTGCATGCGCTCCAGGGCCGAGCCGGAAACAAAGTCGTTGACCTGATTGGGGTCCAGGCGGGGTTTGCTGAAACCGGGTTTACTGGCCATGGGGTTCTCCAAAGACGGCGTGGTGCAGGATCGAAACTTCCCTGGCGGCCTTGACGTTGCGCGGCACCACCTCGGCCGCGCCCAGGCCCATGCCGCCCGCATCGCGGTACACCTGGCGCTCGCACAGTACGGCGTCCGACAGCGTGAGGCTTTCAAGCCCAACCACCGCGTTGGCCACCTTTTGCGGGTCGGTGCCGGCTGCATGCGTCGAGGCGGCGTTGACCACCAGCAGCGCGCGCGCCGTGGGGTTGACATGCCGGGACTCGGCGACCGTGCGGTTCACCAGCGCCAACACGTCCAGGTCGAACTGACTGGCCCGGCACGGGATGACCATCACATCGGCCACCAGCATGCCCTGGCGCTGCTCGGCTGAGTCGGCGCCCACGCAGTCGATCAGAATGTCGTCAAAGCGCGGCGCCATCTTGGTGACCTCGGCGGCCATGCCCTTGCCGAACATGGACACGCAGGTGATGGCCGGCATGGTGCCCGACTCGGCCCGGCGTGCCGCCCAGATCGAGCTGGTGCCGTTGGGGTCGGCATTGACGAGCAGCACCGCACGGCCCTGCGCGGCCCGGGACGCAGCCAGGTTGGTGGCGATGGTGGTCTTGCCGCCACCGCCCTTGCTGCCGCAAATAAGGATGATCATAAATAATAGCTCCAGCTGGGGAGCGGCCAGTATGCCATAGGGTAGGCTAGTATAGATATACTAGTGTAGCCTATTCTATCTATACTAGGGTAGCCTATGCTAGGTAATCGGCCACAAAAAAACCGACACTCAGGTCGGCTTGATCGGAGGGCGGGCGTGTCGCTCAGCTGGGCTTGCGGGACAGGCGTTCGCGCTCGACGCGCTCCAAGGTGGCCTGGGTCGTGGCCATTTCACGCTGGGCAATGTCGCGCAGCAGCGGGACCGCCGTCTGGACAAACTCGGGGTGCTCGGCCAGGTTCACGTCCAGACCGTCGAGTTCCTTGCGTACCAGATTGACCAGCGCCAGCTCACTGGCAGTGACCAAGCTGTCACCCATGACCGACTCGATGGCGTCCCACAGGGCCGGGTTGTTCTCCTGCACCAGCTTGCGCAGCATGAAAGCGGGCGAGAGGCCCAGCACCCGGGCAACCACCACGGCCTTGTCGTCGGGCAGGCTCATCGAGCCGCTCTTGATCATCGCAATGACGTTGGGCTTGGAGTAGCCGAGCGCCTGCTGCATCTCCACGTTCCCGACGCCGGTTTCCTTCATCGCGACTTTCATCACGTCGCGAAAAGGCATCTTGGAAAAGCGATGTTCACGCTTGCGGTGATCTTCCTTGATGGGCTTGGTGTTGGTGGATGCACTCATAAATAACTCCCTGTTTTTAATAAATCCATTAAATAAATATACCACCGACTCGATAATGTGCTAGTCAGTAATGACATTGTAGGGAGGCAATTAGCGCACTTGTTATAAACGTAAATCTAGTAACTTATGTTTTACATAATCTACATGCAGTTACTCTCCCCTATTCGGGTTAGCCCTCCCTACAATAAAGCAGTCAATAGTGACACACCAAAAAGGAACAAGTCATGCAGCATGTGGAGAAACTCGGTATAGAGCAGGCCGCCGACATTTTAGAGGCTTCTGTTGTGACGGAGTGCATCGCAGTGGCAGGTATTAAGGCAACCATTCTTACCATGGCGGGGCGGCGCGTGGTGCTGATTCAAGCCTCAAGCGAGGAGTTTTTGCTGGTTCGTTGAGCGCATGAAAGACTCTAGGCCCGTTGATGCAGGGGGCGCTCAGCCGAAAAAGTCTGATCACAATCAATACATCGAGTAACTAAAGGGGCATTTTATGAAGAAAGACATTCTGGTAATCCGCGAGTCGATCGGGCGCATTGTGTCCATGCTGACGATGCAAGCCATCACCGTGACACAGCGCGGCACCGGCGCCTACGTCAAGTACGATGCCATCACAGGGGCCATCAAAGAACTCAACGTGCCTTACATCCCTGACGACGCCAGCGACGAGTTCATCGCCGCGATTCAGGGCTTTCTGGACCACGAAGTCGGTCACGTTCTGTATAGCGACCCCAAGGCGCTCAAGGAAGCGCACAAGCTGGGCAAGCGCGTGGCGAATCTGGCCAACATCATCGAGGACGTGTTTGTCGAGCGCAAGATGACCGAGAGCTTTCGCGGCTCGGGTCACAACCTGGAGAGCGTTCGCAAGTTCTACCTGGAAAAAATTGCCCGCGTCAAGATCAACGCCGCGCTCAAGGCCGGCAATCTCGAAGAGGCCCGGGGTTATGCCACGGTCGCTGCGTTTCGGGCCTGGGGCGGTCAAGCCAGCGCCGCAGACTTCATCAAGGAGCCGCAGATCGCCGCGCTGGTTGCCCCGGTTGCCGCCAAGCTGGGCGAGGAGCTGATGGGTCGCCTTGCAGGTTGCAACTCCAGCATGGACTGCCTGGCACTGGCCAGCGAGGTCAAGCGCCGCCTCGAAGAGAAAGAACCCGTCGAGCCGCCAGCGCCCGAAGGCAAGCCCGAAGCACCCGAGGGCGGGGCCGACAGCGAAGCAGAGGGTGGCTGGACGCCACCCGATGACGAGGGCAGCGTCAAGTCCGAGAGCGACGACAGCGAGAAGACCGGCTCGGACAAGTCTGATGCGGTCGAGGGTGCCGACGACGCCAAGTCGGGCGACGGCGAAGGCGAAGAACTCGGTGACAAGGGCGAGAAGGATGAAGGCGAATCGACCCCGGAAGACGACGACGAACCCGCACCGCTTGAGGACGCTCCCGACGAACCCACCCCGGAAGACGACACCGATGACGACTCCGATGGTGAAGAAGGTGGCGACACCGACGCAGGCGCCGGTACGGACGATGGCGAAGGCGAGACCACCGACGACGACAGCGAAGCGGGCGCCACGACCGGCGAAGGCAGCGACACGGGCAGTGAGGACTCGGGCGAGCTTGACGATGGCGACGAAGCCGCCGGCCGCAGCACCCCGGACAGCGACGTGGAGGACGAGACCGATCCGCTGGCTGACATGTTCGACACCGAGCGCGACTTTGACAAGGACATGGGCGAGCGTCTGAGCAAGGACGCTGCCGCCGAGACTGCGGCCTCCAAGTACGCCATTTTCAGCACCGAATGGGACAAGACCGAGCCGGCGCCGCTGGCCAAAAGCAAGCGCGCCGTCGAGACGCTGGATGCCAGCCTGCGTGACAAGATCGGGGTGATGCAAAAGCAGCTGGAGCGCGCCGTCTCCGCCCAGGCCCGCAAGTCCTGGAACCCCGGTCAGCGCCGTGGGCGCATCGCCCCGGGCGGCCTGTTCAAGACCGCTGTCGGCGACGACCGCGTGTTTCGCCAGCGCCATGAGACCAAGGCGAAAAATACCGCGCTGTCGCTGGTCGTGGACTGCTCGGGTTCAATGGGCGGCCCGCGCATGGAGCTGGCCGGGATTGCCGCTTACGCACTGGCTTCGGTGCTGGAGCGACTCTCCATCAAGTACGAGGTGATCGGCTTCACCTCATACAACAACCACGCCATGACCGCCGCAATGACCGAGGACGCCAAGACCCACGGCAAGAGCTTTCACGGCATGGGCTACGCCCGCATTGAGCCGCTCTACATGCCGGTGTTCAAGCCGTTTGCCGGCAAGCTCGACAGCGAAGCGAAAAGCCGCCTCGCGCACCTGACCGAAGACCCGGACTACCTGCTGCAAAACATCGACGGCGAGTGCGTCCAGCTGGCCGCCCGGCGCCTGGTGCAGCAAAGCGCCGAGCGCCACATCATGATCGTGCTGTCAGACGGCGAGCCGTCGTGCCGCTCGGGCCGGGGTCTTTCGGCGCACCTGAAAACCACCGTCGCCGCGCTGACCAAGCAGGGCGTGGAGGTCATCGGTATCGGCATCCAGACCGCCGCCGTCAAGTCGTTCTACCCCAAGAGCGTGGTGCTGAACGACACGGCTGAACTCCCGGCGCGCGTGATGGCCGAACTGAGCAAGCTGCTTTTGGCCCCGTAAGTCAGTCACAAATGACTATGCTACGATCCGAGAGGGTCGTCGCATAATTGATTTTGTCGGGAAACAATCCCACCCATTTTTATCACCAAGGAACCTTATGACCATCGCTGACACCGCCTCCCTCGCCGTCGATTCCCGCGTCAAGTGCGCCATCTGCGGCGCCCTCGTTCACTCCATTCAGCACCACCTGGGCCGCGAACACGCGGACCTGGCCATGACGCTGGAGCAGTACGAGGCGCAGTACCCGGGCCAGCCCATCATGAGCGAGATTGCCCGCCGCAAGATCGAAGACTTCATGAAAGCCAAGGCTGATGCCACCGCCTCGTCAGTCACTCATGACTCTGTTTCAACCAGCAGCAAGGCGTTCTTTCACGAAGTCTTCAGCCTCGGGTCGGGCGCTGCCGCCATGAGCCGCACCTCGGGCAACCCCATCCCCATCAGCGTGATGGCCGAGAACGCGGAGAACGCCAGCATGATTCCGGACATCGACCCGAACTACCTGTTCAACGTCGAAGTCCTCAAGAGCCTGATGATGGGCCTGGAGATGAAGATTCCGGTCTACCTGTGGGGCCACGCCGGCACCGGCAAGACGACCATCTTCGAGCAGATCGCCGCGCGCACCAAGCGTCCGTTCTTTCGCGTGCAGCACACCGCCAACATGGAAGAGGAGCACATCGTCGGGGGCTGGCGTCTGCGTGACGGTAAGACGTTCTTCGAGCTGGGTCCGCTCGCCATGGCCATGAAGTACGGCTGGCTCTACATGGCCGACGAGTACGACTTCGGTCGCCCGGAAGTCACCAGCGTGTACCAAGCCGTGCTGGAGGGCAAGCCCTTGGTGATCAAGGAGGCTGACCTGGCAAACCGCGTGATCCGCCCGCACCCCGACTTTCGCATCTGCGCCACCGGCAACACGAACGGCCAGGGCGACGAGTCCGGCCTGTACCAAGGCACCAACGTGCAGAACTCCGCAAACTACGAGCGCTTCGGCGTCGTCGAGCAGATGCCCTACATGGAGAAGAAATCAGAGTCACGCCTGGTCTCGCAGCAGGCGGGCATCCCGCTCAAGGACGCAGAAAAGCTGGTCGATTTCGCCAGTCGCGTTCGCGCTGAGTTCGACGGCGGGCGCATCGGCAACCCGATCTCGCCGCGCAGCTTGATCTACGCCGCAAAGATCGGGATTGCCTGCGGCAACTACCGCAACGGGCTGGAAAAGTCGTTCATCAACCGCTTGTCCTCGACCGACCGCGAGACCGCCTCGCAAGTCGCGCAGCGCGTGTTCGCATAAGGAGCCGCCATGACCACCACCACCGTCATGGCGCCCACGCGGGCGAAGAAACCCCGCGTGGCACGCACCCGCACCGAGAAGAATGAAAAGTTCGCCAACGACGGCTCTTATGCCTCGGTCGAAGCGCTGCTGCACAAGCTGGCGATCAAATGCTACGCCCGGGTGCAGGCCATGGGCCTGAGCATGGAGTTCGGCGATGTGCTGCAGGAGATGAACGTCAGCTACGTCAAGTCCACGCACAAGTGGAACGCACAGGGCGGCGCGATGTTCTCGACCTACTGCACCACGGTCTGCCTGAACAACTTCAACCACGCCATCGCCAAGATGGAACGCGAACGCGGCCTGCTGCTGATCGGCAGCGAGGGCGAGTTCACGGGCGAGGCGTTTGAAGATGACAGCAGCGCCACGCCGTTCATGGACAGTCAGCCGGCTGCCGACATCGACCAGCCCGACGCCCGGCTCGAAGGCGCCCAGGCGATGCAGCGCAAGCTGGCTTCGCTCTCGCAGGGCGGACGCACCCTGATCGGCCTGCTGCTGCAAAGCGAGCAGAACCAGGAGCCCACCCCCAAGCTGCGCGAGCTGGCCCGCGCGGCCAACCTGCAGGGCGACGAGCTGCGCCGCGTGAAGCTCGAAATTCTCACCACCTTCGGCGTGCGCTGGTCGTGAGCATCGAGCATCCCGGCTGCTTCGGCCTGCCCACCGCCCTGAGCGCCAACTCGCCGTCGTGCCGCAGCTGCCCGTTTCAAGGCAGCTGCGGCCACGCGGCCTCGTCCCTGCTGGAGACCCTGCCCTGCAACCCGCTCACCCAGCGCGAACGCCTGTCGCTGTCACTGACCCGCCGGGCGCTTGCCGGGCTGCCGGCGCAGGGTAGCTGCCCCATGCCCCAGCGCGTCGTGGCGACCACCAGCAGGGGCGGCATCAAACGCTGCACCCTGAGCGCCGCCCAGCTGAGCCAGTTCGACAGCCTGCCCGCCCGGGTCTGCGCCCCGGCGCGCCAGCTCGCCGAGCGCGGCTGGTTTGACTTTGCCCGCGCAGAGTTTCGCGCCGGGCGCAACCCGGCCAGCAAAGGCTGGAGGCACGTCTTTTGCGACCTGCTGCTGGCCGGCGGCACTACCCGCGCCGAGCTGACGCTGGCGCTGGTCGAACGCCTGGACCTCACGCCCCAAAGCGCCAAGGTGCAAGCGTCGGTCGGCATGTCCATCTTCGCCGCAGGGCGCATTGCCACCGAGCAGGGCGGGCATTTTGCGCTGCTGCCGAACTAGCGCCCTGACACTACTTATTGAAAGAGGTAACCCATGAAATTAGACATCAAGACCCCCGCCAAGATCGACCACTGGCGCGCCAGTGACGGCAAGACGTTTGACTGCGAAGAGCGCGCCCGCACCCATGAGGTGTTTCTCGCCGTCAGCCCGTGCATCCCCAAGGACGCCGGCTCCCGCTACGATGTGATCAACCAGCTGGCGCGCAAGTTCGACTTCGTGCCGCGCGGCGGGGCGGAGTCCGCATGAACCCGCTGCAAATCGCCCTGTCGGTGCGCTCGGACTACTCGCTGGGCGAGAGTTCGTTCCAGATCGACAAGATCATCGCCCGCGCCAAGGAGGCGGGCCTGACACATGTCGCGCTGGTGGACTACATGAGCGTCTCATCCATGCCCACCTTCAGCGAAGCGGCCAAGAAAGCGGGCTTGACCCCCATCGTCGGCTGCACCCTGCAGATCGTGGACGATCCGGTCGCCAAGATGAAGGACCGCGAGAACAACGGCTACCGCCTCAAGGTCTATGTCAAGGGCGACGCCGGTCTGCGCGCGCTGTTCGCCGCCCTGACCAAGTCGCTGACCCCGGACCACTTCTACTACCATGCCCGGCTGGGCTTGGACGATGTGCTGGCGCTCGACGATGTGATCGTCACCTCGGGCGACCTGCACAGCCTGTGGAAGCATCCCTCGGCCCACAGCATCCACCACTCGCTCAAGGAGCGCTTCGGCGCCGACTACTACACCGAGCTGGTGGCGATCGACACGCCGCTGTTCGACCGTCTTAATGCCATCGCGCTGGGCCACGGCCCCGACGAGCGCCAGGTCATCGTCACGCGCCCGGCGTTCTACGCCACGCCCGACGACGCCGACGCCACCGATGTACTCAAGGCCATCAGCAGCAACACGCAGATGGACTCGATCTTTCTGGCCAAGCCGTTCAACCGCGACCTGTGTCTGCTGGCGCCCAAGGACATGGCGGTGCAGAGCACCCGGGCGCTGCTGCGCGCCTGCATGGACCACGAAGACGGCGGCTACGGCGTGGTGCAGACGCTCAAGAACGCCGCTGCCCTGGCGACCAAGTGCACCTACGCCTTCGCCAAGCTGGCCCCCTCGATGCCCAAGATGGCAGAGAACGAATTCAGCGCCCTGATGCTGGCCGTCAAGGCGGGCTGGGCCAGGCGCTTCTCGGCGCCGGTATGGGGCCACCAGCCCAGCGCCGAAGACCTCGAAGGCGTCTACCGCGAGCGCCTGAAATTCGAGCTTGGCGTGCTGCAGCGCATGGGCTTTTCCGGCTACTTTTTGCTGGTGCAGGACATCGTGCAGTGGAGCAAGGAGAACGGCGTCATGGTCGGCCCGGGACGCGGTTCGAGCGCCGGCTCGCTGGTCGCCTACCTGATGGGCATCACCGACGCGGACCCGATCCGCTTCGGGCTGCTGTTTGAGCGCTTCATCAACCCTGACCGGCTGGACTTGCCCGATGCCGACCTCGACTTCGAGTCGGGCAAGCGCCACATGGTCATCGACTACATCATCAGCAAGTACGGCCGCGAGAACGTGGCGGGCATCGTCAACTTCTCCACGCTGGGCGCTGCGTCGGCGCTGCGCGACACCGCCCGGCTGCACGGCCTGGAGCCGTGGGAGTATTCATGCAGCAAGCAGATGGAAAAGGACCACGGGGTCTCGGTCGGTCTGCTCGAAAGCGCCGAGCGGGTGCCCGACATTGACAAGTTCAGGAAGGAGCGCCCGATCCTGTGGGACCACGCCCTGCGTCTGGAGGGGGCGAACCGCTCGCTCAGCCAGCACGCCGCCGGCATTGTGGTGGCGGGCGAGCCGGTGATCCAGCGCGCCGTGGTCTCCACCAAGGGCGAACTGCCGGTGGTGCAGTGGGACAAGCGCCAGGTCGAGAACTTCGGCCTGATCAAGATGGACATCTTGGGCCTGAACACGCTCGACCTGATCGACCTGGCCTTCACCTACATCAAAGAGCGCCACCACAAGACCATCAACATGCTGGCGCTGCCGCTGGACGACAAGCGCGTTCTGGCCGCCTTCGGCAAGGGTGACACCGTCGGCGCCTTCCAGTTCAGCGGGGGCGGCATGCGCACCCTGCTCAAGGACATGGCAACCTCCGGGCCGCTTGACTTCAACGACCTGTGCGCGGCCACCGCGCTGTTCCGCCCGGGGCCGCTCGACGCGGGCCTGTGCGACCGCTATGTCCAGGTCAAGAAGGGCCTGACCTCGCCGTTCTACGAGCATCCGATCCTGGAGGAGTGCCTGGGCGACACCTTTGGCGTGATCGTCTACCAGGAGCAGGTGATGAAGGTCTGCCGCCTGCTCAGCGGCATGACCCCGGGCGAAGCAGACGGTGTGAGAAAAGCCATGGGCAAGAAGGACGCGGTCAAGATGGCCGAGTACAAGGAGGTGTTCATCGCCGGAGCCGAGAAGTCGGGGATGGCCGCCAGCCAGGCCGATACGCTGTGGGAGACCATTGCGGGCTTCGCGGGCTACGGATTCAACAAGTCGCACGCCGCTGCCTACTCGCTGATTTCCTGGGTGACGATGTGGCTCAAGGTCTACTACCCCGCCGAGTTCTATGCGGCGGCCATGACGGTGATCGACAAGGAGGACCAGCTCACCAGCCTGGTGGCCGACGCACAAGCCAGGAAGCTGCAGATTCTGCCGCCCGACCTGAACAAAAGTTCGGCCCGCATCGAGATTGAAGGCGAAGACAAGCTCTACGCTCCGTTCCAGTCGGTCAAGGGCATCAGCTCGAACGTGGCGGCCTCGCTGGTCAAGCTGCGGGCGCACATGGGCGGCAGGTTCACCTACGACCCAGCCACCAAGGTGGTCAATGGGCTGGACCCTGCGGTGCAAAAGCTCGCGCTGGGCAGAACGCAGGTCAACGTCCGACACCGCGAGACGCTCGGCAAGGTGGGCGCGTTTCATGCGCTCGATGGGGAGGGCGTCGCGCCCATGCACCCGAGCCGACTCAAGGACCGCATCGAACTCATGCCGGGCTTCACCGTAGAGATGGTCAAGCCCGACCGGCTGCTCAACGCCGAACACCTGGCGAAAATCAAGATCACCAGCATGATCGAGGAGATCCGCGGCTGCGAAGGCTGCTCCCTCAAGGGCCAGGCGCACCCGCTGCCCCGGATGGGTGACGCGCCCAAATTCTTCCTGGTGTTCGACACGCCCAACTGGAAAGAGGAGCGGGCCGGCAAGATGCTCGAAGGCGATGCGGCCGATGTGGTCAAGGCCGCGCTCAAGGGCGTGGGCATGAAAGCGGCTGACGGCTACTACACCTCGCTGGTCCGGGCGGTCAAGCCCAAGGACCAGAAGGTGATCTCCAACGAGCAGATTTCCAACTGCAGCAAGTGGCTGGAGCGCGAGCTGGAAATCCTCAAGCCGCCGGTGATCATCGCCATGGGCTCGAACGCCGTGCGCTACTTCACCAAGGGCATGAAGGGCACCCCGACGGACCTGGCCGGCAAGGTCATCTTCGACAAGGAGCGCGACGCCTCGATCATCCTGGGCATCAACCCCGGCAGCATCTTCTTCGACCCGTCCAAGATCACGCTGGTGGAAAAAGTCTTTGCAACCTTGGGCGAAATGCTGTCGTAACGCCGAAACCCGCTCCCTATAATTTCATCAGTCACTACTGACTAAAACCCTTAACCCCCACCACCAAGGAACCCATGAGTACAACCGACCCTGTCATTCACGCCGTCGCCGATCCGGCGATCACCAGCTTCATTAATCCGTCGCAGCTGAAAAAGGACATCGTCATCGACCCGACCAACATCGGCAAGGCGATGGAAGAGCAGACCGCGCTGCAGTCCTACTACATCGAGCAGTCGGCCCGCGCCCGGCGCCAGTACGAGCGCGACAAGAACCGCCTCGAAGTGCTCGAAGCCGTGCTCAACCGCAAGCACCGCGCCGCGCTCCTGGAAGAAAACCCCAAGACCACCGAGGCCCAGGTCAAGTCGGCGGTGACCACCGACTCGCTCTGGCGCGCAGCCAGCCTGCGCCTGATTGACGCGCAGTTCGAGCTGGACATGGCCAAGGGCGCAGCCCACTCCTTTGACTCGCGCAAGGACATGCTGCTGCAAATCGCCCGGGATGCCAACCGTGAGTTCCGGGGTTCGACCGCCGTCGGCTTCGCCGCCGCTGGCCTCGATGGCGCCAAGACCCGCGTGATGGACGCCCTGTCGCGCAGCGCAGCGTAAGAATCTGCCGCGTAAATTGCCACTGTGGCTCAGTCAGCACTGACTATAATAAGTGGGTGAGCAGCGGGATTGAAACCTCGCTGCCACATCAGTACCAACCTTCCCAAACTTCCCAACTAAGGAACTTCCCAAATGTCTTCACTTCTCGACTTGCTCCGCGCCAAGAAATCTGAAATCGCCGCCGCCTCGGGCGACCGCATGAAAACCATCAAGCCTGTCGATGGTTCGGGCCGCTACCGCATCCTGCACAGCTGGCGCGGTGCCGGCCAGCAGTTCTGGCACGACTTCGGCCAGCACTTCGTCCGCAATTCGGAAAAGAAAATCGCCGCAGTCTACATGTGTACCGACAAGACCTACGGCAAGCCGTGCGCTGTGTGCAATGCACTGGAGCAAGGCATGTCTTCTGCCTCCGATGACTTCACCATGAACCTGCTCAAGGAAGCAAAAAGCTCGGGCCGCATTCTGGTCAACGCCTTGCACATCGACTCGGGCACGCCGGGCGAAGTCAAGATTCTCGAACTGTCCCCGACCGCCTTCAAGGCGTACCTGGACATCGTCGAGCAGTACGAGGATGCCGAGCAGTCGATCTTCGACGTTGAAACCGGCCGCGACGTGATCATCACCCGCACCGGCGTCGGCCTGCAGACCAAGTACACGGTCATGGCCAGCGTCAAGACCTCGCCCGTGCCACCTGCCGCGCTGGGCAAGCTGCACAACCTGGACGAGTACGTGCAGCAGGAAAACGCCGGTCAGCAACTGCGCGCCTTGAACTCGGTGCGCGCGGTCTCCGGTCTGCTGGCAGCGCCTTCTGCCCCTGTGGGAACCGGTGTTGCCACGACGGGTGCCGCGTCGATTGACGACGACCCGTATGCCGCCGCACCAGCGCCCGCTCCGGTGCGTCGCGCCCCTGCAGCGCCGCTGCCCGTGGTCGAGGACATCGAGGACATCGCGGTCAAGCCCACCCCTGCCCCGGTGAAGGCCGCCCCTGTGGCAGCTGCACCCGCCGCCAGCGAAAGCACCGGCGACGCTGACCTGGACAAGCTGCTGGCCGAACTCGGTTAATCCCTTCCGCAACCCAAAAGGGCAGGCTTCGGCCTGCCCTTTTTCATCAAGGGATTCTTATGGCAAGCAAACACATTTTGCTCATTGATGGCAACTCCATCATGCACGCAAACCACAACGCCACGCCGCTGAGCGTGGGCGGCATGCAGGTTCAGGCGATCTTCGGCGTGCTGCGCAGCCTGCGCGCGCTCATGCAGGAGACGCCCGGCCAGAAAGAGCTTTTGTGCCTCTGGGACGGCAAGGCGCAGTTTCGCATGGAGCTGTTCCCTGAGTACAAGGGCAACCGCGCCCCGATGGATGCCGCGCAGCAAGCGAGCAAGGACGCCTTCAAGCGTCAGGGGCCGTTTCTGGAAAAAGCCCTGTCGATGCTCAACGTGCGGCAGATGCGCTCGCCGCTGCTCGAAGCCGATGACCTGGCCGGACACCTGATACCAAGGCTGGTGGCAGCCGGGTATCAGATCACGATGGTCTCGGGCGACAGGGACTGGCTGCAGATGGTCGGCCCGGGCGTGTCCTGGTACGACCCGATCCGCAACCGCAGGGTGGACGAGCTGAACTTTCTGGAGTTCACCGGCTACTTCACCACCCGGGCGTTCTTGCACGGCAAGGCGCTGCAGGGCGACGGTTCGGACAACATCGACGGCATTGCCGGTCTCGGGGAAAAGGGCGCCGCGCTGTTCCTGGCCCAGTGGAAGGACGTGAACGAGTTCTTCGCCGCCGTGGACGCGGGCACCCACACCCCCAAGGCGCG